CTCAAATCCAATCACAAGACTCATTAACTGTAGTAACTGTAACATATTTTCCCTCGATTGCAAGTAAAATCCCGGCCTATATCATATATCGGCATTTATACCCTGCTGCATTAGGTAAAACATATTTATTTAATGGCACAATTTTCGCCCGAAAATTCTGTGCCGTTTCTGCCCCCTCTTACATTACCTTTGTTTGAGGCTTTGATTTAATAGGTGCCGGTTTACGATAGGGTTGTTATACTTCTCAACCCTTGCTCTTTCCGCTGCTTTCTCACGATGGCCGGGATGGGCCTTATCATATGCGGCCTGTTCTGCTGCACACATCCAGATAGTACCACCTACCACACATACTACTACGAATCCGATAAATGTTGCTACTGCTTCGTTCATCTTATCAATCCTCTGGGGTTAATGTCTTACATCCCATTATACGCATGTGATACTATACTAGTCAAGTGAAAAGTAGAAAATTTTTCGGGCGAAATTTATGCCGTTTATTTCCTACCTTCTTCCCTATATCGTTCGAGTAGTATAGCAGCGGCTACACGTACCCTATCGTATTTTTTATTCTCTTGATTCTCCACAAGATAACATTGTATTAGAGTAGTAGGAAGGCTGTTGAGAAGGACCGTAACTGTTTTCAGGGAGGTCAAGTAGTTTGCCATCCTGTACAAGCGAAATTTACGTTTAATGTCGGTCATGATAACGTCCTTAGCAAATAGGGGTATAGTTCCAGAAAACACTTACAACAATCACACAGCAAACAATAACAATCAGCAGCAATTCTTGATCAGACTCTCTCATGATGATTTCTCCGGTGTCGTTTCCAATATGTATATTCTATACTGTCCAACTTAGGAAGCAACTATTTAACCCAATATTTTTCGGTAACTACTTCACAATGTTCACCACATCGTGGGCAGCAATCCATATCTTGTGAACCGTATTCACCACAGCAATCACTGAGGTAGTACATAGCGTACATAGGTTCTTTTTTTTCATCACACTGAACATTTACATCAAATTTATTTAACATCTTAATACCTTAACTTTCTATATATATTATAGTGCAAGTACTGTGCCAAAACTTAATTATTTTGAGCCTATAAAACAAGGGGTTTTTTAACGTGTATCAGAATAAGACTATGCATAACGCTACATAATGTGCATAATGCAATGCATAATGCTACAGTGCTTGTCTCAATATGAGAAAATTTTGGGCGAAATTTATGCCAAAAAAAAACACGCCGTTGTGTCAGCGTGTCTCTTCCCTATAGCCCTATAGGTTGGGTGTGTCAGTCTCCGAATGGTGACTGCTCACTGTCTGTCATCTTAGCATACTGCTCAATAAGTGCAGCCTTACGCTCATCACTTCCCGGCAGCCCTACCTTATTAATCATCTTATCACATGTGTGCTGTGGCTGTGTTGATACACTAGCCGACTCATACAATGCTTTACGATTAAACTTATTTACTCTTTCACACTTAACAGTACTACCATCAGCAGTACTCTTATCTGTCATGTATGCCATGCCCGACCATATGGTATGTACCTGTCGCAGTGCATCGCGTGTGATGTCGTGTTGGTTCATCATGTTCTCACACTTAGCAATAATCATATCTGCATTAATCATTCGTTCACCTTGCTTTCTTCCCAAGTATTACCATTCGCTATTGATGGCTTATCGTTACCACCTATCAATACATATACGCTACCTTCTTGTGGCTTATCCTTATTCATCGTGCATCCTCCTCAAATATTGCATCACCGCATCGATCAACTGCGATACCCTCATCATTAATAAAGATATCACCATTACGCACACCTTCGATTATAATCTCATTTTTTTCTACATCATCAAACATATCAACTCCCAACATCTAAAGTAAACCAAAATTAATTACTACATTCATTGTATCATCCAACTCCGTGCTGGTCAAGCGATGAATCAAACGCTACTACGTTACCGTCAGTATCAAAATCAATTCGATCTTCGATAACCTCACAATGTTCGTAGCAAGTAGGGCAAAGATCAGCGTCAGAATGAACTGAAGTTCCGCAACAATCTGAAGAATAAACGATTTCGAAGTTGTTATTTGACATTTTAATTTTCTTTCTAAGTTTTTTACTTGTTATACTACCATTGTATACTTAATATCGTCAAAAGTCAAGCCTTATCTTTAGAAAATAATTATTTCCCTATAAAAATAGATCCATTTTAGAAATATTCCATGTTGGACAGTTAGAAAGATGAGATTTACACTTCTTTTAAAGTCATTTTGGACTTTTGGCACAATTTTCGCACGTAAGTAGGCGGGTATTCTTTAATCTCAGACGGAAGTACCTGAATGTGACGAAAACCCATGGGTGGTGCATACACAACTCAACCAGCCAGATAGAATTGGCCGGTTTCTTTTGGTTCTAGAAGCGTGATGCTTTTTATAAACGGCCCGCACCCTCTATGAAGTTGGCCGGTTTCTTTTCCTTCACGGGTCTACCCCGTTCTTTTTTCAGACTCAGATGCCGCCTTTGTCGCCGTACCATACTAGTAGTAATATCCTCGCCCGTCATGCTCTTTAAAACCTTGGCTAGTTCCTCATCGCACATTGTTTTGTGGTTCGCCCGGATGTATTCCCGTTCAGCGTCAGTCCATCTTTTGTAGTTAGCCATTTTATTTTCCTGTAAAAGTTGACAAATCGTGTAACAACAGTATTATAGTAATGATTGATCACTTTAATGCAAGGAGAAAACCGTGAAAAGCACGAAAAATGTTGCAAGCACCTTAAATGTGGTAGCTAGTGGACAAGTTGATGTGACTCTAGACCTAGAAAAACCCGAAGGAAAGTGCATAGCGAAACTAATAGATGAGCAAGAAGAAACGCAAAAAGAAGACAACGCTACCGAATAATGTCGATGAGACAGAATTTCTACAAGTAGTAGATAATATCAGTAGACGTTTGGGACATAAATTTAAATTCGGATATCATAGCTTCGAGGATATGAAACAACAGTGTGCCATATTCGCCTTGGAAGGACTAAACAAATATGATAATAAACGTCCCCTAGAAAACTTCCTCTGGATTCATGTAAGAAACAGACTCTTTAATTTCAAGAGAGATAACTACCAGCGTCCTGATAAACCCTGTTTTGTTTGCAAATTTTACGATGCCCATTGCAGTAAATCGGTCAATCAGTGTTTAGAATTTAGCGACAAGAACAACTGTGAAGAGTTTACCGCTTGGAATAATAGAAACACTAATAAAAAGAACATAATGAAACCTGTTGGAATAGAGGACTTAAAAGAGACACAAAAAAGTTTCCAAAAGAATTACGACATAGCGGAACTAGTTACAAGAAAGCAAATAATTCGCATCTTAGACGAACATGTTCCAGCCCCGTATAGAGAAACCTACTTACGTTTGAAGTTTGGAGAACGTATTTACAAAAGCGACTTAAATAAACTACTTGAAATAACCACTAAGATATTAGAAGAACACAATTATGACATCGAAAAAGATTCCTAAAAAACGCGGAAAGCTAAGTATCGACGACGAACGCTATATACGTGAAAACGTAAGCGAACTGAGTATCGAACAAATAGCTGATGCCATTAATAGAACTGCCAAACCCGTAGAACGCTTTATCATTGAAAACAATCTTGGGGTTAGCACCTTTACTGAACAACAAAATAATAAAACCCTGATCACTAAACTTCATAGTAAAACCTTTTGGAACGAGATCGTAAGACAATTTGATGAGACCACAGGAGAACTAGAGTACTTTGAGAATACATGGATTGGACTAATTAAGCAATTCCGTGAAGATGTGCTGCCTGCTGAAGAAATGCAGATTAAACAATTTATAACTATTGACATATTGATCAATCGTAGCATGAAAGAGCGTAAGAGACACATACAGGAGACTGAGAGACTACAACGTGAGGTAGAACAAGAATATAAACTGCCAGAAGATGTTAGAGACATCCCTAAACTGGCTAATCTGGAAACCCAACTCAGTTTCGCTCGCAATAGCATCGCTAATTACACAAACGAATATACCAAGTTGCTTAATGAGCAACAGAAGATAAGTAAGGATTTGAAAGCAACCCGTGAGCAGCGTATCAAACGTATAGAAGATGGCAAGAGTAGTTGGATCGGACTTATCAGAATGCTAGAAGACGAAGACATTCGTGAGAAGGCAGGTCGTGAAATGGAAATCATGGCTATGGCTGTAGACAAGAGCAAAACACAACTTCGTGAACTATATCAGTATGCAGATGAAAATGTAGACAATCCACTTTTAAATTGTGACACTATGGAAGAAGAAGAGGTAAAGGATGAATAAAACAGCAATCGTAACAGGCGTAACAGGACAAGACGGCAGCTACCTAAGCGAGCTACTCTTATCAAAAGGATATCTTGTATATGGATGTCATCGCCGCACAAGCACACCCAGCACACACAGAATTTCTCGTATCCTGAACAATCCTGACTTTCAACTTATAGAGTTTGATCTTACAGACCCTAGTGGAATACATGAAGTTATTAGTGGTATCAAACCACATGAATTTTATAACCTAGCCGCACAGAGTCATGTAGGAACCAGTTTTAAACAACCCAACACAACCTTTGATATTGATTGTAATGGAGTGATCCACATACTAGAAGCCATTAAACAGCACAGTCCCGGTACTCGCTTTTATCAGGCCAGCACCAGCGAAATGTTTGGTCGTAATTACTCTCAGATCACAGAAGACGGTAAAAAGTACCAAGACGAAAATACCAGCATGTTGCCTCAGAGTCCTTATGGTGTTGCTAAACTTGCCTCTCATCATATGGTCACTATCTACCGTGATGCCTACAACCTGTTCGCCACCAGTGGTATCCTATTTAACCATGAAAGCCCACGCCGTGGTGAGAACTTCGTAACTCGTAAAATTACTAAATACCTCGGAGAATATATAAAAAATCCCCATATACCAACCCTTAAACTTGGCAACCTAGCCGCATACAGAGATTGGGGACATGCTAAGGACTACGTAAGGGCAATGCACTTGATGCTACAAGCCCCAGAACCTTCCGACTACGTAATAAGCAGTGGTGACACTTATTCTGTACAACACTTTCTAGACCTTGCATGTGAGATGGCAGGATTGGATGAAGATCAAACAGATGAGTTGTATGAAATTGATCCAGAGTTCTTTCGTCCCTGTGAAGTAGATTATCTTTGCGGCGATTCGAGCAAGGCTCGTAATGATTTGGGTTGGACTCAAGAGTACACATTTGAGAAACTCGTAGAGGACATGCTACGCCATGATTGTGGAGGTCGTGCCGACCTCGTGAAGTCTGCTAAGGCTTGTTGTGGTACAGGCAAGAAGTCCTGTCGTTCTACGAACAATACTAGAGAAAAATTTGACCAACAGTCAAAAGACGGCTTTGGTTTTTATACCGGCAATTAATAAAAGGAACTTTTATGAAGCGATGGTATCAAGACCCAGTATATAAAGAATGGCGAAAAAAAGTTTATGCTAGAGACAAACATTGTTGTCGCTGGCCGGGATGCAATAAAAGAAGAGGGCTGCAAGCCCACCACATAATGAGATGGGCAGATCATCCTGCACTTCGATATGAAATTGGCAACGGTATTACCTTGTGTAAGGACCACCACAAAATGATCACAGGCAACGAAGATGGCTATGCAGCCGCATTTTTAAGGATACTTGCAAATGATAGATTACAGTAATTTTCACATTATAGTAGACACAAGAGAACAACAACCGTGGAACTTTGGCACACTTAGCCAGAGCGTAGGAAAGCTAGACACAGGAGACTATAGTCTACGTGGTTTAGAAGAGTTGTTTTGCATAGAAAGAAAGATGAGCGTTAGTGAAGTAGCAAACAATATCGTGGAGAAACGATGGAAGGATGTTATAAAGAGGCTGGAAAGCTATCAGTATCCCTTTCTGCTTTGCGAATTTAGCCTCTCAGACGTTTATAGCTATCCAGAGGGTAGTGACGTACCCAGAAAGCTATGGGGCAAACTGAGGGTCAAGAGCGGCTTTATAATGAAGCACATCTTAGAAATGCAGATGAAGTATGGAATACACGTATTATTCTGTGGAGATGCAGAGAACGCAAATAAACTAGCACTAGGCCTTATGAGGAAAATATATGAACTCCACGGACAGCCTTGATATTAGTCAGTACGATGACGCTTGGCTTGGACTAGGCGATCTAAGCAAAATAAAGACACCTGATAACCAGATGGTTAATCGGAGCGAATATGACATCGAACATCCTGATTTGCATTTGCTTCGTATGATACGAAACCCAAGAAATCTGGGGATGACCGTTAAACTGTTGTTTGGAATCGAACTTCATCCGATCCAGATCGCAATCTTACAAGAGTTTTGGAGCAGGCCGTTTCCTATGTTTATAGCGAGTCGTGGTTTCGGTAAAAGTTTTTTGATGAGTCTTTACTGTATTCTTAAATGTACCTTTGTACCGGGAACCAAGATTGTGGTCGTTGGTGCTGGTTTTCGTCAGAGTAAGATTCTGTTTGAGTATATGGAAGGAATATGGAGAACAAGTCCCATCTTAAGAAACATCTTCAGTGGAAATAATGATGGCCCGCGTCGAGATGTTGACAGATGCACGATTCGATTGGGCGAATCATGGACTATTGCGATTCCTATGGGTGATGGAAGTAAGATTCGAGGTTTGAGAGCCCACATTATCATCGCAGACGAGTTCGCATCAATGAGCCCCGATGTATATGAAACAGTTGTCGCCGGTTTTGCTGCGGTAAGTGCTTCTCCAATTCAGAATGTCAAAGACGAAGCTAAGAAAGAAGCAATGAAAGAAGCAGGCATTTGGACACCTGAAATGGACGAGATGAATGTCAAGATGGGTAATCAAGCTATTATTAGTGGAACAGCAGATTACGGCTTCAAGCACTTTGCCTCGTACTGGAAACGATATAAAGCTATTGTACAGAGCCAAGGAAGCAAGTTTAAACTAGAGGAAATCTTCAAAGGCGAGGTTCCAGACAACTTTAATTGGAAGGATTATAGTGTCATTAGAATCCCGTATGACCTCATCCCGAAGGGTTTTATGGATGACAAACAGATCGCCAGAGCCAGAGCAACGATTCATACTGGAATCTATAATATGGAATATGCGGCGTGTTTTACCGATGACAGTGATGGGTTTTTTAAGCGTAGTCTTATTGAAAGCTGTGTGTCAAACCCGGACAAGCCAGTAGTTGTCAATGAAAAGCCGATTGTATTTGAAGCAGCAACACAAGGCAATCCTGACTTGCAATACATTTATGGTATTGACCCCGCTTCAGAAAAAGATAATTTCTGTATAGTCGTACTGGAACTACACCCAGATCACACAAGGATTGTTCATGTATGGACTACTAACCGAACTAATTTTAAAGACCGACAAAAGAGTGGTCTTGTAGACGAACATGATTTTTATGGCTTTTGTGCTCGAAAGATACGAAATCTTATGAAGGTCTTCCCATGTTATAGAATAGGATTAGATGCACAAGGAGGTGGAGTAGCTATTGAGGAAGCATTGCACGATCCCGCAAAATTAGAAGAGGGAGAACAATTAATTTGGCCTATTGTAGATTATGATAACCGTAAAGGCAAAGATACAGATAGTCAGGCAGGTCTACATATTCTGGAATTGTGTCAGTTCGCTAGAGCAGATTGGACAGCACAAGCGAATCATGGCCTAAGAAAGGATTTCGAAGATAAGCTACTACTGCTACCAGCTTTTGATCAACTAACTTTAGGGCTAACTATGGATGCAGAAGGCAAAGATATTTTGAACACAGACCTGTCCAAGAATCTATATGACAATCAAACAGAGTGCATACTAGAGATAGAAGAACTAAAAAATGAGTTAACAACTATAGTTATGTCGCAGACAAGCACCAGTTCAGGAGCTAGAGACAGATGGGACACTCCAGAAGTGAAACTAAACAATGGTAAAAAAGGACGTTTAAGGAAAGATAGATATAGTTCACTGGTTATGGCAAATATGCTAGCTAGGCAGATTAATCGACAGTTAGCACCTGTTAGTTACGACGTTATTGGGGGAAATGCTAGTGATATTCATAAAAAGAGAGATGGTAATATGTATGTAGGTCCAGAGTGGTTTACAAAGGGTGGAGGAAATGAAGATTTTTATGGAGGGATTTACCGATAGTTGTGTATTTAGACAATAGGATTACATTACCATTACAATAGAAATGAAATATGAGTAAAAAGAAATCACCAAATCAAGCTATTCAAGACGCTAATATAGTTCCAGAAGACGCCTACGTAACTTGGGGAGATGACCTAGGAAGTAAAAATGATGCACTTAAGGAATCGTCCAAGGCATTGGATGAATATGGCATTATCGAACATGCATATGGTCATTATGGTGCTCCTATAGGAAATCGAAGTAATGATTTTCGTGATCTTACTCCAAATGGCACAGACGGTCGTCCGGGCTTAACCAAGTCTGCATATGATTGGTTTCGTCCAAATGAAGCAATACCAGTACAGATCAAACCTATTATTAAAAGAGCAGAGCAAGTTTATCAAAAAGTTGGTTTAGTAAAAAACGTAATTGATTTGATGGGAGACTTTGCTAGTCAAGGCATTAGAATTGTACACAAAGACCCGAAGACACAAATGTTTTATAGGAACTGGTTTAAAAAAGTAAAAGGCAAAGATAGAAGTGAAAGATTTTTAAACAATCTTTACAAAACCGGCAATGTTGTCATAACTAGACAAACAGCTAAACTGACTCCCGGTGGTGCTAAAAAAATGTATAAAGCTGTATCTGATGCTAACTACAAAGTAAGCGATCCTATTGATTTAAAAATTAATAAAAGAGAAGTGCCTTGGGTTTACACTTTTATTGATCCTTTCTATGTAGACATAGCTGGTGGGGCTTTAGCTGCTTTCACTCAGAAAAAAGTATTTGAAATTAATCTACCTTCTTATTTACGTAAAGTGATTCTTGCCCCAAAGACAGATGCAGAAAAAGCAATCGTAGAAGGTTTACCTCCAGATATTCTAGAAGCAGCAAAGACTAGAAAGAAGTATCCTCTCGACCCAGCAAAGACTATTGTACACTATTATAAAAAAGATGATTGGCAGGCATGGGCTTACCCTATGGTCTATGCCGTGATGGATGATATTATGGTAATGGAAAAGTTAAAGTTGGCAGATATGGCGGCTCTTGACGGGGCTATTAGTAATATTCGTATATTTAAAATTGGTAATTTAGAACACAAAATTGCTCCAACGAAAGCCGCCGCATCTAAGTTGGCTTCTATCCTCGGCAATAATGTCGGTGGTGGTACAATGGATTTGGTATGGGGACCAGACATTGAACTTATTGAAAGTAAAACTAATGTACATCAGTTTTTAGGTGAAGGTAAATATACTCCTCATCTTAATGCTATCTATGCTGGTCTTGGTATTCCTCCAACTCTTACTGGAACTTATGGTGCAGCAGGAACGACTAATAACTTTATTAGTTTAAAAACTTTAACACAGCGTTTAGAGTACGGTCGTGATGTACTCACTGAGTTCTGGAATAAAGAAATGACAATCGTTCAACAAGCGATGGGTTTTAAAGAACCTGCACACTTAGAATACGACAGAATGGATTTGTCAAACGAAGAAAGTGAAAAGGCTCTATTGGTGCAACTTGCTGATAGAAACTTGATATCCGAAGAACTATTGCAAACTCGATTCGATATGGACCCAGACATGGAGAAGTTTAGAATAGATAAAGAAACTCAAGCTAGAGAGAAAGGTAAGATGGCAGATAAAGCAGGTCCATTTTATAACCCTCAAAGCGAGGAGGCCTTAAAGAAAATTGCATTACAGCAGGGTCTTGCTACTCCTAGTGAAGTAGGTTTGGAATTGAAGCCAAAGAAAGAAGGAGAAAAGACAGTCACTGAAATGAAGGAAAGCCCATCTTCGAAGAAGGCAGAAGATGTTCCTACATCTTTGCCAGACAGCGAACCCGGAAGACCAAAGAACTCTCCCGATACTGTTCCTGTAAGGAAACAAAAAACATTTAAACCGAGACAAGGAGCGAGTTTATCTTTATGGGCCTCAGAAGCACAAGATAAAATCAGCAAGATAGTAAACCCAATTATGTTGGAGTATTATTCCAAGAACACACTACGTTCGCTATCAAGCGAACAAACTCGTGAAGTAGAAGACGTAAAAACCCGGATACTTTTCAACTTGCAACCATTCTGTACAATAGACCACGACTGTGTGGTCGCCAAAGTGGGCCAATCAATAAATAATGAGATTATGACCAATTATAGTGTATGGTTAAGACAGATGGCTTTAGACCTTGGTAAAGAGTTAAATGTAGACGAACAAAAACAAGCGAAGGCTTCTTACTACGCAGTACTAAAAGGTGAATAAATGGAAATATACAAAAATGAAGTAAATGACGGTTTAGCAGAAAAGATTTTGGCAAGCCAATTTATAACTATCGCTTCCGCAGCAGAACCCTGTCAGAAAACGCTTGCACAGGAATTAAAGAGCCAAAAGGCTGCTGCTTCCTATGATGATGCAGATTTGTACTATGTGCAGTCTATTATGGTTACATCAAACTGGAATCGAAATGATGATATTTTTGATGCGGTAGAAGTCTGGAAAGCACGTAAAAGCCCAGAAGACAAACCAACAAATTTAGAACACGACGAAAGCATTATAATCGGCCATATCACATCAAACTGGCCTATTGATGACAACGGCAAGACTTTACCAGATACTCTATCTGATGATGAAGTGCCTCAAAAATTCCACATACTTACTGGATCGGTTATTTATCGTGCATTTACTGACCCAGATTTAATGGAGCGTTCACAGAAACTAATTGCAGAAATTGAAGATGGTACAAAATATGTGAGTATGGAGTGCTACTTTAAAGCCTTTGATTACGGACTAATTGATAAAAGTACCGGGGATTATAAGGTATTGGCCCGTGGTGAAGACACCGCGTATTTGACTAGACATCTTCGTGCTTATGGCGGTACAGGAGAACATGAGAACTATAAAATTGGCCGAGTTTTGAGAAATATTACTTTTAGTGGAAAAGGCTTTGTTGACAAACCAGCGAATCCTGAGAGTATAATTTTCACAAAAGAAAATATTGACAAAATTTTTGATCAAAAAAATGACGATTTATCAGAATCAGGTGTAATACCAAGTACGTTAACTTCTACGGAGAAACTAACCATGAGCACAGATAATTTACAACAAGATGTTGCAGAGATCAAAGATAGTCTTTCAACTGTTGCTTCAACAGTAGAGGACGCTAAGGCTTCCGCAGCGGAACTAAAAACACTTAACCTAGAATTAGAGGGTAAAATGAGCGAATTACAAGCAGAGGCCGAAATGGTCAAAGATGAAAATCTTAAGATGAAGAAAGAAAAGGAAGAAGCCAAGAAAGAGTATGTAAAATCTTCCGAGGAACTTGAGGCTCTCAAGGCTGCTTTCGCAGAACTTGAAGAAACCCTTGCAGGAGTACAAAAGAATTTAGCTGAAAAAGAAAAGATGGAAGCCGAGAAAAAGGCCAAATCTGATGAACTTGAAGCTGAACTTGTTTCTGCACATGAAAAAATTGCTGCTTTTGAAGCAGAGAAGGCTGAAGCTGCCCGTCTTGTACTTGTAGCTGCCCGTGTTTCTGCTCTCGTAGAAGCAGGCGTTGATGAAGAACAAGCATCAGCGACAGTTGAAAAATTTGCTGATCTTGATGACGAATCCTTTGAGGCTATTGTTAGTCTAGCCGCACTCACCAAGAAGCCTCATACTGGCAAGGCTCCTGTTGAGAACGACAAAGATAACACTCCGGTAAAAACGGTAAAGGCTGAAGAAGAAGTCCAAGAGACGGAAGGGGCTGAAGAAGCACAAGCAACTGAAGCCGATATTGATTCTTTAGAAGAGGCAGTAGCAGAAGAGACACCTGATCTCACAGTCGGCTCTACTTCCGAAGAAGATGAACAGTCCAGCGTTCGTGCTGAATTAGTAGAGTTCGTAAGTGCAAGGCTTAACAAATAACTTTTTTACCAATAGGGAGAATTAAAATGGCTTTAAAACCAGATCGTATCGAGATTTACACAGATATCTCATTTTTCATGAACACCGTTGCCGAGCGTGGTGGCGTTGTTTCAGTTGTAACAAGCGGTTCAGGCGTATCAATGGATGACGCTAACGCCGTAGTTGAATATGCTGACGCTGCAAGCGGTAGTGCTGCACTTGGCGTACTTCTTTGTGATGTTGTTAACAAAGACCTCACCAAATGTCATATTAACTGGCATAAGGATGAGATGCAGGTAGGTGGCAAAGTCACTCTCCTTCGTCGCGGTCAATGTACCACTAATATGGTTGATGGAACTCCATCAGCAGGTGACAAGGCTTATGTCGGAGTTTCCGGCCTAGTCTCAACCACCGAAGGTGGTCAACACATCGGTCAATGGCTCAGTGCTGTTGATGAAGATGGTTTTGCTAAATTATCCGTTACCGTTCACTAAACTAATTTCAATAGGGAGAAAATAATTATGTCAGATGTTCAAACTAAAATTTTCGAGCCGACTCCAGAATTGACTGATCTTTTGATCCGTTCTGGTTCAGCTAAGAAAGAGGTTTCAGTAGCTGCAAGTGCAGAATTTGCAAAGGCTCTTGAGCAACCTCTCCGTCAGGGTGTCCTTAGTGGCAATATTCTTAATGGTATTTTTGAGCCAATTCGTTTGGCCCAGAGTGCTACTCCAGAATTTCCACTTGATTTTCTTGCACCGGGAACTGAAAAAGATTTCGTTGCTTATACCATTCCTAATCATGGATATATTCCAGAACGTCACGTAGAAGGCGATTATGTCATGGTTCCGACCTTTGACATCGGTGCTTCTATTGATTGGCTTCTGAAGTATGCTCGTGATGCACGTTGGGATGTCGTCGGTCGTGCTATGGAAGTACTTGAGGCTTCTTTCACTAAGAAGATGAATGATGATGGTTGGCACACCATTCTTGCTGCTGGCGTTGATCGTAACATCGTTGTTTATGACAGTGATGCTGCTCAAGGTCAATTTACTAAGCGTCTTGTCAGTCTCATGAAGACCGTCATGCGTCGAAATGGTGGCGGGAATAGTGCTAGTAACAATCGTGGTCAGTTGACTGACCTTTATGTTTCACCAGAAGCTATGGAAGACATTCGCAACTGGGGAGTTGATCAGGTTGATGAACTCACTCGTCGTGAAATCTATGTTGCTTCTGATTCCGCTGCTGTTATCAATCGTGTCTTTGGAGTTAACCTCCATGATCTCGACGAACTCGGTGTCGGTCAGGAATATCAGTTGTTCTATGAGAACGTCCTTAATGGCACAATGCCAGCAGGTGACGTAGAAATTTGCGTAGGTCTTGATCTTCGCAAGCGTGATTCCTTCATTATGCCAATTCGTCAAGAAGTTCAAATCTTCGAAGATGATGTTCTTCATCGTCAGAAGAGAGCAGGCTTCTACGGATGGGCAGAGCAAGGCTTTGCTGTTCTTGATAATCGTAGGGTCTTACTTGGCTCTATGTAAGGTTTCTCTAATGTTGTAAATTTAATAAAGGGGCCGTCCTAAAAGCATTTGGGGCGGCTTTTTTTATTGTCTTTACTGGTGTATATACAATTATCCTAACATTCAGAGGTAATACCTATGTCAGCAAGCGAATATAACTTTAAAATAGAGCAAGGGTCCACATTTAAGATCAGGTTTTATTACAAAGATGAGAATGGCGATCCTATAGATTTAACTGGATACTGTGCTAGATTAACATGGAAGACTAATTTCGGTATCAAACAATCTTTTTTTACTCAAAACACAGATTATAGTGTATATAAATTTGAATTGGATGAAGCAAACGGAGGTATGATTTTGACGCTTCCTGCGTCAACAACTAACAGTTTTGAATTTTCTTATGCTAAATATGACTTAGAACTGCAATCTCCTGATGCTATTTATTCTTCAGATAACTTTTACACATATAGGCTTTTATATGGTAAAGCGACTATTGTGAAACGATATAGTACAACTTTAGAAAATTTGGAGTGCCAGAATGAGTAATAAAAATTATATGACAGTTGAAAGTTGCAATATTGACAACCTGCCATATGTACAAGTTCAGGTCGTTGAACCCTGTTTGAATATACCTATTACTATTGGAGATTTACCAGATAATATTCCTATGTCTAAGATATCTGGTAATTTAGATGTCTCTAGAATAGACAACTTAGATGATTATTTATTAAACTTTAACTATGAATTAGACGGCGGTACGCCTTAATATTTTTTTACAAGGAGACAATCAAAATGCCAGTAGATACAAAAATTCAAATTCGTCGAGGTTATTCAGATAGCTTTGCCGGATCAATACCCGCAGGTCAGAGCAAGTGGTCAGGTGTTAATCCTGTTTTAGCACAGGGTGAACTTGGCTACGAAATCGACACTAATCGTGTTAAGATTGGTGACGGACTAACAGCATGGACTAGTCTTGAATATGCCAGCAACTCACCTAATGAAGAATTTCACTATGGAGTAAGCGGTATTGGAATTGACTTTCCAAATGATGAGATTCGTATAGCAGTCACGGGAATCGAACATTCACAAGTAAATGATTGGGACGATGCCGTTAGTGGTCTTCTTCCAAGTTTTACTGGTGTAGATGGAGTCGAAGTCGTTTGGAGTGGAGAAGAGAACAGATGGTATGTTGCTCTTGAAGACCCAGTAATTGACACTGGTAACATTATCGGTTTTGAGGAAGCTGTTCGTGACGTTATCGGTGAAGAGGCTGGAGGAAGCGGTTTCCTTCGCAATGGTTATGGCATAGACATGACCTACAACGACCTGCAAAACAGTGTTGTTGTTTCTTTCACAGGGACTCAGCTTACAGGTGTTCTTGATGTTAATGCCACAGCAACAGAAGTAAACTACCTTGCTGGTTCAATTCCGGGTAGAGTACTTGCTAATAAAGCAGTTGTTGCTGATGCAAGTCGCAATATCGGTAATGTTAATGATTTGTCAGTAGGCAATGACCTTCGCGTCACCGGAGTTACTACTCTGATCGGTGGAGTTAATGTCACAGGCGTTGTTTCTACAACAACTATTGAGGCTCCTGTTATCACTGCCACAGACAGATTTGTTGGCAATCTTAGTGGAACAGCTAATGTTGCAACTAACGTAACAGTAGATCACGACGGTAGTACTTCTACCTTGTATCTTGCTGGTGTCGAAGGTACTAGTGATGGCAACAAGCCAGTATACTCTGACAATCAACTAAACTTTGTTACGAGCACTAACACTCTTAACTCAACCAATGTTACTGCTTCTAGTACTGCTACAGCAAGTGATGTTCAGACTACTACATTGACAGCAGCCGGTACAGCAACCTTTAATGGTGATGTTGACCTCGGTGACAATGCTAGTGATACTGTAACATTCACAAGTAGAGTAGACAGCAGTATTGTTCCTAGTGTGACTCAATCTAATGACTTGGGTACATCAGCACTAGAATGGCAAACAGTCTATGCTAAGACTCTTGAAGTCAGCGAGCATCTTAATGTTGATGGTAATATTGATGTTGGTGGTTTTGTTGTCACAACTGGCAGCGTAACAATCAACGGAGACCTTACGGTTAACGGTGACACCACAACTATTAACTCTGAAGTTAAGGTTCTGGAAGACCCAATTATCCTTTTGGGTGGAACTGGTGAAATTACAAGCAATGACGGTAAAGACCGTGGTGTTGCTGGTCGATATTATCAGGCTTCCAGTTCACCAACTGGTAGTTTCGTTTTCTTCGGATGGGATAATAGTACTAACAAGTTTACTTATATCCCAGACGCTACTTTCACCAATGAAGTCGCTGCTGGTGCGATTGGCGAATTGGACGCAAACATTGATTTCGATAAGATTCTCAATGCTCCAAGTCCAAATGTTAGCGTAACACTTGATGGAGATATTACTGGTACTGCTAACGCAGACCTGACATCGCTTACTGGAAATGTTGCTCTTACAATCACAACAACTATTGAAAACGATAGTATTGTTCTTGGAGACGACACTGAAGGTCAGTATGCTCAGACTCTAGCGGTTGCAGGAAACGGCTTGAGTTGCACAACTCCTGCTGCTGATGATGGCACGGATTATACGGTTACTTCAAATGCTACAGCAGCTAATACTGCTGAAACGATTGTCTACAGAGACGCTAATCGTGCATTTAGTGCTCAGACCATCACAGTTAATGGTCTTGTTAATGTAGCTACAATTAGCGGTGTAAGTGCTGCTGCTCCTGTAGTAATAACTTACGCTGTTATCGACGGTGGCTCACCATAAGCAGTTAAAGTTTTTGAATATATCCTAGACCTTTTTCTAAATAATTAAGGTCTAGGACTTTTTTTAGATTGACAACTTTATTGGACTTCTTATAATAACATATGGGCCACACCCCTTTTATCAGCGATAGGATAATTATGCCAGCAAACAACCTAATACAATTCCGAAAGGGAAGTTCTACAGAATGGTCTACAGAAAATCCAGTACTTAAAAGTGGTGAACCGGGTTTTTCCATAGACGACAATATTTTTAAAATAGGAGATGGAGTTACTGTATGGGAAGACCTACTTTCTATAGGCTCTGCTACATATAGTAATTATGTAGTAAGCACCGGACAAACTTCTTTTACAACTGCCACAGGATATACAGTAGGGACTCTGGAACTATACCAAAATGGTGTCAAACTTGTTAATAGTTTAGACTTTTCTGCTACAGACGGTGACACAGTTACCCTTAGTGGTGTTGCTCCTTCTGGAAGTATCTTAGACTATCGTATAGCCACAGTAAATATCTGTGCAGGTAGTCAAGGAGGTGGAACCACATATACTGCTGGAACAGGTTTAGTTTTAGTAGGTACAGAATTTAATATTGACAGTTCTGTTATGCAGACAGGAGACATTAGTACTTCTCTTGCTGCTGGAACTGGTATTGGTCTAGCTTATGATAGTGGTACTGATGTACTTACTATTAATTATACTGGAGGCGGCGGGAGTTATACTGCTGGTACAGGCATCTACGTAGATGGTAGCAATGTCATAAATGTAGCTGACCCTGTATTAACAACTGGCAATTTAGTTGCTGGTTCGGGTTTGTCAAAAAGTGGATATACTTTGAATGTTGACAATACAGTATTGAGAACAGGTGATCTAGGAACAAATCTTACTGCTGGCACAGGGGTTGTTCTTGAAGAAAATGGTTCTGATCTTAGTATTAATGTCATGTACACTGGACATCCCGTTATTCCCGCTGCTTCTTCTTCTAACAATAGTGGAAGTGTAGTTATCCAAGATGTGATTGTTGACAGCAACGGTCATGTAACAGGATTGGGAACTACTGATATCAGCGAACTGTTCACACAGGGCGATGGAATGAGCCTGACGACAGGTACTATTGGAGACATAACATTTGCTGTTAATCCAACAGTTGTGCGTTCAGGAGACAATATCAGCGACCTAAACAATGATCTGGGTCTTATCAGCGGTTTTGATCTTAGCGGTTCAGGTTTTCTGACAGGTGTTCCAGACAACATCGACATTGATTCAGTCACAGCCGCCACTGGGTCATTTGTGTCTCTGCGGTTTGGGAATGACAATATTACTTTCCCGACTAGTGATGGTACAGCGAATCAATATTTAGAAACAGATGGCAACGGAGTTCTGTCCTTTGTATCTGCTAGTGCTGACAGCAATACGTTTGTTACTGGTGTAACCTACAGTGATACTACTAGAGTAGTAACCTTGCTTAGAAATGATGGCACAAATCTGACTGCCCATCTTGATGGACTAGCAACAAGTGGCGATCTTTCTAGTTATGTAGAGATTAGCAATCTGAGTGGAAGTATTAGTGGTTTTGCTAGTAGTGGAGACCCACTCAGTATTTTTGTTAATGACTCTGGTTATATCAATGCTCATCCTGCTGTAGACGCAGCAAGTAGTTCAGACAACACTGGACAAACATTTGTACAAGACTTGCTCTTTGATGAGTTTGGTCATGTAACAGGAGTAGGCGTTGCTAATGCTTCTGATAACAACACAACATATACTGCGGGTTCCGGTTTAGAACTTGATGGTACAGAATTTGACGTTCGTGCTGGTGACGGCATACAAATTTCAAGCGACAATGTAGCAGTAGATGATACTGTAGTAAGAACAACTAATACCTATGAGAATCCAAGTTGGCTTACTAGTATAAATGCTAATATTTTAAGTGGTGAAGTTCCTGCTGCTAATCTTCCTTCTTATGTAGATGATATACTAGAATATAATGGCACGGGTAATTTCCCTGCTGCTGGAGAAACAGGCAAGATTTATCTTGACACTAGTACAAACTTTTCTTATCGCTGGGGTGGAAGTTCTTATGTACAGATTGTAGACGGTAAGGCTACATGGGGTGGTATCGACGGTACTCTGAGCAGTCAGACAGACCTTAGTATGGCTCTACAAGCCAAGGCTGATGCAACTTACGCGAACCAAAATAGATCATGGATTAGTGCTAATACTACTAGTGGTGTTGCTTTAGATGTTCGCGTCACAGCCAACGACACCGATATAGAAAACCTCAGTGGACTAGTAGAATTAAATGACACTGATATAACAAATCTTAGTGGCTTGGTAGCAACGAACACTACAAATATTGGTAATAATACTGCTAGTGGTCTACAAAACCAAACTGACGTTGGCACTCTTAGTGGTCTTATAGATGACCTTGAGGCAGTCAGCGGTGCAGAACAACAAATTAGTCACAGTTGGAATAATACAACAGCACAATTAGTAAGTACACTCACACCCGGAAACACAGCACTACAACAACTGTTTGAGGGTAAACTTTATGGTGACTCAACTGTAACATATTTAAGAAGTGATGTTGATTTGGGTATCGGTACTGTACCATCTGCTGCCCTTCATATAAAGGGTGAGTATGCAGATGATGGTTACTTGATGATAGAAGATACTAGTAGTGCTCTAAAAACAAAACTATATACAGGTAACACTACTAGCGTTCTTGCAGTAGACGAAGATGATGCTGTTGCTGATTCTGCATTTACGATACAGGTAGACGGAGACAACAAAGGTACTTTCGGTGCATCAGCCACAACACTTGATCAAAGTGTTACTATTAATGCTTCTACTAATCAATGTGTTCTTGGAAACACCATAAATGTATTTAATGAGGGTGGAGCAGATGTAGACTTTAGGGTCGAAGGCTTAACTGATAACAACTTGCTGTTGTGTGATGCAAGCAAGGATTCGGTTCTTATTGGAAACTCTACTGATGGAAGCGTTAATTCTAAATTGCATGTTTATGAGGTCAATAAAACAAATAGTACATATTCTAGAACCATTAACGTGCTAGGTAGGGCTTATTCTACTACTGATGGATCATACTATCATATAGGGATTAATAATAGAGCAGAAAAATACCTAAGTGATTCTGTTAATGACGCTGGTTATGTTATAGGTACGAACTGTGTTCCTGTACTATATGGTGACGGTACTAGTACAACTGTGGCAGAAATGACAGCCGTTAGAGCCAATATGTCAATAAACACAGTGGCTTCTGGTGTGACTGTAACAAACGCATATGATATCAAGTGTGTACCAAGCCTAGCAGGAACGGATAACGCTGTAACAAATCATTATGGATTGTTCCTACAGCAAGGAGCAGGAAGTGCCACTGTTACAAACAGATTTGGAGTATACCAGCAAGACCCTGCTGCTCAGAATATATTCCTTGGCCCAGTAGGTTGCGGTGCTACCAATTTAGGCTCTAACGATCTCGTAGTTAACGGAACTAGTAAGTTTGACGGTCAAGTTGTTGTTAATGACAGAGTTTCTACTAAAGAATTATATGTTACTAATGATCCTTCTAGTACATCTTTACCTCTTGGCATAAGAACAGTTTTAGAAGACACCACCAGAGTTGAAACACTTAATGTCAATGCAGAATACACATTCCCGACTACAGATGGAACAACATCAGGTCAAGTACTTGTCACAGACGGTGCTGGCAATGTAGATTGGGAAGATCAAACGGGTGGTGGAACAACAAGTAATGTAGACAGAGCAACACTATCTCTCACAGCAGCACAACAAACATTTAGTGTTAGCAATGGATATGACACAGGTGCTATTGATGTTTACCTTAATGGTGTTAAACTTGCTGATAGCACAGACTTTACTGCAAGTAATGGTACTAGTTTTGTTCTAACAGAAGCCGCTGCTTCTGGTGATGTCGTACAGTATACTACATACGATAGGCTTACTACTAACGGCCTAGTATCTGATAGTGGTGACACCATGACAGGTGATCTTACTATCAATGCCAATCTTGCTGTTACTGGAACTATTGATAGTCCACAGGCTGCAAAGGCTTGGGTCAACTTTAATGCAGTCGGCACTCTTACTAAAAGAAACGACTATAATGTTACTAGCGTAACAGACAATGGTACTGGAGATTATACTGTTAATTTTGAAAATAGTTTACCTGATACTGACTATGCTGTATCCCATTCTGTTGGCAAAACAGAAAATGCCCTTTGGCATAGAGGCCGAGAAGATGTTACTGCTCGTACTGTGGATGCATATAGGTTTATCAGTGCTCGATTTAGTGATGGTCAACTTATTGATGCTGAATTTGTAAGCGTGATATTTTTCGGAGGCTAACAAACACAAGAAAGGTTTAAAAATGAATGAAAGAATAGTTTATCCAAATGATGAGGGTGGAATAGCAGTAATCGTACCTGCTAACAACACCAAACTTACTGTTGCAGATATTGCATTGAAAGATGTACCTGCTGGAGTAAAATTTAAAGTAATAGACGTTTCCGATATTCCTACAGACAGGACATTTCGAAACGCATGGGAATTTGACTTCACCAACGACTTCGATGGCGAAGGAATGGGTGCAGAAGCATTTAACGCAACAAGAGGTAACTAAAGATGATTAATATTAATATGGACAAGGCAAAAAATATCTGGAGAGACAAAGTTCGGGCAGAGAGAGCACCTTATTTTGAGCAACTAGATGTTGACTACCTCAAGGCCACTGAATCACAAAATGTGGTTGTCAAAGCTCACATTGAAACCAAGAAGCAACAACTTCGTGATGCTCCAGAAGACAGTAGAATTGAATCAGCAACTACTCCTGAAGAACTCAAGGCTGTAGATGTTGTTGAAGAGATTATGTACATTTCTGATTTAGATCAAGCAAAACTAGATAAACTTTCTGATATAGATGAAGAATGGAAAGTTATTCTTAATGCAGGTTTCCAAACCCCTGAAGGCTGGAGCCTTGGAATTAGCACAGATGACGTAGCACTTCTTAATGGTGCTTACTCACTTGCTAAAGAGGCTACTGCACTAGGAAGCACAGACCCAGTTGTTATTGTTGATATTGCAGGAGAAGCCCATTCATTATCCCTTGAAGAGATGACACCTATTATGCTGGCTTATGGTTCTTCACGATCAACACTTAGTGCTGGTGATGCTGCTAAACGTAAATTGGTAAGAGACGCAACCACAGTGGAAGAGGTAGAGGCTGTTTAATGGCTTATAAACTACAAAAAGTTGGAGACGATTTTAAACTGCTTAAACGCGGAGACAACTATGTTGTGCACAATGATGGTTCATCAGGTGTTAGCAACTCAGGCGGCGGAAACTCAGGCGGCGGAAACTCAGGCGGTGGAAACTCAGGTGGTGGAAACTCAGGCGGTGGCTAATCACGATCTATATCCTCAGATACTACTATACCATATACTCCTAATTACAGTTTTAAATATAACAATACATTAACTGGAGAACTAGAAAATGACCAAATCAAGAGACATAAGTGAGATGAAAGACAGTCAAGTTGCTAAGGCTTGGTGTTACTTTGGCGGTGGTACTTATAATTCGGTAAATCCTTATATCGTCAGGTCTTTCAATGTTAGTAGTGTAACTGATGCTTCAACTTCAACTGCTGGTGGTCAATATACTGTTAATTTTGAAAATAACATGGAATCTGTTGGTTACGTTGTTTCAACATCTGCTGGTATTAATACCGCAGGTTCTGTATCTTCAGTTTGGGCCAATACTAAAAGTATAAGCAGTGTTGATCTTCATGGATTAGCAAATTATGGCAACATAGCCTATGAGGACATGGGCTCTATAAACTTTGTAGTTTTCGAGTAAGAAAAAAAAATGAGTAACGCAAGAAACATAAGTGAGATGAAAGAAAGTCAAGTTGCTAAGGCTTGGGTTAATTTTGATGGAGAGTTTGCAACTTCCCCTTTTACTGAAGCCAATGGAGGAATTAGAGATTCATTTAATGTAACCAGTATTACAGACAGAGGAACTGGAAGATATACGGTTAATTTGACTAGTGCTATGGCTAGTGCTGATTATGCAGTATCGGCTTTATGTGGAAATGGCGATGGATCAAACATAGGTACTACTACTTCCGTTGCTAATGAGACAGTTCTTACGAGCAGTGCTTTTGGAATAAGAGTAAGTCAGGGAAACGCTGCTATTGATAAAGTTTTTGTAAGTTTAATATTTTTCGGAGAATCATCATGAGCAACGCAAGAAACATCTGTGATATGAAAGAAGGTCAAGTCTCCAAGGCTTGGGTTTCCTTTAAGGGAACAGGAACTGTTACCGTCAACAATGATCACAATGTGACAAGTGTAACCGATGCTGGTACTGGAGCCTATGTTATTAATTATACTAGTGCTTTCTCAGACACTAAATATTGTTTTACTCTTTTTGGTCGAGACCCAGATAACACTGCTAATGTAGTCAACAACGCAGGGTGTAAAGCAAGTGATACTAAATCAACAACTCAACTTACAGTAAGATATACATATAACTCTGCAAATTTAGACTGCCCTGAATTAAACTTTGTTGCATTTGACTAACAAAACATAGAAAGAAAAAAATGAGCAATAATTTTACATACAGAAATTCACTACTAGGGACAGTTCTTAATACTTCTGATGATCAGATAGTAATGTCTGGTGTGTCACAGTCTTCTGGTCCAGACGCTTGCATATATAATAGTGGACAGTTTGTTATCTCTAATGGTTCATTTGAGACAAAGGGAGATGCACAAAGAAGTGAATATGTTCTAAAAAAAGAAACAATCAATGGCAACTGGCAAGACTTACAGCTTTATGATGGAGTCAGTGGAGTAAGTGGGATATATTTACAGACTAATAAAACCTATGGTTTTAATTTTAGAGTTGTAGCAAGAGGAGTTAGTCAATTAGACAATGCTGCCTATGAGATAGAAGGAGTCTTAAATAATACTTCAGGAACTTCTACTATACTAACTAGTAGTAAAAATATTATTATGGAAGAATCTGGTGCAACTAACTGGGATATAGAAGTAAGAACTACGGGGATTGATGACGCTAAATATCTACAAGTTATGGTAAAAGGTGAAACAGCTATAAACATTAACTGGAGTGCTTACGCATCTATTGTGGAAGTAGGAGGATAATATGTCAACAGACGCTTATAACTTCTCTATACTAGGTTGTAGTATACAAGTATCTGGAAATAATTTAATATATGATGAAGAGGCTATACTTGCAGGACACGGAGGAACACTAGCTGCTGTTAGTGGTTTTACAATTTCTAACGGCCCTGTACATATTTTTGGTGACGATGATGACACGATGGTTAGAAAGTACTCTCTTATAACACAAACATCAGGAAGCCAAGTTTCTGAATTTAGACTTGATTACCCTAATGGTCTTTCAGGCGTACCGTTGAGAGAGGAACATACATATATATTTGATGCAACTATAGTAGCTAAAACTCAAGATTCACAGACACCTAATGACTGTGCAATGTTTAAAGTAAAAGGATTATTAGTAGACGATGCCTTGGGCTTAGAAGTGGTAGAGCCTTACACAATAGATAGTATATTTAGGTTTTCATCTAGCCTAGGAGTCAGTGCGACAGGAATAAAACAAGATGATAAAGAACTGCTACAGATTAACGTGACAGGTATAGCAGGTAAAAATATAAATTGGGTAGCAGGACTAGACTTAGTAGAAATAGGAGGCACAACACAAAGCCCATACGGTAGAGGCCGAACAAGCCTTGACGCACACAACAATTATGATGTCGGAGAATACTGTATCATAATTAGACAACCAAACAACTTTGTAGAATCTAGCGGCACAGATGTTTCATTCTTCTGTAGCGGCATCACCAATAGTGGAGATGTCACCTATCAATGGCAGTACCGATATAATGGAGACCCCGATGAAGAGACAGAATTTAAGACCATAGTTGGTGCTACCGGACTCACATACGAACCTCCAGAATCTGCGACTTCACAACTCTTTATTCCAACTAGTTCGCCAAGTGGTCATTCTACAGCCTATCCTAATGAGTTTAAATGTATAGTTTCTAGCACGAATGGAGAAATTGCCACAAGTAGACCTGTTACTTGGATGTACCTATAGCAGTCTGTGGTGTATAAAGAGTTAATATCATTTGTACACTTTTAACTTTTAAAGAAGGTTTTATAAAATGGCCGTTTATAAACTAATCAAATTAAAAAGAGACTATACTGCTAATTGGACTTTACTAAACCCTATTTTGAGTTTAGGAGAACCGGGATACGAAAGAGATACAGGCAAACTTAAAATTGGTGATGGTGTAACACCTTGGGTTGATCTAGACTATATAAAAGTGGACATGGATGATGTAGTTATAGACCCAGATGATTTAGCAGATGTTCTTAATAATGTGCTGCAAGGTGGTTTCGGCATAGATATCATTTATTCTGATCCTTCAGACACTATACTCATTAGAACAACAGGGCTAGCCACCCAATCAGACTTTATTGCTTTATCTGGAGATGTAGCCAATTTAGATTCTGCATTAATTTTTAGAGGAATCACAGACCCAACACAACTTAATTCTGCTCCAACTGATCCTGTTCCTGACAATGGAGATATGTGGATAAGTAATGCATCAGGTCAGATAGATGGTTCATGGGTAAATCTTTCTGGTCAAGACATTGTGGTTGATCAGTTTATGCTCTATGAGGAAGACGCTAACGGCTGGGTTCTCGGTGGCAATGCAGTAGGTGTTGATCTAAGCGATTATGCTACCAAAGCAGAACTTAACAACCTACAGTATCAGGTGAATCAAAACTCAAACAATATTTCTGTCAATTATTTAGACATACAGCAGAACATAGTTGATATTATAAATCTTAAAAATTCTACAAACAATCAACAAACACAAATAGACGCACTCATACAAGCAACTGGTCATATTCACGATCAAGACATATATCAAATTTTTAATGACCTTATCATTCTTCAAGACAATTATACAGCACTTTCAGGATATAGCGACGCAAGAGACGATTCATTACAACAACAAATCAATGCAATATCTGGAGCGATCCCACCAGAAGTAGACCTGTCAGTAATTAGTGGTTATATTGCGGCGAATACAGCAAGCGGTGTTGTAGTTTTAGGAAAAGCAGATCAAAACAGTGACGATATTGCAACACTTAGTGGTCTTATAGACGGTGGACTAGACTTTAAGGGCTACATCAATCCTACTGTAACAGGCTCGGCCCCTTCCTTGCCGACTAATGGTGATCTTTGGATTAGTGATACTAGCGGAGTTATAGACAATGGCTGGACATGCATAGCAGGTCAAGATGTTGGTGTTAATCAGTGGATGATTTATTCTGATGATGATACCTGTTGGCAACTTGGTCCAGCAACAGATATTGACCTTAGTGCTTATGCTCTAAAGACTGAACTTAATACCGTTAGTGGTCTTGTAGATCAAAATGCTACTGATATTATTACTATTAGCGGGTTGGTTGGTAGCGGTATACCTTCAGGTCTTGTGGAATACAGCACGGGTCTAGCCATACGACACGGCAGCACTGAAGTTAGTGTTAATGAAGTTAGTGGCAATAGTGTCATTGATCTTACTAATTGGAAAATTAAAGATGGACATTTTATTCCAAACAGTAATGCGTCATTTGATCTTGGTAATGCAGAATATAAAGTTCGTCACCTGTTTTTGTCTGATAACAGTATATACATGGGTGAAGGCAATCTGAGTGCGACTAGCGGTAGCACTGTTCTTTTATGGAATGGCGAACCTCTTGCAAAGATAACAGATATTAATACTATTATTAGTGGTGAGTTAGCCGAACAAAAACTTTTAGATTTACAAGATGTAACTTCTGACGGCCCAGTAGAACAGTACGCCGTTCCTGTTTATAATCAAGGGACTAGTGAATACAAGGTTAAAAGACTGACCCCGTTGGAAGTCGAAGACACTTCAACACCACCGCTAGATGGATATCCTGCTGGAAGTTTAGGAAATGAACTACAAGACATTAAGGGAGACATTCAATCTAATACTATCCTTATTAGTGGTATCGCTGAAGATATTGTAGAAATACCAGATGCAGTTATATTCAAGGGTGTTACTGATCCTACAGTTAGTGGCTCTGCACCTGCTGGCCCCGACAATGGAGATATGTGGGTTAGTAATAATAGCGGACTTATTGATGGTAGTTGGACAGGTCTAAGCGGAGAAGATGTATTAGAAAATCAATTCTTGCTTTACTCTACAGGATTAAACGTATGGTTGAGGGGTGGTAAGATTGATGTAAGCGATCTTTCTGATCAATATCTACCTCTTACGGGTAATTTAAATCCCAACGATCAAAAACTAGATGCAGTAGCATTTACTAGTAATGTTGTGACAACAAGTATAAGTGGTTTATATCCTTCGTCCAGATATATAGGCAATTTAACTTACATAAATCATCCAAACCAGCCTCTACCTGTAGCAGCACAAGTTTACGGTCCTTCAGAATTTAATGTAAACCGTTCAGACTACAGCCGAGATTGGAAAGACGGTATAGATTATGGTTTTGATTGTGTCAGCATACTGTATGAGAATGAGGATATTCCTGAAGCAGGTTATTCTTGGAGTATTAAGGTTGGCCCTCCATCAAAATATTTTCCTAGTGGAATAGCAAACAATGGAAAGCCTTATCAACAAAACAGATATCGTGATCCAAATCCTAAAGGCTGGAATCCTGCTTTTCTTGCACAAAGAGCAGCAATTAGAGGACAAGGTGCTTTTGAATTTCGTCCATATGTGACGACGGCAAGTCAGGATATGACGACTGCTCCTTACCAAGTAGGTTTCAGGTCTTGTCCACAAAATGATATAGAGTTTTACAAAGTATACGCGAACGAGCCGAGTGCAACTCCAACCTATATAGGTTTTCATTCTGATCCTAGACAACAAGTTTTTGATAATGGCCCGATTGGTAGTTCTACAAAAGGTTATGCTTTGCATATCGATTTTCGGGCAGGCTCGGATTACGAATTATTCCAAGGAACAGGTCACGGAAGAGTTTATGGCTTTTTTGCTGATATGTTAAACAAAGGAGGAGCAAATGTTGCAGGCTTTATTGAAAGAGGTGCAGAGTTTAATCAGTTGCAGGCTCCTACAGTATTCGGTGCTGACACAATCTATGGAGGTTCCAATCCATTTGACTCAGCAAATATCTACAAACCAACAGATCAGATCGACATTGCTCAGGGTGGCCTACGAATCCGTAATGCCAAACTCGTGCAAGAGTCCACAAGTGGCAATCCCGGTCAAATAGGTTGGGATCAGAACGGTCTACTTTGCTATACAAGTTCAAGTTGGAAACGTGCTCCATTGCTTCGTTTCACAACTACTGTAAGCAATCCTACACTTGATAGTGTTGCACTTATTGTTGATGGCAATGCTAAACTTACTGCAACTGCAAACGATCTTCAAGCAGCAGCAGGCTATGTTCCACAGACTGATAATAGTCTTGTGACTAAGGGTAGCATGGAAGATGGCACTGTGAAGGCTAAATTACCAATCGCAGGCGTTGACGGCACTGTTACACTGCTTGGTGCAAATAACATATTTAGTGTGTATAATGCTGGTAGTGAAAGTTTTATTATTAGTGCAGATCAACATATTGGCTTAGGAATGACTCCTGCCAGTAACGTACTACTTGATGGTACTACTGATCAGGCATTTGTTTACAGGTTCAAGAGCACCAACACCGGACTATACGATGGTCGCTTTGGTACTAGAATCGAAAGCACTGAGTATATAAACTTTATTGTTGAGACAGTGGTTGACCCACAACAACAAACTTATGGTTTATGGGGTGGCAACAGTGGTGGAAGTAGTCCAATTATAGTAGGTAGTCAGACTGCCGATGTTCTTATCAGGTCTACTGGACCTACTGCTGATCAGTTTATCAGATTTGATCTTCCTGTCATCAGTGGTCAAACTGGTGGTAGTATGGTTATTCCTGCTGGCAACAGTGTTCCTGCAAATCTACTTATAGGTGGCACAGGAGAGAATCCAAAGAGTTCCTTTACTATCTGTGCAAAGGCTGGTGGCAGTGCTGTAACCAATCCTCAAAGTGTGGTTTGGGCATCTCACATGGATGGAGATCAGTATAGTGGTAGTGCTTACTTTAAGTTGGCACATGGTGACGATGGTAATAATAGCCAACTATCTTACTGGAATATTTTTGCCAGTACTCCAACAGACATTACAGATGCTAGTGGTGTTTATGAACGTACAGATTATACGTTTAGAATAGCCGGTACTGTAGCGAAAAGTACTGACGGGTCTGCTCCCGGTACTGTTAATTACATCACCTGTGTTGAATCTACAGACACAAATCATTGTAAAGTTCAGATAAATCGAGATGTAGAATTTTTGTCGGCTGTTAGTGGTATCAATATTAGTAATCTGGACGATGTTGAATTTCCAGTTGGACCTAGCCCAGTTTCAGCAGATCAAATACTGCGTTACTCTACCCTTAACAACAAATGGGTTAATAGCAATGCAGGAAATGCAGTACTAGGCAGTGCTCCTCTTGGTGGCTGGCCTGTTGGCTCAGTCGGTGAGGCTATTGCTAATGGTGCTGGTGCTGCCACTCTTCCGATTAGTAGTGTTGATAACAACCTTGAAATCAGTCAAGTAGACACTAAATCGTTTGGCTTTAATATCCAAGGTTCGACTGCTGTAGAAATATCACAAAATAACGGCAGTAACTCACCTACTATAAAGATTGGTGACCCTCACTCATTTGGAACTCCGGGTATTAGCACATATAACAGTGGAACTTTAGGTAGCAGTCAATCACACTATCGCTTGGTAAGTCCAACAGGCACAGATGGTACTGGTCAAAACTATACCTATCTTGGTGTTACGAACCCAACTTTCAGTTCTGCCGGAACTGTACTAACTGGTGGCACAGCCTATGTTGCTAGTCAAAGAGACATGGTTGTTGGTGCAGGTATCGATATCAACGATGTCACTAGAGCAATCAAGTTTAATGTTGGCAATTGGGCTGAAGTTAACACTGAAATGAAGATAGAACGCAACAAGGTCATGACAAGACCAGCATACAACTACTGGGCTTGTGGTAACAATTATGATATTGAAAGTTCTAAGTTCTACCTACATTACAGAGGAGATACTTCTAAATACCAAGTTGGTGTTGGCATACCTCCTAGTCAAGCACAGCCTGCTAGTGACTTTGTAGTAGGAAGTACTGTTTCTGGTAGTTCAACAATCTCTACTATTCAAAGTCGAGGTTTTGCAACTATTCAGTATAATCAGTTTAGAGGTGATGATGGTTACTTGAATATCTCTCGTCAAAATCAAAATGGTGTAATCAGTTTTGCGAGCAATGAAGACTCAACTGGCAGAGGGGCCGAGAACATCATGCAGTTCGTGCCTACTACGCAAGCCATAAGAATGAATTATAATGTTGGTTTAAATTGTGCTGTGGGTGATACAAGACTACAGGTAGAAAATCCCGGTGCCAGTGGTACTCAAACCGTTTACGGTATGATTGTTGGTGGCAACATGGGTGCTACCTCAATTATTACCAATGCAAGTTGCAGACAAGATCAGACTACTGCTGCTGGTTTCTATTCCTATAATAGTGTGTCAGCAAATGTAACTTTGGGAACACTATATTGCTTCAGAGCAGATTCACCAAACACTCTAGCAGGAGATGTAAATTCTCATGTAGGCTTCTATGCTGGTCAAGGTATTAAACATGGTGCTGGTAACAGTATAGGCTTCAGTTCGGCTGTACCAAGTGGAGAGAGCAACTGGGCATTCTTTAGTAATACTCCCGGTACTCAATCTTACATGAAAGGCAATGTTGGAATTGGTTCGAACCAAAGTAAACCAGCCTACAAACTTTGTGTAGCAGCAGAAGAAGATGACACTTACACTTTAAGAGTTGGTAATAATGCTGGTGGAGCAGGTAATATTAGAGGTACTACAAGAATTGGTATAGATGCATTTGGTCCAACAAACACCCATTCTTCTGTAGCACTGATGGTTAATCAGCACAATACCACTAGTAGTTTTCAGGGTGATCTACACATCCAAATGAGACAGGATCAGACTGACTCACTACCAGTAAGTAAGTTTGTATTTACTCCTGAAGGTAACTTTGGTGTTAACGCTAGTGGAGTGTCAGAAGCCCTAGTAGCACTTGATGTTAACAGTGACAGGATAGCCATTAGAGACGAATATACTCCTAATGCACTTTCAGCAGGTACAATCGGTGAAATTGGCTGGGATGAAGACTATATCTGGGTCAGAACACCCGCAGGCTGGAAGAAATCTGCACTTGATACATTTAATGGCAGCGGCAGTTCTTCAAGTGTTGTAAGAGGTTCTGTTGCTGCAACAGGAACTCAGACAGACTTTACTGTTACTGAAGGCTATACTGCTAATCAGTTAGATGTTTATGTCAACGGTGTCAAGATGCTTGATACCACAGACTACACTGCCTCAAACGGTTCCACAATCGTTCTAGCAACGCCTGCTGCTAGTGGAGATATTGTACAGTATACAGCATACTCAAACGTAAGTGTTACACTAGCAACACAAGCAGGCACTCCACTATCATCTAGTGATGCTGGAAGTATTGGCGATATTAAGCATAGCGACCATTATATATGGGTTAAGACAAGTGCAGGTTGGAAGAAATCTCCACTATATGCCTTTAACCAAACTCCTAGTTTGACCGTTCGTGTGACTCAGGCTGAGTATGATGCTCTGACCCCTGATTCTGATATAACTTATGTAATTGTGGGGTAAAATATGCCATTTATAAAATGGGACGAAGCAGATGATGTTAAAAATGGTACTGACGATGTAGACAAAGTCTACATCGGTTCAGACCAAATGTACCCACCCGATAATAATTATGCTCTAAGCAGTCCTGTAAATGTGACAGTAAGCGGAGGTAAATACTATTTTGATGGTCAAGACCCAGACCAGTATACTGTAACATCAGGATCATACTTATTCCAAAATATTCCTTCAAGTCACCCTATGGCCTTTACCATGAACCAAGCAGGACAAAATGTTGTTTTTGGTGGTCAAGGTGCAAATGCAGTAGGACAAAAAACTTCTACTATAGATGGTCAAACTTACACCTATTGGCATGGTGATATAATCTTGTATATTACAGGCCCATCTAATGACTTCTCCTATGAGTGCTATTATCACGGCCCTATGGGTGGTCAGGACAGAATGAAGAACTTAGCCACTTAATTTTACAGGATCGGGGATTATAGGTGTATATACTCTTGAGTAGTTTACATATTATGGAGATACAATAATGGGCTGGCAAGTAGAATTAAATTTGATGGTCAGGTCGCTAATTTGCGATATGTCCGATGAACCAAATTTTTCTGATGAAAGAATCCAGCAGGTTATTGTCATTGCTGCACAATATGTTATCCATGAGTTGGACATTCTTAGTCACTATGAGATTGATATTAAAAACTTGGTTATTACACCCGACCCAACTAATCCTAGAGATGTAATATTTCTTGGATTGGTAGCCCTCAAAGCTGCCTGTATGCTGGATCAATGCACATTTAGAAATCGTGCAAATGCTGAAGGTGTAAAAGCTGTTCTTGGACCAGCAGCCCTGACTGTTACTAACAATCTCAAAGGATTTGGACAAATTTTGGAAATGGCTCCCGGCCCTTGTGCCAAATATGAGCAATTAAAGAAAGAGTACCTGTTCGGTGGAACCAGAGCGATTCGTGCAGTTCTATCTCCATTTGTAGGAAATGAATTTGATCCGACACACTACGGTCTCGGTAGAGACTATATGGCTGGAGAAGATCACAGATCAGGCGACTTTAATTAATTTTAGTCTTTGGACGTAAAATAATCTTAAAGAACCACATTATTAGGATGGGAATCTTATGCCTGCTGCAAATTATAATTTTACTATAGAGCAAGGTTCATCCTTCGCTATCTCTTTTCAATATTTAGACAATGAGCAAAACCCCATTGATATCACCAACTGGTGTGCAAGGTTACGCTGGAAAGAAGATGTTATTGATCCTGACACTGGAATCAATAGAATCAGAACATTTGTCACTCCCACAATAAGTGCTGAGTATGCTTTTACCACCATCCCAAAAGAAGGTAAAATGATTCTCAAAATTCCTGCTGATGAAACCGCTAGCTATGATTTCAACACAGCAAATTATGACTTAGAGTTGCAGGAGCCTAATGACCTATATAGTGGTGGTGGCAAGATTGTGTTTAGAATCTTACAAGGTATCGTTACCTTGACTAGACCAAATGTTCCTGATCCTGATCAACCATTTGATTGTGATCCTGACGCTAATAATCCAGACGTACACCCCGGTTGTGGAACCTGTTAATGAGTTGCTCTGTAAATGTACAACAAATAATCGGACCTTTAAATACTTTAGTTATTGAACGCCAAGAAGATGCAGGCGATCCGGGTTCTATTACAACTACAAATATTATCATCAGTAATGATGTTCTGCAACAGATAGAAGTTGTAGATATTTGTAGAGGTACACAAGGACCATCTGGCCCGCCGGGAGCAGAAGGGCCACCGGGACCAAGCGGTTTACCCGGACCAACTTTTGATATACTGCCCATAGTCAGTGGAGGAACTAATAATAATTCTTTTAGTGCTGATTATATCATTTATTATGATGGTGCTAGTGATCAGTTGGCTAGTAGCAATTATACTATAGATGATATTATTGCAGGTGCTCAAGCCTTAACAGGAATTGTTGAAGGTTCAGGTATACAAAAAACCGACCTAGGAAATAATCAAATTAAATTAGATGCTATTGTCGGAGATGGCTTAGACGTACACAGAACTACAAATGCTATTTTTGTTGATGGCACCATAGCAAGACTTGATGATCTTACACCCGGACAATTTCAAGGTGTTTTACCCGTATCTAAAGGCGGTACAGCCAATACGTCTTATCTTGATGGTAAACTGATAACTTTTGATTCTACTGCTTTAAATGGCTCAGGACAGTTCATAAGTGCTGGCAATCTAAATGCAGATGAGATTGTAGTTAGTGGGAATGGATTCACCCTAGCTGCTGGATCAGGACTCGTGAATGGTGGTTTTGTTATTATACCTAATGGTACAGGCAGGATAGATATTCCAGAATCGGCAGATATTACTGTTTTTGCTGACAGCTTTGAACTTAGTCAAACAGGAACACCCGGTACATACACAAAGGTAACAACAGACTCCAAAGGACGAGTGGAAGCCGGTGGACAACTCACTCCTTCTGATATATATAATATTTTAGGTTATATACCTTGGCATTCTGGTAATGATGGTTGTGGTTCTCTGCTTGATGCAGATATGCTTTGCGGCCAGAGTGGTGATTATTACCTTGATGCAACAAATATAACAGGTATTATTAATACTGGTGTTCTACCAGACATAATGGTTGACGGTAGATATACCAAAGTAGACGTAAACACTAAAGGCCTAGTGACTTCTGGAATGCAGATGACACCACAGGACATAGAAGACATACTCGGCTATGATCCTGTCCGACCAACTGGTGGCGTAGATTTCTGTGGAGACATAGAACTTCATGGTAGCCTATTTATCAACAAGCCAACAGGTTGCCCCGGAGCAACTTCAGGTCTTCTAAGAGTGTACGACAATATGCCTTTGATTGCTAGAAATAATGCTGATATAGGAGTAGACGAACCTAGAGGTGTTAGCTTTGTTTACGGTGGTGGTTTTATTGCCAGAACAGGTTCTATCGCTTATTATCCTACAGAAGATGTTGTTTATGTTACTACTAACATGACAGCTAATAACAACGGTGTTGATGGAGGAGACAGCGACGACGACTTTCAAGATGATGTTAACGGAGGAGATGCTAATTCTACATTCCCTATTAGTAATCTCACAGGAACGAAACGACTCTTACTATACAAAGATACAGCAGATGAACTGTATGTTAGTCTTACAAAAGACCAGCAGATTGTAGCGGGTTTTAAAAAATGGATTAATGGTATAGGTGTTAATGATCAAGTAATTATATATGATAATGATGGCAATCCTACAGTTCCTCCAACTAATGTAGGCAGCAATACATTACTAAATGTAAATTTTAATGCGGATTTATTAGACAGTCAACACGGAGAGTATTATTTAGACGCTAATAATATTACTGGTATTTTTGATCCTACTAAAGTTAGTTTTGGTTTTATTGAAGGCACTAAAAATTATATACCTAAATTCGATGGGGATAATAATCCCGCCAACATTATTCGTGACAGTGTAATGTATGAAGATGGTGCCACCAGAGATATTACTATAGGAGAAGAAAAGAATCTTATAGTCGGAGCAAACCAAAGGAATGACCAATCGCCTTCAACCAGAAATGCAATGATTGGTGAAGATAATGGGATTAGTTCAGCAGACAATTCTTTGCTTGTCGGACAACAAAATCAGGTTCATGATGCAAAAAATGTTATAGCCGCTGGTTTTAAAGCCAGTGGACTTAAAGACAATTCTATAGCACACGGTAAATATGGTACTACTTGGCTAGAAAATCAAATAGCACATGGGGCTTACAGAGTAGATGACTCTAACAACCTACTCATAGAACATGGTCAAGCTAGTGACTACATGATGTATCTAGAAGGTCAAACCGCAACTAACTGGGCAAACCTCATTCCTTCTGTACAATTACCAGATGATACTACGCTGGCTTTTAAAGTATCTATGTTGATGAACAGTGCTTTTTCTACTGGAGTGGCAGAATTTGAATTTTATAGTGGCATTGTTAAAAATGTAAAACTTCGTGACCCTAGTAACATATCTGAAATTATAAATGTTACTACAATTATGCAGCAACCTAAAAAGAATGAGATATATAACAACTCACATATACACGATTACTATTTGCAGTTGATGTGTACAGAATTAAATGAAATTCAGAATGAAACTATTAAAGTTAATGATTCTCCCATAGATTTGCTACCAATAAGAATAGATAATGAACCAACAGAGATTATTTCTAAATATGAAGACCCAGATGGATACAATGCTACTTATCTTAAAGACAACTTAGGAAACATGAGTATTACTCTTGATGCTGCATCTATAACAGGAAATTATGTTGGTAGCACTGAAGGTGATTTAAGAGTGTCTTGTAGAGACCACGGCTTGCTTCAGGGTGAATATGCATACATAGAATTTACTAGTCACAATCAAGTATCGTTTCCTGATGACAGATATTTAGTTAAGTCTGTTGTTGATGAAAATACTTTTGTTTTACAAGGTTTGCATTTCAGGGCAGAGAAACAAACTGACAACTCACTAGGTGTACTTACCATATTGCCTGATGACATTAGAAAGTTAGACTCAGCAAATACCGTAACTATGACAGGTCTCACTAGGATAGGCACTAATGGATATGAGATTAGAGATGATAATCAAGTAGGCCTTAATAGATTCCTTAGTTTGGCTAGCCCAGACTCACATCTTGAGGTTACTATCAATAATGATCCTAATGCCAAACATTATTGCCTTTACCGAAATTTTTCTATAGATAATTTTAACAGGGAGTTATTGGAGGTAGACTCAACTGACTCTTCAGGAACATCTGTCATTAGAGATATATCCTATAAAGATTACACATATGAGTTTATAAGAAAAGCAGAATCCCTTAGTGTTTCTGGTACAGCATCTACTGTTAATTGGTTAAATAGTAATACAACTAGTCTTGCAAAATATGTAGAAGGTGGAAATGATGCTTATACAGCTATCACTGTTAATGGCGACACATATCTTTCTCCTATTACAGATAATATAGAGGTAATTGGACCTGCACCTACTGGCATGTCCCTTTATCTTGCACAAACCTTATCTAGTGTGAATGATGGAGATATAGTAAATATTTCTGTCACTCATACCGGAGTAGAAGGAACTCTTAAAGTCAGGCAAAGACAAAAACATACTGGTTCATACCAAAGAATACAGTATAATCCTAATGAGCAAATAGACTGTGTATATACTCTTTATCCTAGCGAAGACCCCGCCCTACCTGCTAGAGTACATATTTACGCAGAAGACTACCAAGACTTAGGATTATTAGACAATCCTTACGAGTTCGTTCTTTATGACGATCTTATTACTCCTACGGATAACGATAAATTTAAAATCGTATCTGATAACGATGTTTACTATTTGTATACCGCAGTAGACATGCCAATGTCTAACATATCCTATACTGTAGAGATCAGAGCCATTAATGTATATGGTGAAGTAGATATAGATCAAATTTTACAGGTAAATGTTTCTGATACTTTGTCTTTAGCAAACAATGAAAAGGGCTTAGACTCAATACTTCTTACAAACAATACAATAGCTACAGGAACCCCTGCCGACACATACGTAGGAACAATTTCTGGCAACGGTGGATATAATCCTTATGTGGTATTTGACACACCATACAATGGTTTTGAAGCAACATTTGTTTCAGGAACAGACCTCGTTACGTGTACAGGAAATATTAAAAAGTATGACACAACAGAATTAATTGGAGACCCATGCTTTTTGTGCAGTGGCTCTACCATATCTGTAGATTTTAAGAGATTCAGTGTTCCAGATAGAACCCTTGAAGTTCTTGAGGTTTACTGTGAAACAGGACTCGCGGTTTCTCCAGTTTTTAACAATAGTGCCGTAGTTAAGTTCGTGTGGACAGACCCATCTCAGGTTGGTTCTGTTATTAATACTCAGACTTTTAATGTTAACGGCAGCGACATACAGTACACTGTTACTGACACAGGACTACCATATGGTTTTGAAGCACTTGCTGCAAACACTACGGTTCCTGAGATAACAGGTTCTTTTGAACCCAACATCGAATGGATAGAGTACACTGGTTTAGCTTCTGAACTTTATGATACGGCTTCTGACGTAAACTATACCACTACAACATTTACTCCTAGCCAACCAATATCAGGTTTACAAAAAGACGTAGGACAAGCCGTTCTTGATTTTCCAACTCCTGTTACTGGCTTGGTTCTTTGGTTTAGAGATATTGAATCTTCTAATTCTCAAGACGGTTATATTCTACAGCAAGACTCATTTAAAATCGCTTTGGAAGATAGTACTGGATTTATTCAAAATGATTCTGATTATTCTAACAGCGGATTATTGGTTGCAGATAGACCAATCTATATTCTTGAAGGTTCTAACGCACTCAGCAACATATCTGATAACATCATACCTTTTTCTGGTGCTAGTATTGACATGATAGTATGCATGACAGGTGTGGTATCAGGAGAAGTTAGATTCTCGGTATTAGCAGACGCAGGAACCAATTACAAGGTAGCTGTCGGTGAACTACAACAATACACTTTTAATAGTAATTCTAATCCTGTTATTAGAGTAAGTGAAGTTTATGAAGATACAATAGACAACCAAGGAGCAGTAATTACATATACTGGAACCCCTATTGATTCTGGAAATTACATAATCAGTGGATTAAAAGAAGGTCCGGTATTTCGTAGCTGTCAAGAGAATGACGACGATGGCTTCTTTGGTTATGAAACCCAAGCAAATGGACTATGTTATGTTACAGGAGAATGCAAAGTTTATTCTTCTATAGTTGGTCCTGATGGAGAAGGTGAAGCAGTATACAGAGTCACTTTTCCAGAAAATATTTATATAAGTTATGATAGCGAATCATATATACAGTTGTCTAATTGGACACCAACAGACTCAAATCCAAATGGAGAAGTTCTTATTACTCCTTCAGATGGTCACTACCCTATTACTGAAGTTTCTGGCATTAGTAACAACTCCTTCCTGATTCCTGAACAATACGCTATTGCTTTGCCAGTTGATGGCACAGGACTAAGTAGCCAAGGTACTGTGAGTGGTTCTTTTGATATTTATCATGAATACAAGAGCCTTCCAAGTAACATTATTAATCAAGTGCCCGGAGACTTCTTGACTGTAGAACGAACCTACAATCCTCCTGTATTAGACCCTGACTATAGACCTAAAAATGATCTTTTTGATATTTTGTCAATACAAGGTAATAGGATTATTACAGAAGATAAGAAAAATTATGTTCTTATAGAAGACGATAGACCTCCTTATCTTGACCATACAATTCGTGGAATATACACTAATGACTCTAGAGAGTTCTACGCAAATGTTAAACGGTACGGAAACAGATTAATTGACCTTAGATTTGAGAAAGACCTAGAAAGCAGACGACTACCTTATGCTGATGGACCGTGGGCCTATAAAGACCTTTATGTCGGTGCTGATTATGACCATGTAAATAAACGACTAATTCTGTTTAATCTTCCTACTGGCGTATATAAACCAATGGATCGTATACAGATTAGTTTTCAAAACCCTAATGATTTACAAAGTATAGGTATTTGTTCAGAGCCGCAATATTTCGAGTTCCCAGCAGATCATATGTATGTCTATACGGGTCTACCTGTTACAGAATTTGAGACAGATGGAGTAGGAGATATACAGTTTACGTTGTCAGACCAGCCGCCTCAAGGATGGGTTAAACTTGATGGTAGTACGTATAACATCAATCAATATCCTGCACTCAAGCAATACTTAGATTACTACAGATTAAGATACACGAACTCTGATAACATTTGCTGGGCAGCTTCTACTTTGCCTGATTTTAGAAATGCAAATGTAATAGGATCGGGAGTCGCCCCTTGGAATAATTTAGGAGAACTAGTTGATGCAACTGGTTTTATTCCGCTTTCAGGTGAAGAACCCGATAATTATTACGACCCGCCTTTGAATGTAGTTGGCTTCTGGATTATGAAAGCAGAAGGCAGTTTCTTTGATCCAAATATTCCTATTAACTTAGGAGACTCAGGAAATATTAACTATGTCATAGATAATTTTGACTTAGGACCAAACTCTTGTAATAGCAGCAATCAAATAAGTTTTAGTACAACAGGCTGTAGAGTCAGATTAGACATATTGCAATTTTTAGAACCAGACTTGAGATTTAATGTGTCTGAATTTACTACCAATGACATATATCAAGTCTCTGGAATTAATCACGACTACTATCAAGACCAAAACTACCCTTGTTCAGATGAACCCCTTAGTGATCAAACATTATTGTACACACCTCTTAATCCCGTAACCGTTAAACCAAGGGCTTATAATGGCAATTATGCTGTTGTCGTATCGCCAGATACCGAACTACTTAATTTTGAAACAGATAGTGGTGTTTTAGGACTGTATACTAAGGAAGAACTTCGTAGCCCCAATAACCCACCTTTCCACTGGTGGCCTCTTGGTATTTATGTCAAGTCAGAGACAGATGGACAAGGCCCACTGTCAACTCCTGTAGCATATACAAGTGGCTACTACAGTACGCCCAATAATCCCGGTTTTAGTAATGCACCAACTGGCTATGCTACATCAGAGTCTCCTTTAAGGGTTGAAGTTGGTAGTGATATTAACCCTAGTCCGTTTGCTTTCTATCATTGGTTCTATACAAATGAGTCCTTTGATTATGCACCATTCGATATTTTGGTCAGTGGAGACAGTAGCGATCAAAACGATCCCACACAAGTTATTCTTCGTATATACGATGAAAATCATATTCTGGAATGGACCAGTTGTTTTAATGTTAATCAGGCTTCTCAAAATGCAGATGGATGCATAATATCTGACGGTAACGGCGGCGGTGATAGATATAATCTACCAAGTTTTTATCAACTAGAAATCGAATGGGTTAAAGAGCCATGTAATGGCAGCACAGCCGGACCTCCATACAACGGATGGATACATACTTCAGTCAGCGGGGCTGCATTTACTTCAAGTCAAGGAACTTGTTACATTGTTGAGCCTGACAATGCAAATACACAATTAAGAACTGACTTCAATCAGTATGCTGCAACAACATTTGACTTACAGCTTTATCAGCTACCTAGTGTGACAATGAGCAGCAATTTCTGTGGAAATACTGACAGGGCTAACCTAAAATGGTTCACCCATGCACATAAAATGCACATAAATAACTTCAATACTCCAAGAAGTTACTTAGAGTATGGTGATGAATTTAAGATTATTAAACTTAATAATGATACCAACTTTGGTGACAATGTAACTAATTTGCTTACCAAGATCAATCCGACCTCAGAAGACTCCTCATTGTCAGGTCTTTCTACTTCTGATGAATTATGCAGATATAAACCGTGCTATAAATACTCTAGCGATGAAATGTTTAATAGCTGGAGATATCCAGTAATATGGGGTACTCAAGAAACAAAGGGAGCAAACGACTACCCGTGGAGTTATGCACAGACTGATGGCCCGCCCTATGGTGCAGGTCCGACCAATGTAAATTCTTTTCCGCAAGGTGCTCCAGTTACAATGTTCATACAAGTGGAAAGCGATGCCCCACCGGGAATACCATATTATGCTGAAGCTGGTATACCGGGAGTTGGCTTCATAAGAGCAGATGAGAATACTCCTGTTGCCTCATTCACGACGAAATCTACTACAACGGACATAGGAGTCACAAGTAATATAGACAATAATATCAATCCTAATAATCCTTACTATGTTCGTTGGACTTTGTTTATTGTTGGTGGTGGTTTCCCGTATGCTTGGACAGACCCATTGGTGAACTATGCTATTCTGTCTACTACCGAATGGCTGAATACTACTTATGGTAGCCTTAAATTAGATGTTGACGACATACATCATCTTCCAGCAGAATGGTGCAACACAGGGCAGTACGAAGACAAATACAGAAGCGTTAAACCCGTAGCTAATAACTTGGCTACACAAGTGCCGTTTACAGGAACCTGTGAGTTTAGTCAGAGTATCTCAGGAAGAATGTATATACCTGAAAATAATAACTTGTATTTCCATACTCATGGAGAAACTACGGCTTACTGGCCTTTAGATGAAAATGGAAGTGGCATACCCCATCAACAAACAGGCATTTATATTATTGGAGATCAGCTTTCTTCAAGTAGTATAAATAGTTGTGGTTCTGGTTTAGCTTGCATAGAAATTTCAGGTTTTAACAATGTAGACCTTACAGGTATACCTACTGTTGGAGATCGAGAAAACATAGGGGTCAATCCTATTGTTATTGAATCTAATGGTGTTACTGGCATCGTAGGAAACTATGGTGCAAATAAACAGTTCTACTTTGACTTTGATGATGGACTACCACAACTTTCTAATGTCTATAATGTTATTGATTATGTAGATGGCAGAAAGAAAATAGTAATATCGGTTCCTGACCTTCCAAACCTATCTAACAAGTCTGGTTTGGTATTTATGATAGAAAATCCTAAGAACATTAAGAGTCATCTCAATCCTAATCTGAGTAATGAGTTTATCGTCAGCGATCCCACAGTGACTCCTGAAGAAATCTTCAGCACACAGATTAATCACTTCGATTACTGTACAAAGAGATGGAAACATCTACTACATTTTGATTGGGATGTTATTGGTACAGGATATCAAGAGATCAAGATTAATACAGGGAACGAGGAGTCTGTTATTGACCTTTTCCCAATTCCACCAACAGGAATAAGTATTTCTGGCATTAGATATACAGATAGCCTTAGCAACCCCTTCACAGACGTAACAGATATTACATCGGACAACACTAGAGATTCATTCTATGTGCAGTTAGTTACGCTTTATGGAACTCCCTCATTTACACAAGACATTTATCAAGACCTACCTAAAGTCACCATATCTGGCCTGCAAGACTTTGAGTATGAGTTAGACCCATTAACAGATGTAACAAACTATCATGGTTCTGGCTGGAATATTACCATGAAGGTAAATAGAACAAATGAAATTATTGATAGTAGAGAGATTGTCTTTAGAGCAGAAGACGCAACAGGCAAAGCAGATACAACAGCAGTATATAATCAAATATTCTTACCAGAACTCTTACAGTCCTATACAGGATATTCTTTGCCGGGAACCAATGATTGGGAAGTTATCTACGACACTCTCTATCTAGACCTAGACAACATCAACAATAATAATATACTAACCTTTGAGATGCAAGGTACGCCTACTGTTAATCCTATAAACATTACCTATGAAAGAGTCAGAGACAATGTTCTTAGGGTTTACGGTCCTGTAGACCCCGGCGTAGTCAGTACGACATATTATAGTACTACCATTATAGCAAAAACAGGACTTACGCAAACTGAAGTCGCCAGATGTACTGGATTAGTTGTTGACTTGCGTGATGCTCATGATTGGACACCTGTCCCAATTACACTGAATAACTTTAGAAGTTTTGGAGAGAGAACAGACTCAGGAAACTTCTACGCACATTCTTCTGGTCAAGAATCATTTAAGTTTGATGTGCCACAACCACAAGGGAGCGTATTGTTTACTGTAAGCCATCTCAACCAAGACGATGTTTCGTCCGGTGTGCTTGGATACGAAATTTTATACTCATACAGTAATACTGAAAGAAGATTTAATGTAGAAATGATTCCTACGGGAACTGGAGAAGTTTATCCTACGGGGATGCAAGCACATTATCCAAATAATCAACTAGAAATTGAAATGGAGTACGAACAATACGATGTCAATGGTCAACTTCAAACTCCAAACGCAAGAGAACAATCTTTCCCAATCTTTAACACAACTTTGTATACAGGTCTAATCATATCAAATTCCAACCCTGATACAATAAAATATTACAAGACAGATGAACCTTGGCAAATTCAGGTTAAGGTTAGTGGAGGCATAACAGACCACAATCCTAGTCTTAGGCCAAATGTCAGAGTATTTAATGCTCCAAATAAAGGAAACTACGAAAAACCCAAAGAGCCGGTTGACTGTATAATCACATATCAATACCAAGATGACCCCGGTAATGCCTGCTGGCTAGTTCAAGCTAATGCCAGAAGAGACATCTTTGGTAATTACATGCCAAATAACACAGGTGAATTTCAGTTGTATGTGAATGTTGATGACACACTTACGGACTATGCCACACTTAATGATAGTGCAAATATTAATGATCAGTTTACTATCATATATACTAAGCCTTCTGGATTTATTAATCTTCCTCCTACCGTTTATTCAGTTCCGGGTGCTCCGTTCTTTACTAAGTGCGATGTTCTGTCTCAAGACAGTGGTAATACTCCAAACATCATTAGAACAAATCAGAGCGACCCCGGTTTTAATTTAACTGATGAATGCAATCCGGGCATGAAGTGGGATGGAGACTTCCCTTTATGGCAACGTGGATACAGAGGAACTACTACTTCTTCAGCATGGGATGCTAAAGTTGAGATTAGTACACAAGGCACAATTACTGCGTCTGTCAAGGGACTAGGTAAAGATAAAGTTATGGCTGTTGCCAAGGTTGAGTTCTTAGAGATAGAAAGCGACCAGTTAGTAGATGTTCCATTCAGGATTAAAGAAGTTACACCAGAAGAATCAGAGTCAGAACAGTTCGGACAAGAAGGAATTATTGTAGAACAAGGAAAGGCTTGGCAACTACAAGTTACAACAGAAGGTGGACTTGCTGATGCTAGATATCCTCCAACTATCGTTCTTACAGGAATGCCAACATTTTGTACAGGCTACAACCCTATGGATGGAGATTCTAATGATGACTTAGCTTGCATAGACGGTGAGCCATCATTTGGTAATGGAGAATGGACATTTAGATTTGAAGGTGAACCATCTTGCGACCTGCTTGGGATCAAACCATTTGGTATTCTAGCCATAGACACGCTTACTGGTATACCTCCTAGCTACTTGGCTACAGATACTCATCAAGGTCAATTTATCTACGAAACTGGAGAGTTCTTTGTGTTGCCTCCTGAAATTAGCTTTACGGGTGAAACTGACCTATATCCTTTCTGTGACATTTGCTATACAGGATATATAGACTTCGGACCTCAAGTTGAAGATGACCTAGACTGTAATAGCGTTACAGGAATCAAGACTATCAGAACTAGTGGTACTTTGCCTGAAGGTCTAAGGTACGGTATTTATTTTCCTGCTGATCCTCCTACATTTCTAGGTAGCGGTCAACTAACTGGTAGACCTAATGGTGAAAGACAAATTACCCTAGCAGCACCTTATAATAATCTATCTAGTGGATACATTGCCATTACTGGATGTCCAACAGAGTTTGCTGGTGGAGGACCATATCCTGATGAGTTCTTTGCCGAAGTTTGTAATGCAGTAGACGAATGTGCTGATTTAGTAGTTACTTTTGAAGATGCTTCTAAACCTTTCGATCCAAATTTAGACTTTGTATACTTCTTTAGCCAAACGGGTGCTGTACTTAGCCCTAAGAGTGGTGAAGATATTGTTGGTACAGGGCCAGTAGCTGGTAGTCGTGCTCCTAATGCACAGGAGTACAATGTAGAATGTCAGAGTATACTGCCTCATGCAGAATGCAAGGTTTTCCATGTGTTCTACAGTGGAAACAATGTTGACTCATACATAAGTGGTATATATCCAGAAGGAACTTCTAATAACGACAAGATAGATTTACAGACTAACCCAAATAATTTTGTATACTTTAAAGACGAAGACAACCCTCTTAACGATGGAAGATTCGCAGCAATACCTGCTCAGTCACCTTTTAATATTGATTTTGAGATAGTAGCTGTTGGACTAGCCAATGCTTCTACAGGAACAGGGCTACTCGTAGTAGAAGATATACTAGCAGGTTCTAACTCTTTAGATGTTGACAAACTGGATGACTACTTCCCAAGTCCTTTCAATACATCTACTACTAAATGCGTATTAGGTGGTGGAGAGGTTGGATTTGGAACCATACAGGGTCAAGGAAATAAATATGGTCTTAGAGGACATATGATGCCAAGACTGTCTGGTTTCCTAAGTGGTGACGATGCAGTGTTTAAACAAGCCGATGAGTATATGTCTGGAGTTACATTTGTAGAAGTTAATGCAGACACAGATATACCTTTGATAAGTGTATTAGAAGCGAGCGACTGTTGGCAAACCGGAGAAATGAGAATTAGTGGTGTCATTCCACCTTCAATTCAAGCCTTTATTACTGACCCTCCACCAGCAGCTAATACTAATTACTCTTCGTTGACTGATTCATTCTCATTCCTTACTCGACTTGCTTATGGAACTACTGCTAATCAGCAAAGTAAAACTGAAAATCAAAGAACAGCAGGCTTACAATATAGAGTTTACAACATGACTCAAGGAGCCAATCAAATTACACAGGGGTTTGTAACTTCTAATAGTCCATTCCAATTTCAGCCCACACAAATAAGCGGGGTGGTTTATAGTGTTCAATTATTCAAACTAGGAGATGAATATCCAACTAATAACATTGATCACCAGAATTATACTGAAAGCTACTACACATGGATACACAAAGGATTAAATGCGAATGCAGCACCTACCGCAGCAGCGTTCCCACCAATATTCCCAACAGGATTTGGAAGTGGAGTGTTCGCAACCTTCGGATCGTCTACAAACATTGATGGTTTAGCTTATGGTGGATACACAATACCAACATCGTCACAAGAAACTATTATGATAAGTAATAGCGTCAGTCCTGTTCCTTACTGGCAAGACGGCTCTAATACTAATTGGTCTAACGCAGACTATCTACCTCAAATTAGTGGCATGGTACTTAGTCAGTTTGATAATGTTGATGGAGTGTGGGTAACTGGAGGCAGCGTAGATATACAAGCTGACCCAGATGTATTCACAATTCCTGTTCCAGATGATTTCGTGGAAGCAGGGTATCCTGTTAATATCGTAGTACAAACAAATCCAAATTCTGCACCGCAGCTTGATTATACATTTGTTTTAGAACAAAGTAATCTACTAGGAAGTAGTCCAGTAACAGGTATAACATTTGACAGCCCAATACCTTGGAACTTTACTTCTAATTTCCAAAACGATGATGTTACTATAGACAAGAGCATTTTACTAGTTAGTGGAATTAGACAGGTGAATGGTTTTGATAGTCATCTAGTAGTAAGACACAGCGACACATCTTATAGTATTGGAGACCTTGTTGTAGTAGATTCTCCTAGCGGCACATCTGCTACTTATACTGCTTGTAATGCTATTGATCTAGAAATATCTGACGGCGACACCACTTCAATAGTTGTTTCACCTAAATCTCCAAACGCAACTAACGAGACATGGTTAGACAGTCTTATAAGTCCAGATGATCTTGTGACTCTCTACAAACAAGAAGTTGGAGAGATATATGTTGATCCTAATAGTGTCAGTCTACAATCACAAGGGATATATGAATACAGCATAGTAGGAACGCCCAACACCCTGTATAAAGACTATAACTTTAGAATAACAACATGCGAAAACCCAAATATGCCAGTAGCAGATACAAATATTGGTGGAGACCCTGATTTTGTTAAGCAGTCTTCTACAGACTATCCATTGTTTGTTTCCAAGCCAATATCTGTATTTAATACAACGGTCACAGGCACCAAAACTAGTTGGATTATAAGACTAGAAATAGAAGGTGGTTTGCGTCCAGTACAAAATAATAGCCCAAGAGTTCTATTAAAGTATGGTAACAATTTACTAGGTACTCTTTGTGGTTTTGATAGAACAATAGACAGACTTAGACAAACGCCTACAGTAACTTCGCAAGATCAAGAACAAAGTGACAACGTACTTCTAGATGAGTACGATGCACAAAATGACAGAATTATTATAGAACTCAGAGCAAACAGTGACTATGCATGGGGAGCACCAGCTAGTCCAACAGCAATTACCGTAAGAATATCTGATATTACAGGAGAGGTAAACCACCAAGTACAATTACCACAATAATATGGCAACAGTAATAGTAAATGAAAACCGACCATCAACTTTAGAAATTACAACTTGCGTTGCGAGTTGTCCCGGTATCGGTACGTCTGTAGATATTATACCTAGTACACAAGGTCAAGTTGGTGTTATCATAGCAGAAAAAGGAATCCCCGGCCCACCCGGGCCACCCGGATTGCAGGGACCACCCGGCACTGGAGAGAAGGGAGATAAAGGAGATGCGGGAGACGAAGGCCCACAAGGTCCAGTAGGAGCAGGACTGCAACGCATAGATATTACAGATAATATTGAGACAATATCTCTTACCGACCCTTTATTAGAATCTATTTCAATAGTAGGAACAACAGGTAGCTATGTAGATATTGACTCAGCAAACAACATTATTACCATATCGTCCGAACAAGTAAATGGCAATTACGCACCCATCAACCATACTCATCCTCACACAGACATTACAGATTGGACTGAAGCAGTACAAGATACTATGGGTGACACCCTAGAGGCTGGTTATGGTATAAAAATTGTATACAATGATGCAGACTACAACAATATTGTTATTAGTAGTACTGGTCTGACCGTAGGAACAAATGTACAGGCTTGGAATGTAAACCTACAAGAAATATCAGATTTAAGTGTGACTGACAACAAAATATTCTTTGGTGATGGAGTAGATAGTATTTCTCTAATAGATTTTAGTGACCTTGCTGTAGACTTGGTAGCAGAACCATCACAACAAGGAATGCGTGATGTTTTAGGCCTAGGTACTTCCGCAACAGAAGATGATACTAAATATGCTGTGATTGATGGAGGAAATGCTTTTACAGGAGGGGAACAAACATTTAATGACTTTGCTATTAGTAGATTTTCTGCTAATATTGTTAATGTAACGACAAATACTTTTACTGTTACTCAAGCACACAACGGTAAAGTATTAACTTTTAGTTCAAACACAGGGCCAATTATAGTTGACTTTGATGCTAATTTACTAGCCGGTTTTAATTGTTTGGCAGTACAGATGGACGTAGGACAGGTAAGATTTAATAGCGTAGTTAACAGATATAGTGAAACTAAGTTAGTAGGACAATACTCAATAGGAACTCTTGTTAAAGTGCTTTCTAATCCTTCAACTATCATTCTATCTGGAGATGTAACTTTATATGATGGAGGCCCATAATGGTATACATTTTGCCTCCTTTTTATGGCATACAAAGTAGAGACAGTGAAGCTAAAAGAGAACAAAATCTAAAACTTAAAGTGTATTACATTGGCGTAGATGTATTTTGCTATGGTGACACGGCACTACAAAGTGATTATGGAGACCCGATCAATCCTGTCTCATCTCAAAGTCTTGCATTTTATCAAAAGATAAACTCTTCTGACCACGACAGAGGAGATATATAATGAGCACACTATTTTTTGATGGCTTTGACAGAGCGTATAATGATCCAATCTTAGACCCAAAATATTGGTCGCAGGAACACATTGGATCAAACACAGAGGCTTCAAGCCCTATGTATTGTTTTGAAGGAAATGTGATTCAGTCCGGCAACAGAGGAAGTAAAGACTATCCCACTCGAAGAATTAACGGACACGGTTATTATCCTTCTACTTATCCATTTAGACTTATTACCTATCACATATCTCCTTTTGCAGCCGAACTGCCTTCTGGTCAACACTATAGCGTTTGGAATGCATATCCGGGCGTAGGCAATGCTCCGGGCTACGTAACACTAGTCAATGTAAACGCTAGGAATGAATTTGATCTTTCTCCTATAGACTATATAGCACTTACAGGTTTTGACAATGTAGCTGAAGATGCTACTTCAGCATATGTGGGATGCAGGTTTTTAGGAATAGAAACGAAAAGTCTTGATTTTGTTTCTAATCCAGACCGCTTCGGAGACAAACACCCATTGATGGCTTTCGTTAGCGGTAATCAAACAGGTGTGCTATTAAGTGTAGTCAGAGTTTCTGGTAATTGGTTCCGTAACCAGAAGATAGACGATGGGCTTTCTCCTATAACTATGGGTTTACAAGTAGAACAGAATGGTAGAGTTAGTGGAATATTTGATCTAAATGTATCTTCACTCGTTGACGATTTTCAAATACGTTCTATTGCAGATGTAGATGGTCCCAATACCATGAATGTAAACACTGGAAAAGTATTAACAATAACTAAAAATCCTCCACCTGTTCAAAGCCAAGAGAATCAGAACTGTACACTTTCTAGATGGGCTATGATCAATGTAGAAATACAGTATGACCCAACACCGCTCATTTCTGTACAAGTAGAAGGAGTAGACTGTGTGGCTATACCGTTAGATGATTCTAGCGTAGATATATCAGACAGGTCCGATCCCAATCTTAGTTTTGAGATAGAAATTGAGCCTGTACCTTTTAATAAAGTAGAAATTTTTAATAGATCGTATGACTCAGATATTAAACAACCTTATTACAATAATCCTACGAACATTATTCGCTATACTAGTAACTATTATATGGGAGGTCGTCAAATGGCAATCGATGACTTACATATAAATGACAACGCTTTACCAGAACCTACAGGCAGATTAGGCTTAGAGGCAAGAACGGTCAGGCTTTTTCCGGGCTTCCCCGAACATTATAACACAGGACTAGGTAACGATGCTTTTTTTCCAGACGGTCTTAGTGAATGGTCTGGTTTAGATGAGGTACATGAATATATTATAGATAATACTCTGATTTTTTGCTGTGTAGAACCTCTCTCTCTAACGGGTACGTATCAAAAACGTAATTGTGTAAAAGATAAAGACTGCTTCAAAGAAGGCTTACCTTGGGAGACAGGAACTTGCGGAGGTGGTGCTAAATACATTTACAGTTATAATTCTGGAGACATACAAACTTTTCCATACTTTGCTTATACAGATGAGGCTTTCTCTAATTTTATGTATCTCAATCTGCCTTCTTATACCACTCAAGGCTGTGATTGGACTCCTGAAGGCGGCTACGAAGGCGATATGTCGCCTTTGCCTCCTCGTCCTTTACAATTTAATGCAGATAATGAATCTGTTTGGAGAAACTATCTTGCAAGTGGAATAGGCGGCATTAAAGTATACAATGAATACAAGAACGAATTTTTACATTCTGCTTTTGAAAATGTGTTTTTTAGTCCAGATTCAGAGAATTGGCCTCCTGTTGACCTAAACAAAACAGATGCACATCTGATTTTTGATGACAGTTTGTTTAATACTACAAATATACTTAATTCAGGAATAGCGACTACAGGAACAGAAACATTTTTTCCAGACGATAGAATGTGCTTAATAACTGGTACTGACATGATGTTTCCTGCCGATCCAGATAAATGGTCTGTGGGCAGAGGAATAAATTTTAATGGTGGACATGTATTGCCTTACATGACTAACCTAAGTCGGTATCAGTATAATATGCAAAGGTTCGGAGTCTGTGAAGAGTGCCCCGAAACAAACGGCATAGATAGATGGAGTGGGTCAGGTGTAAATTCTGGGCAGGCTTGGACTATTAGTACATGGGTCTACTTTGAGAACGAAGACGATATCATTCATTTATATTCTAGATTTTTTGATGATGACATTAATATTTCTGGAGGTATAGATTATATTAGAGGTATGGACAGAAACCAATACTTATTTAATCTTGGTGACGATCCACCCGGAGACCCAATTTTTCCAGACGCATACTATCTCTCTTGCGAAAATCCACCTGACCCCAATGGTGTTTCACCTGATCCTGCTTATTGGGACTGCAATGATTATTATACTGCTACAGGAGGAATACCTTTACTGAATAGAGAGAATAATTATGGAGAATGGCAGTTTGCATTGTATGCTACTCGTTCAGGCATCAGACTGTCTACAATAGGTGCTGCTACTAATTTATATTATTATAGGTTTCAGCAAGACCCGCTACCCGGAACTGACATAAGTAACGAGTTCCCTCCTAATGACCCTACTAGTTTTCAAAACCTAGACAGTGTTCCTTATACACAGCAGTTTCAAGGAAGCATGGAGAATCCTATAGGATACAGAGAATGGTTCTTTAGTGGAGAAATACCAGTTAAACAATGGTGTCACATAGAAATCAACAAATCATCAGACAGGACAGTAAGAGTTTTTGCTTCTGGTTATCCTGCAAGTGGACACCAAGTAGTAGCAGGTTCTCATGTAACCAACTGGTACAGAGGTCTTATGCAAGATATGTGTGGAGAAACTTTAACAGGGCCAACTCCTGATCTTTACAGATTTAATGCTTCTGGATTTAACTTTAACTACTACAATGCTCCCGAAGATAGGGTTCAGCCTTTTCCTTGGATAGATGTAGGCCCAATATTTAATGCTATATATCCAATAGAAGGAAATACTGCAATGATCGGCTACCCTAACCCTATGATAGAAGTACCAGTTAGAGTTGGAGGTGGATATTCACAAATAGCAGATTATGTGTATGTAACTGGGGAAGCTATTCATCTTTCTCAGTACCCATTACCTTCTGTACAAGTTCCTTTGCCTAAAGACTTTTATATGAGTACAGCAAACCCACTTACAGGCATTAACAATTTAGAATGTTCCTATGACAACTATTACTTATTTCAAGACCCTGTATCTAATGATCAATGGAGTAGCGGTCTAATTGTATCAAATTCTGGTTTCAGATTCGGAGTAAAAAAACTATGAGTATTTCACAGACCATAAATGTAGCAAATTTAGGACAAGTAGTAACTAACGCAGGAGGAATCACATTTGCTGTAGCAACTCCTACTGGTACACTAGGTGCTATATCAACTCTTAATGTTGATGGCTTAAGCGTTAATACTGGCCTTAGATCAGTGCTTGTTAATGTTCCTTGTTCTGCTTATCAAGGTTCTTTAAATAGTGCAAGTTTTAGCTTTCGCACATTCAGGTCTTCTATTTATTTAAGTGCAGAGGGTAGGCCTCCTTTTGCTTTTGTAAATACTGAAGATCAACTTTTTAATTTGCAGTCACTTGCTCTCGAAAACGGCCTTAGAGTTGATGACTATGTTATATTCAATGCTGATGATCCCTTGTCTGATTATAAGATAGGAGATGCCGCACTTTTTATCGGGCCTATTGCCGAACCTCCTGCTGAGAATGCTTGGGTTAGATATCCCGGTGGTATAACTAGTGCTCCTATAAACCCATCTACCCCTGTTGCTTCAACCGGAGTTAAAGTAGATGGTAAACTGGTTACTAATGACACGGCCCTTCCTAATAACGCAGGGGCTTGGAACATTATGCCGAAAACTGAAAGTAGCTACAGCTACGACATATCAGCTAATGGCTTTATTAATATAGATGTTACAGATGTTGTTAAGGAGATAACAGATCAGCCTCTTTGGGAAAAGAATAATCAACTATCTATAATTTTTGAACCAGAAGGCAATGATGGGGACTACCTATTTGACATGGGTGTAAGTTCAAGTCAGTTTACATTTACGACAGACCACAACCCCGTCCCACCATTTAAACCACAAGATATTCAGATTCAATCAGAATATCGAGCATTGGCTGTCACTTGGGAGCCTCCACTTGATGATGGTGGTTCTCCAGTAATTGGATATGCTTTTGAATATAGGTCAGAATCAGAACAAGAATGGACTTCGACACTTGGGACTAGTGCAGATGAGCGTTACTACAATATAGAAGGTCTTACTCCGGGCATATACTACTATGTTAGAATAGCAGCAGCAAACGAGATAGGCTTAGGAGATTGGGCTACTCCCACCACTCCCGAAAAACCAAACAATAATGCCCCGGTTCCCATTAACTCCTTGGACTTTAATAGTGCTAACCCTATTCGGGTTAGAATTAGAAGAGACTACTCAGCAGCATGGGACGCAGCAGACCCAGTGTTAGCCATTGGAGAGCCGGGGTATGTTTTAGATACTAACTTTATGAAAGTAGGAGACGGTCTTAGTAGCTGGACAGGATTAGGCTATGTCCAAGTCCCAGATAGTACTATTAATTTCCCTCCTCCACCAGATGTGTTTCTAAAAGTAAACGACAATGAGTTCGCTGCTTCTCCTGTAGTAGAGGTTAATCTTTCAAAAAGTCAACCTTTAACTATCAAAGCTGAAAATGGCATTAAGGCAGAATATAGCAACACCTATAAAACTGTTACTATGTCTTTAGAAACTACTTTTAATCCTATACAAAGCGGTACGATTTCGAATCCTGAAGCATTAGGTTCTCAAGGGTCAGTCAGGTACGACAATGAAAGAATATTTATTTGCGTAGAAGAAAACTTGTGGAAGAGAGTATTACAAGATCAGCCTTGGTTTAATGTCGTTCCAATATCTGTTAGCGATGGTGCTGGGCAATACCCAAGTAATACAGTCATATCAGCAGACGGTGCAATAGTACAAGTTCAGTCTAATGGTGATCCCTATCCAGCAAAAGCAGGTACACCTCTTGTTAATGACGGGTTGACTCCTAGAGGTGGATTTCTTGGAGGCTATATACCAGCAAGTCAAAATTATGACTTCGCTATTCTGTACAATGGTGGTGAATCTAATAGCAATCCTCAATTAGTTTCAGAAAACCCTATCGCAGTCACAGTCAACGGAGTGGTTATCAAGTCTTCTAAATATTCTGGAGACATAGACATTTTTTCTCCTCCAAATAACTTTGAATATGACATGCCGTTTTGGACAAATTATTTTGGTATAGACGGTTGTAACGGTTTAGTATTAGATGATCTAGTTTATGTCTATTATGGAGGACGCTTCGTTAATCAGTGTTGGAACACCAATAAGTTTTATGAGTCTAATGAGTATTTTAATGACACAAACTTTGCTGGAGACTATATTAGACATAATGATGGTCACTCAAAAATCGTAGGAATAGCATTTGATGGCTATCCTATATATGGACCGTTCGGCTATTCTGACCCACTTAATACCAATTCTAATGTAAGACGCATAGCTTCTTCTTACAGGAAACTTGCTACAGATGCTCATAGACCTAACGGATTTAAGTATAATAATTCTTATGTTATAGAAGATGTTACATATACTTTAATAGCCGGTGCGTTTGTGCAAGACTATCAGTTCGATACCACGTTTGGCGATTTGGATGAATATAATGGCCGATATTGCAAGACTCCAGAATACCCGAATGGCACTTATGCATACTTTTTGACGTTCTCTGACGACGAATTGCTTTATCCTGCATATCCTTATATAATTGGTACTAGCACTAGGGAGCAGCGTAGTGTATTATAGGGTAGTAACTTTTACCGAAAGGGCTAATAAATATGTTTGATCATTTAATAACTCCTGCTTTTAAGAACCTTTACAAAGAAGCTATTGATACGCTTATAGTCAACAGCACCAATTCTTTAACTGTACCTTGCAAGTTTATATATGACAGTGTAGAACGCAAACTGTGTCCTAATTGTGTATTTGATCCTATACAGCAAAGATCACTCAATAAGTACAACGGTAGCGGGCCAGCACCTTTTCCTGATCAGAGCATATGCCCTGTCTGTGGTGGATATGGCTTTAGCAACATAAGGAATGAAGAGGTAGCACACATGGGTATTATATTTGACAGTAAGTACTGGATGAACTGGGGTTCTAACTCAGTTAATATTACAGAAGGCATGGTGCAAAGTTTGTCAACTATAAAACTTTTTAATCAAATTAAAAACTGTAGAGAAATGATTATGGATACTAATCTTTCTCATCTTGGTAACTATAATTATACCAGAGCGGGAGAACCTGAACCAGCAGGTCTAGGGGATCATATCTACTTAATTACTATGTGGAAAAGATTATGAAATTTGAAGTTACAATACAAGAAACAACTAACCAAATATCTAAAGAGATACTTAATGCTATTTTAAAAGAAATGTCAAAGTCTTGGTTTAAAGGCACACAGGCTATTACTAAAGGTCTACCTACAGTAGTAATAGACGGTATAAAGTCTCAACCAGAATACAGTGCTTTGCTTTCCGGTCAGTTGAAATTTGAATTTGGTCTTACTAATGCAATTACAAAAGTTGAAGAGATTATTAATATTTGGGCAAATAACATTGCACTGACAAACTCTCCTCCTAAAATACGAGGTTCGCAAATAACAGCGTCTTATTCGATCAGTATGATAAAGTCAGATTACAGCGATGTACTTTCAGCCCCTGCTGCTAAACAATTAATTGATGGAGGTAATTTACCTTGGCTAAATTGGTTATTGACCGCAGGTGGCAGTATTTTAGTTCCGTCTTATGATGTAGAATTTGGGCCAAGTTCACGGTCTCGTACAGGTGGTGCTATTATGGTAAAAGGTGGTAGTTACCGAGTTGACCCAAAATATGCTGGAACACTAGGGAATAATTGGATTACAAGAGCCGTTGGAAGTGTAAATAACAATATAGAAGAACTTATCACAACATCATTGAGGTCAGCATTATGAATGAAGATTGTTCATGTAGTAACGACATAGGCTTTAGTAAAGTAGATGAAATAGGCCCAAGTCAGCTAATTAACCAATTAGAAGAAAATATGAAGGCATTTCTAGACTACGGATTCCTCGATATAGGAGGTTTTGTTAATGTCCACTATTCTACTAGCGGGCTTTATGGAGGAAGTTTCGACAGATTGATGCCAAATGCTGAACCACCTTTTACTGATGGTAGAATGTACAGAACCCCTAAAAAAGATATAGTTTATGAGTCTGGTATGTCGTATAACGGAATTTCGCCCATTCCTGTTACTGGAGTTATCATCGATAATCAGTTCATTCCCGGTCCTACAGGCAATTCTCAGCATGGGTTTACAATTAACTATCCAGAAGGCTATGTTTTATTTAACCAGCCTTTAGATAGCAACGTAGAGGTTTACATGGCTTATTCCTACCGTTGGATACAGGTTTATAAAAGCAGTGCTAGTCCATATTGGAAAGAATTACAAGAACTTAGCTATAAACCCGGAGGTATTCATGGCGGTCCCGGTGCTGTTCCTGATTCTCACCCTAGTGATGGAGACCATTGTCCTCCTATGCCAGTGTACAACGGCAACTGTGAATATGTCAACCCTAACCTGATAGATGCTAACGGAGCAGCACAATACACAGGCTATAGCAACTCACTTAATCATAACCTACAGATGCCCTGTATTGTGGTAGAGCCAGTAGCTAGAAGTGATGCAAAACCATATCAGTTAGGATGTGTTGATCATTGGATCGACCAAGATATTCTTTTGCATGTGTTTGCAGAAAATGGCATAGATAAAAATAGAATCTGTGACATAATTAGATTACAGAGAAATAAGACTATCTGCCTGTATGATCAGAACAAAGTGGCTAATAGCGGTGCAAGCCCTCTCAACTGGGATGGAAGCATTAATCAAAACGGCCTAAATTATCCATCGCTAGTTACGGATAACGATTATATTTTTACAAAATGCTATTTTAAAGACATTAAATTAATGGATATGGAAAGTTCAAATAAAAATTTGTATTGGTGTACAATAAGGGTAACAACAGAGGTTATTTTGTAGTCAAGGCACTACATTCTTTTTTCCAACCAAAATCGAAATACTGGAGACAAATACTCATGGCTAATAATAGAATTTTTTATGCTTGCCACAATGTTCAAATTTGCGGTCCTTCTGGAACCACAACAGCAGAGAACGAAACGTGGTATACAATACAAGGTGCTCAGAGCGTAGGCATGAACACCTCCTTTAATCTAGAAGCAGTTTATCAACTAGGTCAGTTGAGTCTTTATGATAACTATGAAGAAACTCCAGAAGTTGAAATCACAGTTAATAAAGTACTTGACGGTCAACCAACGATGTATCAAAAATCAATGGGTCAGGGTAATCTTGCTGAACTTGCCAACAATCGTTGTGGCATTAAACTGAACATTTATCCTGATACAGACGTTCGTACTACAGGAGTACCTGTAGCCTCTGTTTTGTGTCAACCTTCTTATCTTAGTACCGTAACTTACACATTCCCAACTGAAGGTAACTTCACAGAAGAATGTACTTTTGTAAGTAATGATAAAGTATGGTTGAGGAAAGAAACTGACTATGATTGGTCTTCTGATGTTGACAGTGCTCCACAGTATCAGTCACCATCCGGTATTGGTATCATGCGTAGACAGGCATTCTCAAAAGATACTAGCATCTTTCCAACAGGAAACGATCCACTCATTCCAACACGGTTTGCTGAAAGCGGTGGAATCCCAGAAAGTATGCGTTTCAACAACATCACTGTAAGTATGAACCTTGGTCGTGAAGAAATTCGTGAACTTGGTCGCCGTACTCCTTTCTATCGTTACATTAGCTTCCCTGTTGAAGTAACATGCGAAATCGAATGTACTGCTAATACTGGTGATATGGTTGGTACTGCTGAAGGTGCAGATGGATGTAACACTCCTAAGTTGCTTTCAGAAAAAGAAATCGTTCTTGACTTCTGCGATGGTATGAAAATTGATCTCGGTCTTAAGAACAAACTACAAAGTGTTAACTACACTGGCGGTGATACTGGTGGTGGCAACGTGCTTATCACTTACAGCTACAGTAATTTTAATGACTTTACCTACGAAGGTCCAGACCGTGGTAAGTCTGACATTAATGCTGATGCTAGCAACTTCCAGAGCTCTGGTCCGGGTAACACAGACACCTTGACAGACGGTGAAGCAGTTGATGATGCTGCAACACCAGCGTAAGTTGATAGAAAGTAAGATTTAGCCAAGGATAAATAGCTCGGAGGAAAAATGGACGAAGTATTTCAACACCTTGGGCGACTGTACTACGATGTGGTGCAGTCGCAAAAGGTTATCGAAAATTTAAAGCAACAACTAGAAGAAGCCAATAAAGAAGTACAGGCTTTAAAACAGGCAGGACAAACCCAAGACATACTATCAGACAATTAAGGATAACAGTGGATGAAGAAAGAAGAAAAACATCTCTAGTACACAGACTCTTATCAGGCACTCTTATATTCCGCGAGGAAGATAGGATTTTGGAGTTAATATCTCCAAGCCTCGATGTCAAGCTATTATCAGATGTGGTTTATGAAGAACACTACCAAGACAATATTTATGATTTTATTCTAAAAGAAGATGTGAGACCTCTGTTGTTAAAGGCCGAACTTATTGGACATTTTTATGACAAAGATTTGGAAAGAATAATTAAGAAAATCGAAAAAATAAAAATACAACTTTTTTTAAATTATTGGGACAGAACTAAAACTAAAAGAAACAGAGCGGCATTGAAACATGCTAAAAAGTCACAGATTGATCTGATGACAAAAGGAATGTCCTTCGATCATTTAACCTTAGAACATTTTTGCAATATGGAAGCAGTTAAATATCAAATATCTAGAACTTTAAGAGACCACGAAACAAAACAACCTGTACTTACTCCAGACTCTAACAAAATAGATTACGAGAAGTATTTACATATAATAAATCAGCACACACTAGAACTAAACACTATTAGAAAAGTCGCTAGAAGCGAATATTGGAAAGGATACTTTCTATCAAATGAACACAACGTATTTGGCAAGAGTGTAGGAGACCTTAATCCTGAACAACTTTCTCTGTTAACTACTACAAGAATGTATACTAGGATCGCAGAACATACAGATGCACCGAATGAGACTATATTAAATGATGATGATGCTTTAGATGGTTGGGTCTTACATCAAACTGAAAAAGCCTTAGAAGAAAAGAAAAAGGGAGATAAAAAAGATAGTAAGATAGGTAACGCTCAAGAAGTTTTTTATATGGCAGAAAACCAAGAACAAAGAGAAGATATTTTAGCACTTAATACACAGGCATCAGAACAGATACAGAAGAACAGAATGAACCAAGTAATGAATACGACAGAAGCAATAGACTCAGCAGATTTTCAGGACGTAAGACAAGAACTGAATGAAGCAGTCGCAAATAAACAGAAGAGGGTATGATTATGTCTAATGAAGATGTGGAACAACTGATTAGAAAAAGAATACAAACAACTATGATTGGAGCATTAGCAAGATTTGAAGAAAACTTTGGACATTTATGGGGGCATTACAAAGACCCTAGCGAACCATTGACTTCAGAAGAAGAAAAGTTTGCAGACACTTGGGACTATACCAGAAATCAAATTCTTAACCAAGGAAATAGTCAGATAAGAAACTTATCTAAGGACTTGCAAAATGCCATAAGCGGCAACAGCAATCAAACTCGTTATCAATATAATTTCGGAAAACCTAGAGAGAAAAGAGGATAATATGAATACTTATGATTTTAAAGCAACTGTAGATGGAAAAGAATGTGAGTTTACCGTTATGAGTCCATCTAACTTCCATTATACTGAAGCACAGAAAGTGTATAATCATGCTTTTAGTGATGCGGTTAAGTCTAATGCCATCGTTAGAGCAAAAATGGAAGATGTTCTTCGGGATCAGGGACTATGGGATGACAAGAAAGAATCTGAGTATACTCAGATTGTACAAGAAATAGCTAATGGTGAAAGACTTTTGAAAAAGGGTGGAATTAAGCTATCTGAGGCTAAAAATTTGGCTATGGAGATGGCAGATAAACGGTCAAAGCTACGTGAATTGATCTCTGTTAGGACAAGTTTAGACAACCAGAGTGCTGAAGGTCAAGCCGATAACTCTAAATTTAATTATCTAGTATCAGCTTGTGTGGTGTATAAAAGTAATAATCAGCCCTATTTCAAGTCTCTTGAAGAATATCTAAGTAGTAATGCTTCAGAAGTCTCTAATACAGGTGCTAAACTTTTGGCTAATATGTTATATGGACTTGAAGACGACTTTGAGAAGAAACTACCAGAAAACAGGTTTCTTAAAAAGTATAATTTTGTAAACGATGATTTACAGTTGGTAAACAAAGAAGGTCATATTGTTGATAGAGAAGGCAGACTTATTGATAAGTTTGGCAGATATGTTAATGAGAAGGGCGACTATGTTGATAGACAAGGGAATTTGATTGATGATGACGGGGATTATATTGTCGATGAGCATCCTTTCTTAGATGATGATGGCGAACCCATTCTAGAAGAAAAGACACAAGAAACCCCAACAGAAGAACAGCAGGATGAAGAGAAAACCAAACCTGTCGCAAAAAAACCTCGTCAGAAAAAAGCTACTGCTGAAGCAGAGTAGTGTTAATGTACACATGATGTCATTAGGATTATAGGAGAACCAATATGGCATCATTTGATATAACCGCACAAATAAACCTAAGAGGCCCAAGCAATGTTAAGCAAATTGCTGCGGATATTCGTAGGCAATTATCAAATATTAAGTCTACGGTTAATCTTAAACTTGATCCTAAGACTGTTCAAAATGTTGCGATTGTTAATAAAAACTTTAGGGCCTTGAATGCTACTTTAGCAGCAAGCAAAGGAAATATTAATGCTGTAAGCACAGCGTTCAATAATCTAAACAAATCAATGGCGAGTTTGTCAACAAGTAGTAAGAATGCTGCTAATAGTGTTAAGTCTGTTGCAACAGCTGCTAAAACTGCCACGGCTGCTACCCAATCCCTACAAAAGGGTGCTCAAAGTGCAGGTACTGCTGCCAGTAACTTAGGAGCAGAAGTTGCTTCCGGTGCAAGAAAGTTTCTAGTATTCAGTGGAGTCTCTACACTTATTAATGCTGTAACTTCAAGCATTGCTCAGGGAGTCGGTGCTTTTGTTGAATATGAACGAGAACTTGCCAAGGTTCAGCAAGTTACAAACGCTACATCAGGAGGTTTATCCAAACTTTCTAAAGATATACAAGAAGCTGCTGTGAGCACAGGAGCAGCAGCCACTGAACTAGCTAAAGTCTCTGTGGTCTTATCACAGGCAGGCTTATCTGCTAGAGAAACAAGTGAAGCCTTGCAGACTCTAGCAAAGACTACTTTGGCTCCTACGTTTGGAGACATTACTGATACTACAGAAGGTGCAATCGCTATTTTGCGTCAGTTTAAATTAGAGACCTCTGAATTAGAAACAGCACTAGGAAGTATCAATGCTGTTGCAGGTGCATTTGCTGTTAGTGCTTCAGACATCATCACAGCTGTAAAACAGGCAGGTGCTGTTTTTGCAAGTTCTAGTCAAGGAGTTAGCGAGGGTACAGACGCACTCAATGAGTTTATTGCTGTCTTTACTAGTGTTAGACAGACCACGAGAGAAAGTGCAGAGACTATCGGTACTGGTCTTAAAACCATTGTTACCAGACTACAGAGACTAGATACTATTCAATCTCTTAAACAATTTGGGATTCAGTTAACAGACCTAGAAGGTAAGTTTGTTGGTCCTTTTGAAGCCATTAAAAGACTGAGTGAAGGACTACAGGCTTTTGATCCAAGAGATGTTAGATTTGGTGCTATCATTGAAGAACTTGGTGGTTTTCGTCAGGTAGGTAAGGTTATCCCTCTTATTCAGCAATTTGCTGTTGCTCAGGAAGCATTAAACGTAGCCAGAGAAGGTGGAACCTCCATTACTGATCAACAGATTATAGCAGAACGTACATTGTCTGTTCAATTACAAAAAACTGCTGCTAACTTTCAAGCATTTATAACAGGAGTTGCAGAAAGCGATGCTTTTCAAGGTATTACTAAAGGACTGCTTGGTTTTGTTAATGCTTTAATAAGTTTAGCAGACATACTTAAAGATGTTATACCAGTACTTGCTGCTCTTGCAGCTAATGCCGCTATACCTGCAATAGCACAGTTTGCAGGTGGCTTTGGAGCAAAACTATTAGGTAAAAACAAAGGAGGAGCAGTTCCTCATCATTTTGCTAGAGGAGGCTATGTTCCGGGTTCTGGAGATCGAGATACTGTACCAGCAATGTTGACTCCGGGCGAGTTTGTTATACGCAAGAAAGCAGTACAAGCTATTGGAACCGATAAACTCTCAGCAATGAATGGAGGCCAAGGTGCAGCTATTGCTACACAGGCTAAAAATAAGGGTGGCATGATTCAACACTTTGCTGAAGGAGGAACAGTAAGCGTTGACTATGCTAAGAAAAAACCTAGTGCATCAAAAGAAAGAGAACTTATAGGAAACAACCTTGTTCAATCTGTTAACTCTCTAGCTAGTTACTATGACCCAGAATCAAAACAATTATCCAGTAGGAAAAGTCCTAAAAATCTGCCTAATTATGCTGGTATAGTAGGAGGAATATTTGAGTCAGCAGTTGAACTTGTAGCAGGACAATCAGACAAACAAAAAAACGAAGCTGTTTGGGATTACCCATCAGGGATCGGAAGTACTGATTTGTTTAATAATGTTCCGGGCCTAGGTGTTCCTACAGACGCTAAAAAAAGTGCTACGACCGCAACAGTTAGAAAGAAGCTAAAAGCACACTACAGAAACGCACAAGGTACTGATCTCAATCGTAAAAAATTTGGTATTGTTGCATTCGGCAAAGGCGAAGACTACGAGTATCAATTTGATCCTGAAGCAATCAAACAAGAAGTGGCTCCACAAAGAGCCGCAAAAGCACAAAAAGCAAATCGTGGTGGTTTGATTCAACATTTCCAAGATGGAGACCTTGTTGTTGCTGGATCAGGTAGAGTCACACAAAAAGATATTAAGGAAGCAACTTCTGGACAATTAAATAGTGCTCTACAAAACCCTAAAGTCAATGCAAAAAGTCGTGCCGCTATTCAAAACGAACTCCAACAAAGAGAAACAGCAAACAATGCGACTAACGTAGCTGTTGTTGGTATCTTACCGTTGGGGTATTCAAAAGATTATCCTCCACAGCCTCTTGGTGGAGAGAACGTAAAAATATCTTCTAGGGGACTACCTAAAGCTAAAGAAGAGGCTTTTCTTAATATAGCAGAAGGTCTTAGAGGAGTTGTACAGACTGCTGCTGTAGAGATTGGAGGTTCAGCAAAGCCACTTACTCCTGAACAAGAAAAATCAACTGGATTAGAAAATGTGCAAGGAACTATTTTTGAAGCAGTTCTTTCAGCATTAGGAGCAACTGGAGGATCAATACAAAATCAATCTATGGATTACGCTAATGGACTTGGACCTGCTGCTTCCTTATATCCGGGCATTGGTCCAGATTGGCCTACGGAAGTCAAACGTGATGTTACTGGTCCCGGTTTCACTAGAAGTAAAAAGAATATTGCTAATTTCTATAGTGCACAAAAGTTTGCTGAAGGAGGAAAAGTTAAATCTAAAGGTGGGCTCGGAATTAAAACTACCGGAGGTAATACGATTACTTCTGTGTTTGAGGATGGACAAAGTAGTTCTGGTGAAGTTGTAGCAAAAAGTATAGGCCAGAATTTATTTGCAGTTCTGTCATCTCAAGTGTCTGGTGGTGGAGGCAGGGCCTTATATGATTCTGCTATGAAACAAGCAACGAGTCAGGGAGGTAGTTTAACTTCAGACAGAAGCAGAGTTAGTAGTTCTGCTTTAAGTAGAATTTGGACTACTTATTTTAATAAAGGAACAAGTAAAGACGGGAAGAAAGTTTCCAAGAAGCCTGTACCAGACAACATGCTTTATACTGGTGCATTTTTTGATGAGTCTGATTATCCAAGCCCTAATCCTGCATCTTGGCAAGGTCAAGCTGTACCTTTGCAATACGCTTATAAACAATTTGCTGATGGTGGAGCAGCATCAGGAGGGGATACAGTTCCCGCCATGCTAACTCCCGGTGAATTTGTTATTAATAAAAAAGCAGCTAAATCTATAGGTTTGTCTAAGCTAAGAGAAATGAACTATGCAGATAAAATAAGAGGTTACGCTAAAGGAGGTCCAGTAGGAGGAGTCCAATATTTTGATAATGGAGATACAGTTGATCCTCTTTCTCAATCTGGAGGTGTCAACCCCTGCTGTCCAGACGAACTTAAAGCAGCTAATACTAATGCTAAAACAGCTAAAAAAATGGAAGATGCTGCCGATTCAATGAACGAAGCAGGAGAGAAACAAGAAGAAGCAGCAGATGAAATGTCAACAGGCCAAGCAATATTCTTGGCATTTATTGGCCCAGCGATTGAACAAGGCATCAAGAAAGCGTTCCCTAATAGTCGTGTCGCCGCAGCAACTGGAGAAGGTATTCAACAAGGTGCAGCTACTTATCAAACAAGTAGTGCTTTGCTTGGAACGATAGGTAAGGTATTGGGTAAATTTCCGGGAGTCGTCGGAAAAGCAGGAAAATTAATTACCGCAAGTGCTAAAGGTATTGCTGTCGTGTTGGGAGCATTATCTTTTGGTATAGGAGCCAGATCAGGATACATCCAAAAAAGCATTGAACTTTTATCACAAGAGATTGAAACTGGAGCAAAAGACACAGCAAAAGCAATAAAGAATTTTAATGATTTACTATTAGACCCAAATATTAGCACAGAAACACTTGGTAAAAGCCTTGGTGAGTTATCTAACAAAATTAATGATTTAAATACAGTCAGAGGTGAAAAAGCCGCAGTAGAGATTCAGCAGTTACAACCTTATCTTCCATATTTCGAAAGTAATGACGACAAACAATTTAGACAAGCTAGCGAAAGAAATATTGAACGAGAAGCGTTTGAAACTGGTGCTCAAGATGCTCTTACAAGCCTTGAGGCTGCATTACAAAACGGTAAAAAACTTGGCGACATTTTTGATAATATGTCAAAGAAAGAAGCACAAGGTCTCAAAAAAGCGATTGCTTTTCAAGACAAGGCTATTAGAGAGCAGATAAAGGCATTAGAGAAACAAAGAGATGCAACAGAAGAAGGAACCCCAGAAAGAGAGGCACTTAATGAACAAATCGCTGTGGCTATTGATACCGGATATGTAGAGAATGCACAAAGATTAAAAATTATAGCACAATTAAAAGAAGCAGAAAGAGCAGTAGAAGAAAATAGAAGAAGGTTGGTAAATTCTTCTACTAGTTTGGAAAAATATGTAGAGGCCTTTGGTACTGCAATAGCAATAGCAGGAAATAACTTTCAAGTGGCATCTTTAGAAGCTAAATCTTTTGCTGATGGTTTTGCAGGTGTAGATTTACAGAATTTATTTGCAGCACAAATTACTACTCTAGAAAATCCCAGAGCATTTAATGACGCAGAAAATGCGATCTCTCTTGATCCGTTAAAAGGAGTACTTGGAGATAATGCAAAAGTCTTTGCCGCATTGGTTCAACTTCCTAATCGTTTAGAAGACGCTATTAATAGTGCTGCTGCCGGTGCAGCTGGCCAAGATTCCGAAAATGTTGGCAGAGCAATATCTGCTGCTATTAGCGGCAACCTAGGAGAGTTTGAAGGAACTGCACTAGGAGATGCATTAGTCGGTTCGCTAACAGAACAGATTGAAAAAGCATCCAAAGGTGGTAAAGGAACAGCAGACACAACGGCTATTATTGATTCTTCCACAGATATTGTAAGAAAAACATCTGAAAACTTTACTAAAGCTGCTGTAGAAGCACTCAAACTTATCCGAGAAGCAGGTGTCCAAGTAGCAAGTTTTGCACAAGTAGCAGAAACATCTTTTAAGAAATTTAATAGAGGGTTACTGTTAGCTGCTCAAGGAACAACACGTTTAAACCAAGACATTGACAGATTAGTAAGTGGAAGAAACGACCCTAGAAGTATTAGCGACATAAATGCAAGAACTACAGGGGCTGCTAGAAGTGAAGTGTCTGGAGTTGCACAATTCATACAACAGAATGCTGATGCTCAAAAACAACTCATAGACTTACAAAGTAGGTCGTTGCAAGCACAAATGGAAGGAGCCCAATCATTTAATCAGAATGTCACAGAGATAGGGAGGGTCAAAGCAGAGATTATCGGATTAAGACAACAAACTGAAAATCTTAGAACGGCCCTAACTGATAAACTCGGAGAATTAAAGAATGAACTTAGCAATAGACTTAGTGAACTTAAAGAACAATCAGCAGCATCTAGAAGTTTAATAGACAGCGTATTTTCAGATGAGCAAGGTGCGAATGAGAGTTTTGATGCGGCAATGAGATTGGCAAATGGAGACGCATCAGGAATCAGCAGTGGGCCAGAAGCACTAAAGGTGTTGAAAGAGATTTCAAGACTACAGCAAGCAGGTCTGATTCCTGATGATCCTAAAGTTATAGAAAACGCATACAAAAGGGCTGCTAAAGCAGCAGGTATTCAGTTCTCTCCAGAAGGACTAAAGGTATTTAAACAAGCCTTCGCTAATCCAGAGGATGACAGTGAAGTTAAAGCATATGTTAAAGAACTACGGGCAACAAATGCTGAAATCAATCAATTAACTAATGTATTGAATTTGCAAGAACTTCAAAATTCTAATGATGCATTAATTGCAAGTCAAACAGCTTTAACAAAAGTTATGTCTGATCTTCCAGAGACTATAAATACTATAGCAGAAAAAATACAAGCATCTGGTTTAAAAGCCCCTATAGAAGTTTTAGAAGCTGGCAATATCAAAGTAAGTAAAGCTGACAGAGTGGACATCAGAGATACTTTAGGTGCTTCCCAAGCCCTTCCTACTACAAAGGCTGTAGGAGGAATAATATATCGTTCAACAGGAGGAGAGGGGCCTGCCTCTTCAGTGTCCACTGGTCCCGGTTCTAATATTAATTGGGCTCCCAGAGGCTCAGACACTGTACCAGCAATGCTTACTCCCGGCGAATATGTTGTAAACGCACAGGCTACCAAAGCCAATAGGGGTTTATTAGAAAATATAAATAGTGGTAAAGGCAAAAAAGTTCAGCCGATATATAGGGCATCTGGTGGCCCAACCGACACAAGTGAGAGGGGCTGGATAGACTACTTTGACGAGCAAACGCAATCGGGTAGAGGATTCCTTGAATCAATTTATTCCTTCGGAGGCGTAACAAAAGTATGGCCCGATATAGCTACAAAACTCGGTGGTTTAGGAGACACTTTGGGCAGTTGGTACGGAAGTGCAAAGGATACGGTCAATTCAGGGTTGGCTTCTCAGTTTACTAAATTTGGAAACTATAAAGGTCAGATATTACCAAAATATATTATAGAGGCTATCAAGACTGGTACTATTACCGAAACTAAGGGATTAGCATCAGTTCCTAAGAAAGCATGGTCAAATTTAATACCTCGCATTATTAATAATGTTGGCAACACAAAACTTGCACAAGACCTAACCAAATGGGGCGGTTCCAAGTGGGCAAAAGCTAGTCCAACGCTAAACACCGCAGTGCAAGCAGAGAAGTATGCAGACGACATAGCACCTAGTGTGTTTAAAAAAACCTTCCCAAAAATAATGAAAAGTCAGTTTGCAAAGGGGACGTTTAAGAACTTACCTATAGCAGAGTGGGCAGTAAGCGGTTTATTAGCTAGCAGAAACCGTTGGAGTGAATTGGAGAGAAAAGGTGGAAGTACGAATCAAATGGTCATGTCTAGCCTTGCTGAATTTTTAGCAGGAGGCACTGCTGGTGCACCTACGGATTCGTCGGGCTATTCTGGTATTGCTAGTGCTGGAATTGATAATGCAAGTAGACTATTTAGTAATATTTATGCTGGTTTTCAAAGAGGAGGACCGCAGGGTGCGGTTGCAGCAGGTTTGGTAACTGTTGGGGCAATGGGTATAAGATTGGCTGAAGAAACTAGAGGTTGGAGACTCGATGCCATTCAAGAAATGGGTTCATTCCAAGACTTGAGAGCTAATGAAAAAGCAGGAGCAAAAAGTGCAAAGCAACAGGAAAGAGACAGAATAAAAGACTTTAAAGAAGCTGGCGTTAAGGACTTGGAGTACTTAGATTCTCAAATAGATATTCTGGGGTTGACACAATTCAAAAGAGCACAAAGATACGGCGGGTTTCAGGCAGATAAAGATTTTTACGGTTCAGATAATAATCCATATCTTGATATGGATATTGACACAGAAGCCGTTAAATCTAGAGAATATAATGAATGGGTTCAACAATATTGGAACGGCAAAGTTAACTCCTCTGCATTCATGAGCAACAAAGGTGAGATGAGATTGATAGAATTTGATCCAGCACTCATACCAGAGATACAAAAAGCTAGTTTCAGAAGTGGGAACGTATTCGAGAATAGGTATTCAGACGATACGATACAGAAGGCTTATAACAAAGTTGCTTCTCAAGAAAACAAAAAAAAGACAGTAGAATTAAAGAGTCTCGGCGGCAAGGCTGTGGGAGTATATCCCAATGCAGAAGCATACGATGGTTCCTACCCTAAATCATTGGATTCATTAACTCAGAGTATTGATGACAGAAGTGAAAGTATTTATCAAAACACTCAAGGAGTGAAACAACCTGATGGCACTAGGGACGAAACTCAAACTGGTTTTAACAACATTTACAGTAAAGACACTGTGTTAAGAGACATAGATGATGAACTTGCTACAAAGATGTTAGCTTCTAATACATTTTTTAATAGAATACCAAGAGACTTAACTACAAATGACAAGCAGGCATTCGAAGATAGCAAAAGGTATACACAAGATGTTACTGAGATAGCTAAAAGATATACCGCTAGAGAAGAAGAGTTGAAGCAGATAGCAAGAGAGGAAAGAGACGCACAAGCAAAAGCAGAAGCAGATAGAGCCAAGGAGAAGGTAGATGCAAATGCTGCTACTCAAACTAAAATTAGTAATATATCGGCATTTGCAACTAGTGGCAAAGAAGGTCTGAAAGATTTAGGATATAAAGAATTTTATCCTTACATAGATAAGAGTAGTGAGATTAATAAACTTCAGGCAGATAGTATTAAGATGCGTGGGAAACTTAACGCACAGGCAGCAGGTCCAACACTTAATCTTGGTCAATATGTAGATTTCGAATATGGTAAATTAGGGAAAGATGCAAACACTCTTTTAAAGAGTCAAGAAGCTATACAGATACCAACAGATGTTGCGGCAGCTGTTGCAGAGTACAGAAAGAACTACGTACAAAGCAGTCCTTTATATGAAAAGGGAATCAAAAGATTTGCTGACTCTATAACTGAATGGGAGTTTAATCAAGAAGAGCCAAATATAGCTGCTGCAATCAGAAGAAGCATTTTTACTGGACAGCAAATCAATCCCGGTGTTATAGCGTCATTGACAGCAAATAATGAAGCATCTGATCCCGACTTAGCTGTACAAATGGGATACGATGGCGACATAGACACCGCTGTCCAGCAGTTTACTAAAGATAGAGAACAAGCAAATGTAGGCAAAGTCAGACCTGTAGGCGGGACAGTTTACGAACAAGACAAAGTAGGAGCAGAGGCATACTTAGCTAAATTAAAAGATGCAAAAAACGCTGTGAAAAATAGGAACTACGAGGCCCAACTCGCCAAGCTAGACCCTGACCAAAGAATGGAGTCTACGTTAGTACAGCTACTTGCTGAAGAAACACCTATACTTAATGGATACTTAAAAGGTATTAATTTTTATAGAGATGGTAATGTAGACAAACTGGGAGGAGGCGAACCACCTAATGCAGGATGGACTCAAGGTTTTGCAGACATGGCTGGGGCTGTTGAGGGACGAAGTGACGTTCTGTTAAAGGCTGGCCAATCTGAACCACTCAGCGAAGGCAAACTGGATTATGGTAAAACATGGAAGTACTACGCGAGACTAATGAATGATGCTCAAAACCTTAGTGCCGATGCTACACCTGAACAAATAAAGGCTAGAGAAGGAAACATACAACAAGAGAGAGCAGTAGCAGACGCACAACAAGCAACAAACAATAAAAGATATGATGCTGCTGTTAGGTTTGGTAAAGCGTTAGCTGGCACCCGTGTTCCTACAGATTCGCCAGTGGCTTGGGTAAAGTACCGTCAAGCACAACTGGAAAAGTTTAGAGTAAATGTTGCACAGGCTACAAATACAGAGCCAGACTATCCTGAAGCAAAAGATATTCCTGCTCTTAACGAGTCAGGTGTTACAAAAAACTGGGTAAATAGCATATTTAATTCAAAAGGTGAAGATTCAGTGGTTTCACAAAGAGGAGCGAAAGAACTCCTAAGATGGAAAGCTAAACAAAAAGGTGAGAATGCAGAAGCACTCCTTGGTCTTGCTAACGAAATAGACGGCAACGTAGGCTTTAATGATATTTACCCTTTTGATCGAGTAAACGACACAGAATTAGAAGCCGCTACAGACCTACAAGGTATTCAAGCTATAACTGGTAGATTCAACAAATTTGTGTTAACCAGAAAAAATCTAGCGTTGCCTCTATTAGAAAGAAATTTAGAAAATCTTTACAAAGGAGGCTTATGGACTCCAGAAAGAGGACTAGAAGAGAACTTAGGAGCATTGAATGCCTTAGACCCAAGACTAGACCAATCGGGTATAAGTAAAAAGATACAAAAATTTGGACCAAAAACTCAATATTATTCAGATGGTGGGTCGGTATTTACGCCCAGAGGTACGGATACAGTTCCTGCTATGTTAACACCGGGAGAATACGTTGTTAATAGAAAGGCCGCTGCCCAAAACAGACCTTTATTAGAAGCTATAAACGGAAAACAAAGCAGAGCAAAAAATAGTCCATATTACCATGATGGTGGAGATGTAACAGGAAATGGTGTAAATAATGTTGTAGTAGACACACAAGAAATTAGCAAGTTTGTTACCTCGTTTGACAGATTTGCTAAAGAATTGGCCTCATTAAATGTTCCTGAACAAATTACAATTCAGGGAACACACACTGTTGAAGTTAATGTAAATGGTGGACAAGTTCTTAATGACCTATTAAATGGACCAATCGGTGATTTGGTAAGAACAGAAATTGCAAGTGCATTTGAACAACAGAATCAAGACTCAGAAGGAACCATACCTAACCCATTCAATCCAGCAACAAATCCATAGGAGCCTTAACATGGCAGATGAATTTACAACAGGTAATTTATACTTAGGTTCTGGTACAAGTGTATCGGATACAGAATTTGATATAAGGCTCTCTACCGAAGAAGGTATTTCTACATTATTTAATGCTAGTGGCAACGATATAGATTTTCGTGTAAATGCATCGGGTAGAGTAGGTATACACGTAGATGCAGACACAGGACGAGTTGGTATAGGTACTGGACAAAATATTGGGGCAGCACTTCATGTAGTAAGTCAATGTCCTAATGATGGATTAAGAGTAGAGACCAGAACAGATTGTCCTACTGGTGTTCAGATAGAATTTATTCACCGTCCAATGACCGCACCTGAGAACAACTCCATTCCTGTACAAATTAATCTTGCTGGTAGAAATGACAATTCAGAAGACGTAAATTATGCTAGAATTATCAGTAAGGCTCTAAACACTAGCAATGGTAGCGAAGTAGGCGAACTTATTTTTACTGTGGCTTCAGGAGATACTGACTTTCCTGCACTGGTTCTTAATCCTTTTACTAGTTCCATCGGAACAGACAATTTAAATTCTGGCAACAACTACTTATTTATAGGCAATAATAATTATGTTTCTGGAGATAACTTTGTTGTAATTGGGAATAACAATACGGGAGTAATAACAAACGGTATTTTAATAGGTATTGATAACTCTGTTTCTGGGGAAAGAGTACTTATTGTCGCAGATAATACTGTAGTTTCTGGAGATCAGAACATTGTCTTCGCTTTAGATAGCGAAATTTATGGTGACTCTAATCTAGTTATGACAGAAAATGTACTTTCTACTGGTGATCAGAATATAGTTCTTGGTCACAGCTACAATACAACTGGAGATTTTAATATTCTTTTATTGAATGATTCAGATCAAGTTGGCAGTAGTGGTGTTGGTTTTGGTAACCAAGTATCTAATTCTGGACAACGAAATGTTTACGTAGGTAACTTTAACACACTACAAGGAGACGATTGTGTTGTTATTGGTTCAGAAGTAGAAGTTACTGGCAACAACAATATCCTTTACGGTTCTACTTCCTCACTTAGTGGAACAAGCATTATATCTATTGGTGCAGGAAATGACGTTCTTGATATTAATAGTGGTGTGTTCATTGGTTCTAATATTGACTTAGTGGATGGTGAGAAATCAGTCATTGTAGGACTTGGCAACATAACTCAAAATGGTTTAACTGATAGTATTATTATAGGTATTGAGAATACGACCACTAATGGCAGTCCTACTGGTGTTATAGTTATCGGTCAAGACAATAAGGTTTCTGTAGTTAAAAATACTACAATAATCGGTAACTCTAATGAGGCTAGCGGAACAGTCCTAAATAATGTAGTTTACGGAACTCTTAATTCAACTCCGTTAGACAGTCGCAACAATGTAATCGTTGGTGTTATGAATAACACTAGTGGTAATATTCTTAGCGATGGCACTGTAGACCCCAGTGGTCGTTTACCAGACAGTACTATGGTTAATAGCATTACTTATGGTGTGAATAATATCGTAAGTGAAATTAGCGGAACTAATATAGTAGGTAGTAAAACCTATGCTTCTGGTCAGAATATTAACACTCACGGTTCTTTGAATCAGATCAAACAATCTAATGATGCTCAGATAATTGGACACTCCAATTTTATGGTTGGAGACAACAATACTATCGTAGGCAGCTATAATGATATAGTCGGCAATAATTCCGTGCTGGTATCTACATCGTCGCAGCGTCAATACGCCTTTGGCGATTCTAATATTTCTGTAGGTAACAGTGAGGCAGTTATTAGCGGTATGACTATAGGTTTTGGTAATGATCTAGATGCCGTTAATGGCGTTATCTATGGTAGCGGCAACCAAATAGGATTGCGTAGACATATGTTTACCCTAGATAATGATGGTGCAGATGTTATTCTGGCTGTCAGGGGTGATCAAAGAGGAATTTATCTGCCGGGAAGTAAAATTATGTTGGCTGTACTTAACCCCGCCAACAAAGATGCTCCTATCGTGCTTAAAAGCATGAACGGGGTCAGCTATACTCCTAATGATGACACAACAAACATCACAATCAATAGTCCTATCATTACGCCCACAGACGCCCCAAACTACGCGGTCAATGCATTCTTTGATGACCCCACCTATAACACTGGAGACAGGAGTGTAATTTCAGGCTGGATTATGCCTTACCAATCTGGCAACAGCACAGACCTTATCAACAATCCTTTATTCGGTTTTGGCTCCATAGTGCTTGGAACTAATAATACTTCAATGCACGCTCAAGGTATCGTTATAGGTCAAGGCAATGCCATATCAGGCACTAATCATGTGGCTATTGGTCAGAACCTAGAAGGCTTTTATAACAACGCTGTTCAGATAGGCAGCACCAACCTGAATAAACTTTACTTTGATAATTCAGAGATAGTATTTAACACAGGTGGACAACAAGACAGAGCAGTATTTAATACTAGTATATCTACCGTAGATGACGACCCTGTATCTATGGTTGTTGAGTACAACAACAATAGAGTAGGTATCAATAACGGCGACCCATCTAGCGAACTTGATGTTTCGGGTATTATTACTTCAAACGGTATCAAACTCTATGGAGAAAATTCTAACATCAGCGGTTGGATTCCTGTAAATACCGGAGATGGAACTGTCACATGGCAGGAGCCTACTACTTTATCTGGTATCAATAGCGGTATACTTATGAAGCATAGTGATACTGTAGCAACAGGATTATATAATGTATCATTCAATACTTCTACTCAATCACTTGAATATAATCGTAGTGACACCATTAGAAATAATGAGTTCTTGTTTATTCCTAACCAAGACCAACTGTCTAACGCTGTTAGATTTTCAACAACTGGTATGTTTCTGAATGAAGACGGAACAAACAATATCAGAGACTATGGATATAGATTCTGCGTTTATGGTTCAGGGACTACAGACTCTAGTAACAATAGAGATGGCACAATTAATGTTTATCTATTAAATACTATTAAAGAACGTAATGAAGTACAGATGACCAACTTTACTGGTGTTAGTGGAGCAATGAGAAACCTATGGGCAGATACCAGTATCAATGCTCCGGGTTCACTTACTGGTACGTTCTTATATGTAGACAATACAGACGATAACGCTTTACTGTCTAAGACAGTTCCGACTTTCTCTACTCTTTTTGCTATGCAAACGCACTGGCAGTCTGGTGATAGAGGCTTCAGATACTACCCTGAAGATTATGGTTATGTAGTAACTATCGGTTCTTCAGGAGGTGTTACTCAAGGTTTAGAAACCGGCTACGGAGATCAGTATAAATCTCCTAATGTTGTGCTTTCTAATTCAACAGCATATGGTTCAACTTTTAATGCTGCTGGCATTTCACCTCATCCGTTTAGAGTAATTCAGTCTGGTCAACAAACAAATAATATTGGTATGCAGTATAGTTGTGCAAGTGGCATTTTGGGTCTTGGTGTTGGAGATGACACTCAGACAACTCTTGAAGGAACCACAATTAATCAGCAAGTAAAATGGGATGCCGCAACTTATGGTAATGCTAGGCTTATTGTAAACGGCAAGATAAGAACTTGTGGTTTGCAAATGACTACAACCGATGGCAGAATGGTTGGCACTAATGGAAATGGTAAGTATTTAAAAGTCAGCGACATAAATGGAAACATAGAACTAGCTGACGTTGTTGTTACTCAAGAGTTCTTAGCCGATTGGCCCTTGGCTGCCAACACATTAAGTGATGGATCAAGAACGACTTATAAGATTGACACAGCAGGCACATCTAGTAGTATCTGGGGAGACAGTACTTTACCAGTAGAAGCAGCAGGTATTGGCTTGCACTGGAACGGTGCTGTTTGGGTACAAGGCTACAGTCACAGATTTGGTCAGCCACCTGCTAGTAATCTATCAGACACATATGCTGCTACTGGCGTAGCACTTGGTCCAGAGGCAACTTACTTGAATACTAGACATCAGCACACTATCGCTGGTCAACCTATAGCTCCTCGCACCACTGTTCAAAGTAATGAGAACTGGAATGGTTCTGCACAAGAGACTTTGGTTCAGATGAAGGCTAGGACTATAAACAATGTTACAACAGAGTTGACAACTGATTTCAATAAAGAAAACGGTGGACCTTCTGCTACGATAGATAATACTATTGCGTTAGTAATTAACGAAAAAGTTACTAGTGAAAACAATAAGAATGCAGTCTGGAGAGTAGAAATATCATGGACTGCCCTAGTGCAAGATGTTAGTTCCGCACTGTTTGAAGGAGCAAGTGGTAGATATAGCTTTGGAGTACTTAGTACAAAGCCGGGAGCAACCAGACAGAATATTATATTCGATGATGCTGATGCATATTCTGTTGGAGAAAGTGCGGGTGGTAATATGTGGAGCAGTAGCAATCCTATTACTGCTGCTTTTGCCACGCAAGGTACAGACAGATTAACATTAACTTGTCAAGGTGTTAGTGGTAAAAATATATTATGGTCTGCTCATGTAAGGTGTATACAACAACATCTACCAACTGATAGCCAAGGCAACGCTGTTAGTGTTGCTGGCAATGGTGTTTAGGACTTATAGGAAAGGATTTTTAAATGGCAAACAGAAATGGGCCAGCAATAACTTATGGTGACTTTGAATTTGATCCTATACGAGGATTTCCTGTACCACAAATTAGTTTAAATACGACTGCCAATAGATCATCAGCAGGTCTTCCATTCAATTATCAAACAGATGTAACCCTTAATGGTCTTATCTACGGTTTTACTGGTTATAATAATGATTGTGAAAGTCCAAGTCAGCTAGATCAAAATACAGGCTTTGGTTTTCTTGTAGACCAAGCTAAAGAACTACAAGCGGCTTTTCTTGCAGATAATCAGGAACTTCTAGTATCTTGTGCGTTTGACGGAGGAGGACAAGAGACTGTTTTGCTCAGTGGAGGAGGATCAGACCAAATTTTACAAGTCACTAGCATTCAGTTCAATGAATCACAAGACTTATGGGCGATAACTGTTCCTTATACTATCACCTTACAGATTATTAGTCGATCAGACATTACTGGTAGCGGATCGGGATATCCACCTGATGGTAATGGATTTTTAGTTTCTAGCATTACTGACTCCTTGACTATCACCCCAGATACTGACAAAAGCTATTACGTGGCTAATGATTCTTATCCAACACCTAATCCACAATCAGTAAGCAATAATTTCAATCAGACTATAATAAACGGAGACTTTAATAATGATGCCACTCCTTATTACAACGCATCTATATTCCCTACTTATACTGTAACAAGAAGCCTTTCAGCTAACGGCTTGTCAAACGGAACAGGCATTGGCGACTCAATTAAGAATGCAAAAGAATGGTGTTTATGGCAGGCTACGTACCAACCTATTGAGTCCTTAACTTCCGACTTAAATCTGTATAATTTTGTGAGGACTATAAATGCTGACGCTACTGCTGGCAGTTATTCTATCAGTGACACATACAAGGCAATTAAATCTGATGTTGATGGCAACCCTTGCGAAAAATTTCTAGAAACTTTTGAAATTTCTCAAGACACAAGAAACGACGGCACAAAAAGTGTCACTATACAAGGAACAATAGAAGGACTAGAGGTTACAATACCTTTAATGGATTGCAACACACAGAATCCTGCCAACCCAATCTCTGATCCATCTACTGATCCTGCATTTTCTGGTTCTAATACCGGAGTATTATATCCCACCCATAGTGGAACTGAGCAAGGTGCAAAAAACACTAAGTACAACAATGCTTTAAGCGGCTGGATTGAAATTCAACCTACATTATATAGTCGTTGTATGACGATAAACCCCGATCTCAATACCAGCGAAACTCCTTCTTTTGCAAGTTCATCTTCTCCGTATTGGTTAAATCCAACTCCAATGAGTCAAAGAGAAGGCTTTAGTCCAGCAAAAGGAACTATAAGCTATAATGCCAGCTTCGACAACAGGCCTTTGTCTTTAGTTCCAGAAGCCAACGGAGAAAGATTAGATGTAAGCGATAATTTTTCTGTTAGGTCTACAGCTAATATTTTTGTCATAGGAAGAAGATTGGGTCCGATTAAACAAGACTTGGGGTCATATACGCAACCTTCTAGAAGAGTAAGCTATAGTGCTAGATTTCCAAAGCCTATATCAATGGAAGGATATGCTTTCCCTCCGAATGTGATTTCTAATATATACAATGCCCTAAGTCAATTTGATCCAAATCGATTCAATGCGATTAATGGAGAAACATATGTAAGCGTTTTAAAAAGTGATAGTTTTCAATACAGCCCTATAGATGCAAGCGTGAGTGTTACACTTGAATGGGAATATAATAAGTGCGGAACGCCGCCTTCACCGGGATAAGAAAGGAATAGGAAATGGCAATAGCATGTGGGGAATTTAGTAAATCCCAAGCGGGTCCATATAACCAACATTTAGTATTAGGTGCAAGCCTTACATCAATGACTCTCAACGCAGGTTGGGGTTCTACTTCTAGTAGCTGTAGCTTAGGCTTAGTTTATGATGGATGTTCTCATTGGAGAGATCAGGCTGCATACGGCACTTTTAATACGTCAAGAGATTCTGTTCTACAACAGCCAAACAACTATCAACCAAAAAATGCTCTTGATAAATCACCTCTTGGTACTAGAGTTTCATTTGGAGAAGATACTGCTCCAGTAGTAGCTGCTACAGGATTCACCAACGCTGACGACCCATACAATGGACTGACAAGAACTATAGGCCAAGCAGATCAGAATAAAGAAAACTATCAAAAACAGAATGACATAGACGACCTAGGAAAGGTAGTGTGGGCTCCACAACCCGGAGGCTTTCTGAGAAAAAACTGGCTTGGTCCTGATCCGGGGTTTATAGCAGATCAAACAAACGGTTTAAATGGTTTTGATGTAAATGGTACTTGTGTTTTTGCTAAATTTGATGAATTGTTTTTTGGCGGCTTTATTAAATCATGGGATGGTAAAGCAGGAAGTGGAGGCTCTACATATAACGTATCTTTACAGAGTATGACTCCTATACTTAATGGTTTTAATATGATACTTAATGAGTATACTGGCAGCGTAGGAACTAGATACAATACAGGGAATGCATCTTTACCTATAGCTACTATTCCTAGTTCAAACTACATAGGAGATTACAATGGAACATATTTTGGAAGTGTTAGAGGAGGGAATCATCCTAATCTTGTAAACTTATACGGTATAGCTACAGCATTTTATGGCTTTACTGCTTCTCGGTGGCGTAGTGACAGAGGTGTTGCTGCTTCCGATATTTATTTTCTAATTAGGTCATTGCTTGATCCTACTAATACCTATATTCCTCATAGTGCTTGGTTTCCATATGGTGCTATTATTGGTAGAAGTTTGATAGACAGAACAACAGGACTAATGGTCAATACAGCCGAAACAGCTTTTACCTATGGAGGTGTATCATTATCCTATAATGATTTAGGATGGATGCCAGCAAAGCTAGCAATAGACAATAGGTTTAGGCCTATGTTTGCTTTAGATTTAAGTAGTGTTCCAATGCCTCCCAATGATCTCATTATATCTGAACCAAACTTAACCTTAACTGGTTTCTTAGATTTGCTATCTAAAGGTGGCAATTATGACTATCAAATTGATTGTCTGCCTAGTTCCAACCCTTTATACAGTGCAGTAATCAAAGTCAACACGGTAGACAGAAGCAAAACCGCACCTATACACACTCTAAAAAACTCTCTACTGAATACTTCTGTTGTTGAAAATGTTAGCTATGGAGAAGAATTTAATCCAAATTCTGTGAGAAAAGTCATTATCGGTGGACCTCAACAAAGAGTGGTCCAGATGACTACCGCCAGTAAAAATGTATACCAAGAAACTAGAACATATGATCCTTACGCAGTTGAAGAGAGAACAATAACTCCTCATGCTAAAAATTTAACTCAAAATCGTCAAGCAGGCATGAATGCTGCTACTATGCCTACAACAAACACTAGGTGGTATAAGAGTTTTATTTACAACGGTGCGTTAGTAGCACAAAGTCAAACAACTACGCAGTTTTTTAGTGTTGACAGCAATGGTCTACAAGCAGTAAAAGCGTTCGGAAACTATGGTGGTCGAATAGCCGTGGCTATGCCAAATTATGATAGTGTTAAACATTCTTATCCTTTAAGTTCTGATCTTATAAGTCCTTATTATGGAATTGATTCTAGAGGCATTACTAGACCTGTGTATTTTGATAAATACATGGGACATATACAGATACTTACCAGCATGAGTGATTGGAATTTATTTGCTAACTGCAATATTCCTAAAGGTCTTTTAACAAGTGTTCCTGAGAGTCCAGAAGAAGAAGACCCAAGTGCTCCTCCTGTAGTAACAGATGATTCTAATGATCCTCCTGTAATTCCTAATCCAAACGAAGACGCACCTAGACCTCTTCAATTTAGCCCTCTTTCTTCTTGGATTATTAGTGAAACTGACATACGAGCAGCTAAAAGTGGACTAGAACAGTTCGTAGCATACCTGTATAATGAATACGAAAACGGATTCAGAGGTTTTACTGCCGTGCTTTTTTACAATTATATTCAATATAATTTTGGAACAAAGAATGCTGATAAGTTATTGTCTGGTCAAGAGAACCGAGACAAAATGTTTAATACACAGCTTACTGATCTTGGAGACCTTAATAATGCTAAACTAGATCACACTTTAACTAATGCAACTAAAGGTACAACAGGCAGCTTAAGCGACTATAGAATCAAGATAGAAATAGAGGCTTTAAGAAAGTTTTTAGCAGAAGAAATTGGAAGCCATCATGCAAAAGAATATGCCGTTCGTTTGCCTGAAGTTTATTCATATCTAGACAGAGAAAATAATGTTCAGTTTAGTTATGTTCCTGTAGACGCGGGGTGGGAAGAAGAAGGTTCTCCTCTTGATGACACTATGGTATTTGGAGGAACCTTTGCTAATTACCTAGCCAATGAGAATGGCACTATGCCTCCTATACTAGGTTTTAATGCTAGCTTAGAATATGATAGACAATCAAAAAAAATATCTGATGATGATGTAACGGCTATGCCTATAGAACCTTTAGACCCCTCTCCTCCACCAGCAGACCCAGACGGACCTGATGATGATGGTGAAGAGGCTCCGATTCCACCACCGACTGAAGAAAACGGAGGAGGATCGGGAGGTTCTAATCTCCCTCCTGAAGCAGGTATTCCGGGTGATAGTAATAAAGCAGCAACCGGAGGAAACACTCTCACTGAAACACCTATGGACCTTGGTTCTAGTCCAATTAAAAGTGAAAACAGCAGAGGGTGGTATTGTCCTTTAGATACAGAAAAATTAAAAGGTGGAGATGGAGCCTTATATCTAACCAGTGCAGGCCAGATGAGAGCCACTAGACAAAATTTTTATGCTTCTATAGGATTTAATATTCCTGCTGGTTTTGCATCATATGACTCTAACTCTGATTCACACTTGCAGAGAGCAAGAAATTTAGCTTGTATTAGAAAAGTATATGTTAAAGGACAAATTAAAGACGTTTCGCCAAGACGCAGAGGAGAAGGTAAGAAGTTTGGATACAATATGATGCACGGCTCTAATCCCATGTGTGTTATTAGTGGCCCTAGTCAAGTTGAACAAAAGGCAGAAGCCAGCGTAACTATGACTATACTGATACAAAAGTTTTTGTTTAACTTTCTAGGTTATCAAGTACCTAAAGAATCTGGATATCCTAGAGCTTGGCAGTATGGGAAAATGATAGTACAAAATGGGGAAGCATGGACACGGGGTGAAGCAGCAGGTGCATTAGAGAAGCAAGCAAAACTTAGAAATAGTGTCATTAATGGCAATGTAACAGAATCTAATAAAGACGCGACAGCAGATAAACTGGAATTTAATACCGGCATGTGTGCCATTCCCAATTTTGCTGCTATACCAATTAAATCTAATATTCAGAACTATGGACCTTGGAGTAGTGTTCCCGGTCTAGTAGAAAATATTTTGTTCAATAATCCGAACGTAGGAACCATAGAACCCTTGAATCAAACGATGGCAGATAATATGGTTGGAGGCATTGAGGTAGACTACCAAGAGAGTGCTGTTCCTTGGAACTTTGGAGGAATAGAGTATTTAGACTATGCTAAACTAACACTGGCTAGTGCAGCACTTAAAGGACAACAAGGTTTAGAGAAAGGTTCCTTTAGTGTTCCGGGTGTCCTATTGTCAGATGGAGCCCCTGTAAGCCTTGGTGGCTTAGTAGGAAACAGTGGACCAGTTGTTAATTCTATTAATGTTAGCATTAATGGTAATGGTGGCGTTAAAACCAATTATACACTTAGAACTTGGACAAATAAAGTAGGCTTTTACAATGAGTCTAGAGCCTCAGAAATAGCAGAATTTGGTAAAAGAGGCAATCAAATTAGACAACAAAACGCTGACTTGCAAATAGCGGTAGCAAGCATTCCTACTCAGGTTCTTAATGCTGTAGACAGGGCCATGATAGCAAAAGAGGAAAAAGCTAAGGTAGACAAAACAAGTCCTGTAGAAGCATTCGTAGGTTCTGCTACTCCTTGTATTAGAGATGGGGCTGAAATTACAGCACAAGCAACCTATGGACCGGGATGGAGTCAAAGACCAAGCACAGCATCAGCACAGTCTGGTCCAGACGATACCTATCAGCACATTGCTAGGACCACCTTATACGATAAGGGTGAATTTGCTGCTAAAGAAATGCGACCAGAAACTTATAACTATCAATCAATGATGAGTTTAGATGGTATCATATCTCCTATCTCTTTTTATCCGACTCCTTATGGTTCTACTTTTTCTATTACAAAATATGATAGAGCACACTGTCCCTACTGCAAAGGTGCAGGGCAATATTCATTTAATGTACGAGAACCACAAAGAAACACGGTAGATTTTCCTTCTTTAGATGAAATACCCGTAACAAATAAGAATGAAAAATGTCAGTTTTGCATCCCTAGTTCAGAGAAGCAGAAAGAAAGAGAACAAGGTGCAGACTTATCAGTAACAATTAGACAGCCTCCTTATATTGTAGACTACGGGCCTGATTCTGAAATAGATGCTCAGGGAGACTCATGTAATGATTCAAAAACTTTAATTAACTATACGACACTAACCCCTGTGGTTATGTCGTCTACCACTGGAGAATTTGCTGTTTCTGCTAATCGTCAAGATGGAGACTTGTGTGCTCATTCTATTAGGATGGTAGGGATAGGATGGCTACCTCCTGAAGACGACGAAGACGTTTTTATTGATAGTGCTCCAAATCGTCAGAAAAACTATTCAGACTACGATAATAGTTTTGTTTCTAATAATTCTAGTAATAACAATGTTGTTCAAGACGGTGAAGGACAACTTACTTCTGATGAAACCTTCAGAGCATCTAACAATGCTAGATTTATGGGATTGAGAGGTCCGTTGATGTTACATAGTTGGGGATATGATTTAGACGGTTATCCTGTACCAAATGCTTCTGGTGATCCCAAGTACGATGAAGAAGGCAATATACTAGTAGACGATGGTGGCAATCCCGTTTATAGCAATCAAAAACTTTTGTCAGATGGTACTTATTCTGCACCATTTGCTACTCAAGAGTTTGCAAAAAATTGGGCTAGTACTCCTAATACTTGGCCTGTAGGACCGATTGATTTAAGATGGAATGCTGCTGCTAAAGTGTGGACTGTTGGTGTAGAATATAGTGACGTATATGTTGTTCTTGAGAACGATCTAAATGGGACTGATCCTGTTAGAGCAATCTTAAAAGATGCAGCAGACCACACTAATCCTTTGCCAGATGGTTTTAGGAAGTTAGTTTTTGTACAAGACCCTAATGGAACTTTTTCAGCACCAAGAGGAACAACTTTGTATTCCAAATACAATGTTGACACAGGATACTATAATCCTATTTACAATACTACTACTTTTACTTCTGGTATAGTAATCGGTAACGGTGCTGCGACAGTTATAGTTAGTGAAGCAGAATATGACGTAGGATATGAAAATCCTTTAAACATAAATATTGCTGCGGGTAATCCTGCTATTTTTATGTTTATTAATGGACAATGGGTGATTCAATCAACATCGTGCTAAGAGTAAAATATGAATAATAAGTGTTGCAGAATAGTCAATGAAAATTCAGATCGTCCAATCGGTGATGACCCACTATACCTGTATCGTTTTGGGGAATGGCTTTGGAACCGCACATACAATAATTTGGATAATGGACATACTCCACCGAGAGGTCATGCTGGATGGATGCCTATTATTATACGTGGTTATGAAGAAAACGTAGCTATTAGACCTTTAGCCCCTCCAAAAAATACAGGACTTGTAACTTTCGATCCGCTTAATTGTACAAATGATCAGTTTATTACCGATCCTACCAGAGTTGCGGACCCTAAATCTGCTTCTATAGATTGCCAATATTGTGAAGATTTTGGAAATGCTGTAGGATCACCTAGAGGCATTTCTCAATTAGGTGACGCTAAAAACAATAAAGTAAATACTGGTAATTACACTTGCTGCAATGGCAACTGTGACGTTAGGACTAATCAAATAGACGTAGATCATAATATTCCTTATGTTTTGCCACAGTATGTTGATCAATGGGGAGACGATAAATATGAACTCAAGTGGCCCGATGTTTACAAAGGACTTAGCATAGAATGGGCCGCCTATCAAGGCAGAAAATGTGCATGGGAACTTCTACCTACTATGGGTGAAATACCATATGATGCATCTACTAGTCAATACAACAATAAAAGAGACCATGAACTAGCCATAGAAAAAGCCAATATAGCTAACAGAATGGCAGGAAACTTTATTGTATTTAAAATAGGTCCAAAAGCACAGTCCTATGATGATAGTGATGAGGCTATAGAGTGGTATAAAGATCAAATAAGGCCATGTCTGGGAGAGTTTGGCTATATTAGCAACAGATTCAAAGATACTATTGATGTAGACCTACCAACTCCTGAAGAATTTACGGCTCCTTACGGCTTCAATGATGGAACACAAGATAATGTCTTTATAGGAAGAAAGAAAAGAACTAGCTGGTGGAAATGGGATATCGAAGAGGCTCCTGTAGCTTGGTGTCTTAGACAAGATAAAGATACTGTCTTAGGGACAGTTAACTATGTAACAGAAGAGGTTTTTAGTGAAGAACTTGGTCGAACAGAAGAAAGAATTACTCCGCAGTGGGATCATCAGTATTGGATACCTCCCGGTGATATATGGGTTGCTAAAATAGAACCAGACGAACCTCGAAACACCATGAGAGACGGCAAGACTGAGCAAGACGGCCAGCAGCGTTGTCCTTCCGGTGTCAAATTCATGGAGAGTGGCAATATGTATGTTTTGCCACACGATAGTTATGCTGTATATATTTCTTGTAATATGTATGAAAGATTTTATGACGCTTATCAGTCTATAAAAGAAATTCCTACAATCAGACCCGAAGAAAGAATTTGGCAGGCAATGTACGCTGCTACCCATCCTTTAATAGACAAGGTAACTGTAGACTTACACAAGCCTTATACAATTAATACTGAAATAAAAGAGTACTTTAGTCCGGTAGATGACACAGCTACTCCTGTTAGCAGCGAAAGAACACAGCTGGGTAATTTTGCTAATCCTTACTATCAATTTATGAACTGGTTTGATAAAAAGTATATGACTAGTAGCAATCTTAATTTAATAGATAGTGATACGGACTTATGGAATACTCTAGTTTCTAAGTATGGTAGTTTTTACGATTCGTATCCAAGTCAATTTATAAAAGACATAACATTTGACAATCAAACACTACCTGCGAATACACACTTAGGTGTAGACCTTGTGTACGACTTTCTTGTTGAGTCAGAAAGCGAATTAATACAAGGAAGAAGAAATCAACCTGATGTGCCAAACTATCAAAACATGACAAATGCTGGCATAAATAGTACCTTTCAAGTAGGAGGATACAGAGGAGCATCTATTGAGATCAATAGTCATTTTATAGAAAGAAACAAACTGATTCCTGCAAATTTAGAAGAAGATGGAGTATGCCACAAATTAAGCAACCCCGCATTATTTTCTGATTGGAGAGCATTTAACGATAGTGTTTACAGAAGTGAATATTTACAGTCTGGGTGGCTATCATACGAAACTTACTATATAAGAAATGGAAACGGTACGAACAACCCTGAAACATACTGTCGTGAATGTGATGAATATTCTAGTTATGCCAACTATGCTACAAGCAAATGTACAGAAGTTCAAAATTGTTTTTGCGATGAAGAAAGAGCAGTAGATGCTGGGCCGTGTTCAGGACAGGCTAAAAACATTGAAGATTGGACAATAAGAGACACTAGATACTATCCTGTTATAAACGATCCTAAAGCTACGCCTATATCTGTGGCTTTCCATGCTAATGGAGGTATATTTTATAGAGGTGCAAGTGATTCCGGTATAGTAAGATTCGGTGATCAGAACAGTAATATAGGAGAAAGAAAATTTAGGATCACCTTGGAAATGGAGAGTTTCGGTACTGATGCTGGTCGGACTTCTCCATTGGGTCTTAGGGTATATGCTTGTGATCTGTATGCATTACAGAGTAGTAGTCCAGAGACATACCTTTGTCAGAGATTCCCTATAGTTGGACAACTACAAACTCCTACAATCAATACTGACAATGAGTGGCCTATACAAACTTCTCCAGCACAAGGTGGAAGATGGGAAACTCAACCAGCATATCTTCCGGGGTTAAGCACTAAATATGCTCCTAGCTTAAAAAAATATGGAGGCTTCAATAAAAAGGAAATAGAAGAAATGTTTCCCTATGGCTATGAGCAAATGGAAGACTACGAAAAAGAAGATAAAGTAGTTAAAGAAACGGTATATAATTATGATTCTAATAAGCCTTTTGGTTGCGGAAGTAGTGACTCAATGACATTTAAAAATTATGTTGAGACTAACTATGATTTAGAAATACAGACAGCCAGAGGATTGATGGATCATACTATATCTATTTCTGAAGGAGGAACATTTACCGGAAGCAGAACAAAAGAAGACCCATTTGAACCATTAGATGTAGTTGTAAACGAAGACTATAAAAGATTTAAAACCTATGTTCAGTATGGTCGGTCTAGTTTAAAAGACGAGAACGGCTATCTACTTAGTGCTGATTCGGATGGTGTCGCATGGGATGGAGGAGGAAATTGGACTTTAGATTGGATACCAGAAAACTCTAAAGGCAACACATATAATCTATCCGTTAGGTTAGCAAATCCATATTTGAGTAAGCTATTAGACACTGTGGGACACGAAGGAAATAGAAAATATTACCCGCCTGCATCAAACCCGAGAGCATGGTATGACAACCTAGATTACCTTGGAGGAACTTATGGCTATTGCGACAATCCAGACCAGTGGTATGATTATGGAGATCAAACTTCTAGGGTTACTGTCGTTGTTAGAGCAACACCTAAGCCTGTTACAGCTAAATTTGCTATGTTCCCACCTTCTCCTGTAGAATGTTTTGATAGGGTTCAGTTTACTAAAGACGGTCAAGTAAAACCCACTGATGACAAAGGCGTTATTCCTACATCTTACAAAAATCAATTACGAAGATCGGCTGGTCGATCATTATTACCCAAGTTGACTTTTAACAATATAGTCGATTGGGACAGTGGCCCTTTACCTTATGATCTAAGTGAATCTTTTCTAATTAATGAAAAACAATCCAAGTCTCTGTCTTCATTATTTAGAAAAGTAAAAAACTTTACTGAAAACCGTAAATTTAAGATTGTTCTAGCAACTAGAGATGGTAAATTTTTCCAACTAGATGGCCTTCCAACTAGATATGAATCACAGAAAAAAACTTACGAAGGTTTTGGTCACTTTGTTCAAGTAGTTCGTGACGGCTCTGATTATAATACATATTTACCCGGAGCGATACCTTTAGTGCAAAAGAAAACACTGGAAGATGTTACATGGGTGACAAAACCTAACACAAGGTTTACTGCAAAAATTAACAATACTTTAGAAAACTTTGATCCTAATTGGCCTCTTAATCTTAGGCTAACCACAGGCTATAGAATAGACCCTGTAAACAATACGTTAACATTCGCCGGAACAAGAATGTTTTTTGCTCTGTTTCCTAAAGTAGAAATTATTACTTTGCCTAGTCCTAGTGATGATATGGAAAACAATCCTCCTGTTGGCAGCATAGTTAATTTTTTAAGAGGACCAGTAGGAACTTATTACAAATACGCAGATGCAGACGAAGCACCTTTTTCGTCTAAGTACGTTGTCTTTAATCCTAATGATTATACATGGCAAAGATATTCTGATCTGCACTACGACTTTAACAATACTAGTTATATAGGATATGTTTATAACTCAATATTAAAAATCAACCCAATTACATTCTATTTCTATCGTGACCCTCTGGGAGACAGAACTAAACAAGCAGAAGCAATTTGTACAGAAATGAGATTGAAGTCTTATTTGGTGGATGCTAGAGGTAAAAGGGTTTTTCCCGGTACTTTAAATGATCCTTGTATAGATTTATGTACAGACGGTGGGATAACTTTCATAAGAACAGAAACAGAATTAAAGTTTAAAAATAATTTAAATGTTGATTGGTATGAGATAGATGATTTAAAAACTGAAATTTTATCTTCACATATCTATAAGCCAGAATGCGTAAATAACGAGAAAGATAGTTTTCTTAGCAACCGAAAGTATAGGTCTAAGTGGTCTGATCTTAAGGGTTTTGACGGAATTATTCTTGATCACAGCGAAGAAGAACAGTATGCTAGTAAATACTACCCTCCTACTAGATATGACAATGTATTTTATAAGATGCTTGTTGACAATGATAATCAGTCAGAAATACCTACTTCTAGAGGTGAAGAGAGACACCACTCTATTGTACCATACGGAAACAAAGGCTCTGCTCCTTTCCGTTTCAACATACATCAAAAATACAATGTAGACTACGGAAATGATTTGGTCAACTCAGCAGAGATTAGTGGAGTACATAATTATTTCCCTTTCATGGACATCAATGATAAGGATTGGGGTTTAGGATATACCCCTGTAGATAAATTCTTTGTCCCAGAGGTTATAGAGCAAGATTTTGATGGACTAGTTGAGCCTAATCTTACAGAGGTAAAACAAGGGGCTCTTGGAGAATATCAAAGAACTAGACCCGATAAACAAATTATATTAACTATTCCTGCTGATGCAACATTCACACAAACTATAGAATTTGCTACAAAAGCTGATACATATGTAATCTCAGATACTTTAAGAGCAGATACTCCGTTGTTTTATTTAGGAGAGATAGAGCAAGAAGATACAGAAAACTGTCCGGGTGATCTCGACATCCTTAAACCAGACCCATATCAAGGCAGAAACTATGGTAAAAATTTTGGAGGCACACTTGATATAGGCAGGCCTTATGATATAAGAAAAGGCACAATGCCTTTAGAGAACTGGAAACCAAAAAGTGCTTTTGCTAGATGGACTAGATACTGCGATATTGATGAAGAAACTTGTGAAACTCAAAAGTGTATCACTTCAGGTCGTGGGTCAACAGAACTATATGGGGTTTACAAAATGTCAAACCCTACGAAACTAACTTATAGAGAACTTGCTGGTCAAGACTTCCTTGCTTTTATATCTTACAATGCTGGAATAGTTAATGGCATGAATGGTGTTAGGCCTCCAAAAATTTTAAGGTCTATACATAGTAAACAAGAAAACCCAGCCATAAAAAATGATATACTGTACTCTAAAGACAATACAGACCTTTGTAACGACAGAGTAGTTCTACCTCCAGAATATCAATATCCTGATTGGGATACACAGGTTAACTCTACATTTTTGCAAGGAGTAAAAGATTTAGAAAAACTAAGTCTAACATACGAACCTGCTGAACAACTAATAAAATCAGACCTGCTTGCTGAAGAGATGGTGTTTAGGGCTTTGTACGGAGAAAAAGAATTTGTCAATCGTACATCTTTTAATGGGGACACTCTTTTAACTGCTGATCAAATCTTAAATTATGTAGACCCACAAATTGATGTAGACGAAATGCACAAGCAGATTTTATGGAGTTACGACAGAGGAAGCAACAGCGATGTTAGTAGAGTGCAAACACAACACACATTTGGTGTTAATTCTAGATTAAGAGTGGGAGATAGAGCATCAGTTACATGGGGAGGAGTAAAAGTTGAAGCCGATATTACAGAAAACTCTACTAATACTTGGGAGGGAAGAGTTCTTAATTTAACTATAGAGTCATCACAAGGAACACAAAATTATAGCGTTCCTATTTTTATGAGTAATGTAGTTTTTTCTGACATGATCAATGTTCTTGCAGGAGGAGAAGCCCCAACAGTTGATGATAATTCTACTATTACATTAGTAGAACAAGGAGCCATAGTTCAACCAGAAAGAAAAACTAGAGTTGTTGATTGCTACAATGGTCAATGTTGCTTTGATCTTGAAGATAATCTTGGTATTGGAGGCGGCGACTATCAAAAGATTTTATTAACGGAATGCAAAAATATGGGGACTTGGAAATATTTTCTTTTACAAGTTCCGCGTCTACAAAGATACAACTGGAATGACACTTTTAATGTTTGTGAGCCAGATAACTTTATATACGGTCCTGATACATCTGCTTGTAAACCTTACAAATATGGATATTGTAATTTAACTCCAGAAGAATGTCCTCCTTGTACTGGCGAGCACCCTCCAGAAGAACTTGTTCTTGTAGAGAGTTTGGACAAAGACTATTACGTTACAGAAAACAAATGGATTAATAATTATTTAGACACTGATGTAGAGAGATTTACTTATGATTACAAAAGTTGTAGAAACACTATAAGAAGCAATGGACATCTTTACAGACATAACTACGAATATGCTGAACAGAAATTTTTTAGATTTGATCTTGCAGCTGAATTTAATGCTGCTGAATATAGATTAGCTATCGCCAATATAGATTGTTTTAATTGCGGAGGTGGAGGTTGTCATTGTAGTGATCCGGGTACTGCAAATCGCCCCGGCACCTGCGTTGGGGTATGCGACTATCAACTAGAGGTTACGAGCAACGATGAAGGACCGTGTAATACAAAATGCAAATATTCAGAACCTCGTGTTTCACTTGGCAGTGAGTGTTTTTGTAATGGTGCACCTGCATGTCCAAACGGCTCTGATCCTGATGGTTGCTACCCTTATGGATCAAGTGCTTGCCCTATAAGGTTCTCTCATCCTACTACTTTGACTCCAAACGAAGCCTGTGATAAGGCTTTCGCATTAGTACAATACGATACTTCATACTGGGGTTATTATGGATACGATTCTGCTGGTCAGCCGAGAGGTTGTGGAAGAGCTTGCTATCCTAGAGGAGATTGCGATACTACTTATTTTTGTTTTATACAAGATTGTGAAAAATGCCCACAGTCTAATATGGGAGCAGCAGAATGTTACGACTCGCCACCCGGCCCTCCCGTTTGGAACTCCGAAGGTTATACATGGGGACGAACAGTTGTAGCCCCTTATGTCTCTTCTTGTGGAATAAGAGGTCAGGGTTTTACTGCTACTCCTTCCAACGGCACCACTTGCTCCAGCGACAACTGTCCAGATTATTCTCAAACAGACGTATTTGAAACTAAAACAGTTTGGGAGTACAGTGAACCAGAAGTCGCTTACGACACATACTTAAAAGACACTAAATATGGTGGCGGCAATAATAGAATTTGTAATTCAGGATCACAACCCGACTGTGTAACAACCCTGTTTTCTGTGACACTAGACAACGATCAAGTACGAGTAAATTTTCCAAGTGGTGATATAGCATGGGCTAGTCAAGGAGGAATTGGTAGTAATGCGTGTGTAGGGCCAAGTCTTGAAACCACTAATGTGTCGTTGTGTACAGACACTAATTACCGTATAAGTGAAAGTAATTCAAACTTAGAAGTGAATATCTCTGACAATCTTGGCTATATATCTAACTATAGTAAAACCGATACTGTTGGATGCACAAATAATGTTAAAATAAATATGCCTCCACAAAGTCAAGAATGGGCCGTTAGAGACATAGACGGTCAGTGTATGGTTGGACACTGGATGGGTCAACATATTAATGAAAGTTTGGTTATCTCGCAAGGACAGAATGCATATGTTGTTTGTCAATCCAATCAGATCGCTGGATCAGCTTGTGTTGGAAGATTGGAAATAGCAAATGCGGGTAGTACTTTTAATAGTCCTCCGGGTGGTGAGTGTCCCGAAGAAAAGGCTGAAGCAAGAGTATATGGTGTTTGTGAAGGAACTCTAAGCGGTCCAGACTGTAACTCACCAGATGAATGTTCTTGGGGGGAAAGTAGTTGGTTTGAAGAACTAGAAGTATTACACAATGAATATAGAAAGAGATACAATAATGCTAATAGGAGCATACCAACGGAAAATATTATAGAAGGCTTGATTCCGGGCAGTGTCGGACCTTTACTGACAAAGACATATCAAATCCCAGAAGGCACAGTAACTAGAGCAAATAAGGGGCCTTATGGAGTAACAACAGAAGATATGTATGCGTATGTTACTGTTGCATACTATGACTATAAGTATAGAGCACCGCACAACCTAGATGATACGATCACCGAAACAAGACAGGCACAGGTCGCAGAACAAAACGGAACGGACTCTGTAACTGCTAGTTGCTACAAAGGTAGGCCTTTTACCAACGATCCAGCATTACAGACGTTGGACCCATTGAGAGGTTATTTTTATCATTGTAATGAGAGCAATACAGGAGACTGTGGAGAAGGAATTGGCTTTCCTTGGTATATTAGAGGAAGTTGGACATTTATGCCAAGTAGGTTAGCTTACAGATGTATAAACAGGGGTGTTGCGTATCCTAATTGGTATACTCCAGCAGTTTCACCCCATGGTTGTCGCCCTCAATTCGATGAAAGGTACGGTAGATATGACACTCCACCAACCAATTTTATGAGTACCACTCCAACTGTAGAAAGAAAGGCTTGCCAAGGAACATATAGTTGTTATTATAATGATAAACAATGGCCTGCTGGAGAAAATGACTATTATGGCCTCGCTGGACAAGGAACATTTCTACAATGCCATAAATTTTTAGGCAAGTTTTGGGTATATGACTATTTTAATGAATCACCAATATAGGACGAAGGAGAGAACATGCACTGTAAACTAATACCAATAAAAGGGAAATTTTTTAGAGGTAAGCCCGTATACAGTTGCTCATCTTGTGGTTTAACTTTAGGTTTAGAAGACCCGAACACTAAAGTCTTATGCAAGGTAGAAGCAGCAAAATCAGACGTTACTGAACTTTTAACAAAAAGAATGTATCATCGTGAAGATAAAGTTGATGCTAATAATTTACTGGGAGACAAACCTGTTGAACTTCATAAAGGTATGAGCCTTCGTGACAAAGTAGCTGCTATTTATAAAGACAGACTTATAAATAATGCAAAGCAGGATGGCAGAATAGCAGATAATAAAGACAATACGGTTGCATATGAAGTTCTTAATCAACAAGCACAGGACTATGCTGAAAATTACATAGCAGAAAAATCACAACCGTTTAAAGAGGAACTTAGCGAAGAAGATAAAAAGAAACTAATGTGTACCCAAGAAGAAATAAATCAACGCTTAAGCATTTGTGAAACTTGTGAATACTACGAAAATAATACATGTTTACAGTGCGGTTGTGCCATTAGTAGAGCATCAATACATTCTAATAAGTTAGCATTTAGAAATAAAAGCTGTCCTGTAAATAAATGGGGGCCAATTCAAATACCAGTAAACGGAGATGAAAGTACTTCAGACGGCTCTGGCTCTGGTTCTGGTTGAGGTTCTAGTAAACTGGACTTATCGTGTTTGATCCAGAACGTATGCACTCTTTTAGAAGAGTAGTTATTTTTAATAAAATTCACAGAGCCATGAAAAACTTTAGGCTTTTGTCCTTCTTCTTGAAACAACAATGTATACTTAACATTAGGTATTCTTGTATGGTTTCTATAAAAGTGAACGTATACCCCATATCGTCCCGGTACAAAGTTTTCTAGATATATGTTTTCTACAGCATCATTGGTGTGTGGTTGTACATTCATATCAATATCAAGATGCCCAAATTCTGTTTTCTTATTTTGAAAACAACACATACCCAAAAACCATTTACCCTTAACAGGAAGACTTGTGGCTTTAACTAAATGTAAGTCTAGATCGTCTGTTGTGTTCCAGAATAGAGATACCGTAATTTTGCCTCTTTTTGCACCTAGTCCATTTAGCTTTTGTAACATGCCTCCCACTTCACCATCTCCACCACTTCCACCTTCCATTTGGGTTCCAGCAAGAGGGTTGCCCATATTTTCTGAATCACTGTTTGATCCCATCCTATCTGTCGCAATACTGCTCAATAAGTCTACAGGATTTACTTCTGTGACGCTCATACTGCCTTTCTGAGGCTCTGGATTAAAAATAGGGTCTGATATAGGGCTAATATCCGCAGGTTTAAAATCTGGCTCTAGTTTGGTCTTAGCTAGGACTTCTGCGTCTTGCTTTGCTTTCATTTCAGCCATCCAATCAAGTATTTCTTGATTTGCATGTGGCTCGTCATCCATCACTATGAGATCATCTTCCCTTTGACCACCCATTTCGATTATGATAGGCTTCAGTAATTCAGGAGTATCTAGTCCATACAGCAACATGAACAATATCATAAAGGCGTGTATAACCAGACTAAACATCATGCTGGGAGCAGGTTTACGAGAAACATACACTTGTAGTTCTTTTTTATCTTGAGCATCCATAGTAATATTCCAAAAGTTAAAGTTCCAATACCCAAATTATAGCACACTATTTATGGCTGTCAAGTAGTTCATCTTCGTTTATTTTTATACAGACGTTTACATCTTGACAATTATTAATTGATCTCCATGCTTCTGCTTCTTGTGATTCAAGATTAAAATAGGGTGATTGATCTATGAACTTTTTATTCCATTCTAAAGATGTGTGACAACAGCCGTACATCTCTGTTTCTGCATCTATCGAAAGATATTGTTGAAAAGCATAGCCGTATTTTCTGTAAGAATTAACAAATCTACCCTTGGCCTCTACAGGAACTCCGTAGTTCGGTTTGTCTTTCATTTTCTCAATATGTAAGGTCGCTTTTTCAGCACTTGTGGTAAACACTAAGTGTCCATTAGACTTTAAGCAATCAGACAACAATTCAAAAGTATATTCCCATCTATGCTGGGGAAGGTGAGTGAACACAGAACCGCACCAAATTAAATCAAAATGATCTCTGGGCAGTTCTTCCTCAGTGTTACATACATCCTGACCTAGTACATCACGGCAGAAAGTTACACATTCTTCGATTCTGTCATAAACAGTCACGGTGGCATTTGGAAACTCTTCCGCAAAAACTCTGGAACACCTACCGTAAGCACCACCAAAGTCAAGTATATGTTTTGCATCACGATTTACTCTTTTGCAAATACGCATGGCACTTTCTGCCCATGCCCAATACTTCTCTGCTAGTACTTCATCGGTAAGGTTCACGTTTGTATAATACATACTATCTCTAGGGTGTATAATACGATTTATCACTTTTTCTTCTTCCCTTCCCACTTATACCAGCCATTATTTTCTAGCCAGTTACCAGCCTCGTCCTTACGCTTAGGAAAGAGAGTGTCACCCTTCTTATGTTGACCATAAGATAGAACAGCACCGCAGTCCATGCATCTCAGTTCATAATATTCATTGCCTTCTACATTTCTTACAACAAACTTAATATTATGCGAGCCACAAATACCGCACTGTGCTTCGCTAAAAACTTCTTGGACAACAGAAAGATTTTTAAATAATTCTTTTTGTCCCGCCCCTTCAATATGAAATTCTAATTTTTCACTGGGCCTAAAAATTGCTTTGCTATTCATTTCCATGATTCCTCGTAGCCTAATAAACCTGCACCAATATTGGAAGTGTTGGTTTGTAAGGAAGTGAGTTCCTTAACAAGTTTAACAGCATCCTCATGCTTAATATTATAAACACCTTCGGCTACAATGTCAAGCTGTCTAATAACATTATGTACATTTATATCACATCTTTTAGCTATTACGTCGATAAAGTTAATCTGATTTGACGTAATCTTAGAAACACTGTCGAAATCTGGGTTGTCTTCAGCATCTTCTACCAGTTCTTCAGCAGCAACTACTTTTCGTAGCTTTAATGCTCGACGCAAGGCACGGCCTTCTGCTCTAGTTTCTGCTACAGCCACAGGGTGATTTCTATAGATTTTGTCGCAATTTCCCCAGTAAACATCAGCAGAACCAGTGAAGGATCGTGTTCGTAGACTGTCTTCCATGTCTTTATCGTTCATAATATATGACAACGTATGGACCACAGTGGCACGTTTCTCGTTGTCTGGAGTCGGAGACTGAAGAACATCAGATAAAGCCTGAACCATTGTACAATCTAGTGCGATTTCAAATATCCTACGTAGACCATCTGTAGTAGGATTTCCCTCAACCAGTTCATCCTTGTTTAACAATCCTAGTACATGATCAGTCCACCCGACATCATTAGGTGTTACATTTGTACTTACTTCTTCAACTTTTTCTTCAACTTTTTTTCTTGGCATAATTAGTCCTCTATAGTAATAATCTTAGTTTTAGTTTTCCCAATATCCTTCAACACACCCACTAATGTTTCTAGTACACGTTGTGACCTAGCATTAGAGTACTCATGTAATTGTGCAATACGAATCAACTTATATCCTCTTCCTACTATCAAACCAGACTTTTTCTGGTCATACCTCTTGGCCTTAGCTAAAGCATCCTCTCCCCATACTGGCAAGAAATGTGATAGTCCATCTACTTCTATCGCTACATTTATAGTAGGCAGGAACAGGTCAAGATGCAAGCGGGTATTTCCTAATAATTGCTCTTTGTGTGGCTCTACTTTAAAACCCTCCTTAATAAGACCACTTAGAAGATACCTTTCCATTTTCGATCCTGTTTTGCTGGTTACTCTCACTGCATCTCTAGCAAGCCTGAGACGCTGCTCTTTTTCCTGTTCTGGTAAAGCGGCCCATAGTTTCTTCGCAGTGTCGCTTCTGCGTTTCAATTCTGCATCAGAAAGCCCTTCCCAAGTTTCCATGAGTGATTTGCCTATTTTATTTTTAGACTCGTCAGAGTGCTGCTTGCCTTCTGTGGGATGAGTAGCCTTACCAGTTTTAAGAGCATTAGATTGTGCAGAACTTTTATCTCTCAATTTTATCTCAAACTTAATAGCATCCCTTCTTATTTTATTGGCATAAGTACCCAGTTCGCTTGCTGTATCCGCAAGACTTTTATTTTCTTTTTGATACAGACGCAGAATCTCTTTCTTCTTTTCTTTGTCTGTAAGTTTACTATACTTGTGTTTCAATGACATTGTTTATTTCCTTTGCTGTGACTGTTGGCATAACCGATATTGGCTTCTTCCAACAAATATCTAAAATTTCTGAAGTTGTTTCATCTTTGGCTATAAACTCCACATCTTTAGTGTCGAATAAGCCCTTCCATTGTCTATAGTGGTCTTGCTGGTTTTCCTTACCCCAAGGTATCGTATCTATATATATTATTTGTTTACTAGGCGTTTTAAAAGTCTGTGTCAAAAGCCTACTTTTAACATCAAACATAAACAACGTGCCTTTAAAAAATTTAGCATGACTAATATGTAGCATATAATATTTATTGTTAGTAATAATAGCATTTGGAACATTACTAAAAACCACTATGTTATCCATAGGTCTCAATGTGCATAGTTCATTAATTGCCTCCAGATAACCTGTAGCCTGATGGTTGTTTTGTTCTATGTCTAGTATATAAAATCCTATGTTCATATGTTCTTCCTTATGTATGGTAAAACTTCGTGTCTTGTAAAATAATCGTATGTTCTGTTTTCCAACTTGGCTACTGGTGCAAGTATCTTATTATCCTCTAGGGCTTGTTTAATGTTTCCTGATGAGACATCAATACAGTCGATCCCACAAGCCTGTGCTTCTAATGTAAGGTTACATGAGAGGTCTATAAACTTTTCGTAAGTGTTTAAAACATTACTGAGTTGAACAGGGTCGAGCATTCCTAGATTTTGATCGGAGACCCAATTATGATCATTGAATATATTGATTTTCAGTTTAGTCTTAGGATAGAGCAGTTCATTAATCTGAATCCTATCTTCATCTTGTCCGCTACTCATAACAGCAATTCTGTTATTTCTGCTTTGTTCACGATTGTTGAATGTGCTTGAGTCATATTTATTGTCGTAGCTTAGGAATTGTGCAGGAATGCCTTGTGCCAGATTCGTATTAGCTATTACTTTAACTTGTGACTGACACAAAAAGGTCCACAGGTCTGTGTTTTTTTCTCCTAAAGTCTTGTCTAGAAGCAGGAATATATTGATATCTTGTTGGTATTCGTTGATCCAATCATGTACTTCTTGAGAATAATCACAAATAGATAGAAAAACATTTTTCGGCTTGGTTCTCTCGGCAAAATCAAAAAGCCTACCAAAGACATTCACTGTTTGTATCTCTAGGTCTTTGTCTTCTACGTTATATAAAGACTGAGAGATGCAACGATGAGGAATGCTCTGTGCTGTATAAAATATATGTAATGTTTTCATGTTTTATTCTTTTCCTTCTTGATAATTACACTGTCGTTATTTTTATTAAGTTTTAAAAATGTCAAAGATATTATATTTTCTTGTATAGCAAGATTTAATATCTCAAACATAAACATATTATCATAATACCTATCATCAATATTATTTTTTAAACTTTCCCAATCTTTTTTGCAAAAGTAGATAGCTTCATTCCATACGTAATCGCCTATATCGTAAAACATAGATGATATTTCGTTGCTGTTATCTTTCAAAGTAAAACCAATAGGCTCTTGATGTTTTATCTTTTTATTTCTTTTCTTTGCTAAAACCCATGACTTGTCAAGGTCTTGTGGTTCAAATTTTTTAGGAAGTACGTCTCCATTTAATATAAACAAACCCGGACTATCATCAAGTTTTATTTTTTGTAATAACATTTTAATTGCATATCCATGATTTTTCTCTAAAAACTTTGAATTATAAATATCTATTACATCCTGACTGTGAACCTTACGCAAAAGTTTTTCTGCTCCAAAACCAGTACATATATATACTTTGTCTCCAAGGATTTTGGATAATACTTTAATTTGTTTGTTAATTAATTCTGTAGCATTAGGACTTGTTTTTATTAGTCCAATAGGACCAAAGGATTTCATACCTTTCTTAATCTCATATGCTAGCACACATGATTTTATATTCATAGCTTGGTAATAGTGGCTACCGTATATATTCCTTCATAGTGCATACTGTCAACTTCGTAACCCGTTTCCTGTACGCTACGTTTAAAGTCGTTTTCTGACCATACAGACTGTATGGATGGTAACACAGCAGAGTATTTATCACTTGTTAAGTCTCCACTTCTGATTTGCTTAGGAATTAAATCTAAATTTACAAACCTAATTTGTATTTCGCCTCCTACTTTAGTCTTTTTGCAGCATTCTGCAAAAACTTTGTTTCTGTCTGATAGAACCATGTTGTCCAGACAATATAGGGACATTTTTTCTACATAGCCATTACTGACTATCCCTATCTGAGCAACGGGAACATTGTTGACACCTTCGATATTCTGTTCTTCAACCATTACTATATTCATCTCTTTAATCATGCTATATACGCCTCCTGAATTTTGGTGTTAAATAATTCTGTTACTGCCTCTTGGAATTTACCCATATTGTAGTTCTCATCTAAGAACTTTCTACCTTCTTCTATATCTGGTCTGTCTTGTGTTAGTAGTTCTTCTATCTTTGGTAATATATTGGCACCATTATTTTCTATCATAATCTGTGGAGTGGTCATCTTACAGCTTCCTGTTCCGATAACCTTGGCTCCTAGTGCTACAGCACATAGACATTCATAGTTTCCATTAATAGTAGTATCTAGATAAACTTTGCAGTTCTTAACTTTTTCAGAGAACTCTTCAAAACTAGTAAACTGTTGTACTACCTCTACCGTAAGTCCTTTTTGCTGGGCTGCACCGGCTATCTGTTTACCAAGCAAGCTAGTGTCATGCACAAGTAGGTCGGTAGTCTGCTTGATGTCGTCTGTGGTCAACAGATCAAGAGGCACACCATAATTGATTACGGTAGAATTAGGCATATCTCCCCAAGATTCAGCGATATGCTTATTCATAAAGAGTTTAGTTCTGTTAGCATTCTTCTGAGAACTAATGATATAGTCCTCTCTCTTCATATTAGGTGGCCTCATCTGATTAAAAACAACAACATTGTTCACATGTCTGTACAAAGAATCTTGTGGAGTATTGTCGTTCAGATCGTTGGTGACAGATAGGGCGTAAGTATTGTCATTAAAAAAGGGTTCTAACAAAGTCAAAGCCGTTCTGCTAGAAGGATTTTTAAATACATGGTTTTGCATAGGTTGCATATAATATCTGAAGTTAGTCTCAAAGATAGCACAATCATTAAGTCCTCCACTTGCTTTAAATATAATGTTGTGTGTTTTTTTGTGGTTTAATGACGATATAATATTTGTTACTGCTCTTGCTAGTTGCATATTTTCTTTCCTATTGTTTGATAGCTAAATTGGTCCATAGATTCTCTACCTATTTGTCTTTTCTCTTCAAGTGTCTTTCTTTCTTTTTTACTCATTTCATATACTGTACGCATATGATCAATCATAACATAAATATTAGGACGATACCAATAAGAATTAGCATTATAAATATCAAAGCTATTAGCTAATGTTCTTTGAGCAGATATCACTGGAGTTTTCTGACTAGAAATAACAAAGCCGTTCTTTTTATTTACAAAATCGGTCATACCTGTATGGTCTGTTACTATAGGAGTCTTACCTAAGACAAGTGCTTCTGCTGCTGGTCTACAAAATGCTTCTCCATGAGAAGCCATAACGAAACAGTCACAAGCATTGTGTAATCCTATTAAATCCTTATCAGACAGTCTTTCTGTGATGACAAACTCATCTCTTGTCTGCCCAATGTTCAACATCTGTTTATGTTGGTTGAGTGCCTGTTTTACTATTCGTTGTCCTTCACCACTACTTTTACCGGGAACAGAAGTTTTTATAATTAAGGACACATTTTCATTGTCTCTAAAAGCTAGATTAAAAGCCGTAACCACATCAATTAGATTTTTTCTCTCAACAAACTCTCCAACATGGTAAAACTTAAAACTGCGATCAATAGATTTTTGCATATTAAGTTTATGGTCTGCATTTTCTTTAAGAAAATCTAAGTCCAATGCTCCTGAAATAACCTTGCACTTGGTTTTGACTCCTGATTCTTTGACACTTTTAGCTTCCTGCTTGCTTGGCACACAGACTAAATCTAGGTTATTCAAGATATTCTGGCAAACAGAATCTGAAAGATTAGTGATCTCCATATTAAAAATGCCAACATTCTTTTTTACAGAATTGGTGATGGACATGCTCTGAGGAAGTAGTTCTTGATAAATTACATCATATTTCGGATATGTGTTTTTCTCGTACTTAGCAATATCTTCGCTAATCTCAACGGACTGCCCAGTATAGAAATAGGGTCTAGTTGTTATATTTTCCGTCTGAGTTGCTATAGACCTAATGTAGTCCCTAGCAGACATTCCCCATCCGTCATCTTGTCTGTATGGCCCTATAAATAGTGAGTTCATTAAGATTGACCTTTCATGTTTGCATAATTTATGAAATCTTCTGGCGTTAGTTTATCTTCATTTCTCTGTGCATGGACTGCAAAGTTATGATTTTTAATATGCATATTAAGTTGTTGTACAATATCTTTTTTAGTAATGCCCTTATTTTGCATTCCCATAATCCTAAAACCATAGTCTAGATCATGAATAGCATCAGTAATCACATTAGAACTTAAAAATTGTTCATTGTTGCCCATATGCATACCCGCTAATTGTGTAACATAGTCGTATGCAGAAGTATCTGCCGGTAGTTCATCTTCTTGAATCTCTTGTACAGGCTGTAGCTGGACATCCCATCGTCCTTGCAGTCCTGTAAGTTGCACATTGTCAAGACATTTTTCCCACTTTTTGGCAATGTTATCCCAGTTGTAATGTTTTTCTGTGTTTTGTCTGGTCTCAAACTTCTTAGAATCTTTTAACATATCTGGCATGTTGATATATTCTGTAAGTATCTCTACCAAATGATCATTATCAGGATAGACTCTGATTGCTTTAGTCTCTAATTCTCTAAAGTATTGGTTGATTCTAATTGGGAAACCATTTAGCTTCTTAACAACATCTTGCATGGCACTGTAGTCTACACTGGCTACAGGAACTCCCGCACTTGCAGCTTCTACTTGTGGCATACCAAACCCTTCGCAGATTGCATACTGAACATAAATATCAAATAAGTTGATAATAACATTTAGGTCTTGCTGAGAAATACCATTTGCTACATTTGGCATACTTAATGACTTGTTACCACACTTTGGACAAAAAGCCATAGGATGCTTAAATCTTGCAGCATGATAAAATCCGCAAACTTTACAGTTGTATGTAAACATAACACGATTGCCTACTTCGTATTCTTTCAGGTACAAAGGAATATCCCATCCTGCATCTGGATAACTCGTATGGATATGCAAATATGTTTTTGCTGCTTGTGGGTGATTATCTGCATGTAATTTCTTGACAAACTTATTGAATGCAGAAAACAACTCTGGTATTAATTTACGTTTCTGATTACGGCAAATTGTGCCTACAATAAAAGCATCCTCTTCTATACCCATTGCTTTTCGAATGTTCTTGCGTTGCTCTGCTTCTAGGGGCTTAAATACATCTAAGGAAACACCCGGACTAGTAGTATCAATATAATTAATGTGATTATTAGACTGATCAGCTAGTGTGTCTCTACCAAAATCACTGTAGGTAGTTATTGCGTCAGCGTGTAAGAAAGTGTCGATCCAGCCTTCTTGTTGTGGTGCAGAGTCCACAGTGGGCATAAGAATCCAGTGAAAGTAAGGCCTAAAGGGTGTGTGTTGTTGATAAGAGTTCATCCAGTAATCACGGACATCGATCACGATATCTGGCTTGAAATCAATAAGTACACGTTCAAATCTCCAACGACCAAACTGATTTTCTGGAGACTTCATATATGTTTCGTGTCTAGGGTCTCCTTGAGGAACAGCATTTGCGTAATACCTCCATTTGATTGTCGAGTCTTTAGGGTCATTTACTTTACCGTAGCAAGCAAATTCTGCAATTTCATACTTGCCTGTAGCATGTAGCCTTGAGAGAATTTCTTTAGCATATGTGCCAAAACCGGAACTTAAAAAACTAGCCTCAGATACCATCAACACTTTTAATTTTTTTGTCATGTTTTGTCCTTGTGTAAAAATGAGAGAGAGGCACGGCATTGTCGGCCTCTCCCTCTTCCGATACTTCTCGCTATTACTACCCCTAGTTAAAACGCAGTTACAGAGGCAGTGTCTTCTGCCTGCTCTGTCGTTTTGATGCGAGACAGTTTAGTAATCTTGGAGAAATTATTGACTCTTACTTTAAGAGTATTGTGCTTTACTCCATCCTTTTCCCAAGAGTCATTACGCAACGACCCTTCAACCATTACAAGATCACCCTTTGAGAATGAAGCACCGATGATTTCTGCTCCAGAATCCCATGCTTCACAGGGTACGAATGTAGTAATCTTATCCTTTTCTCCATTGGCCTTAGTATATTCGCGTGAAACTGCGATAGTAAAGTTTACAACAGAGGTACTCTTACCATTACTGTTTACTTTGCGAACATCAGGGTCTCGGGCCAGATTACCACGTAAAATGTTAATATTCATATCAATCCTTCTTCCTTGTTAAAATCCAAAACCAATCTATACTATAATAGGTGAGACACAACAAGTGTCAAGTTAATTTTTTGGTAAATAAGCCTTTTCTACAATAAGGCTATCACCATCCCTATTTTTCGACCCTTGTATAACAATAACATTGTTTTCAAACAAAATACTACTATAGGTAGAAAATTGTTCAGGAAAGAACACGATACTGTCTATCGAGCCACTACTATCGCTTCCTTCCACAAAAGCCATCTTTGCTCCGGGGTTTTTCCCCTTTTTAGTCTTAATAACACCGACATTATCTATCTGTAAAGCGACGACAATCTCGTTGAGTAGACTATTATTAAAGTCCTTACATATTGTGTTTGTCATAGATACGTCATACATATCTACTTTAGAACACGTTATCGAACAACCTAAATATTCTTCTTCATTATCGGCTATCCACTCTGGGCTATCTTCTAGCACATAAGGTGGATTGTCTATAGTATTAATGAAACCTAAGAGTTTTTCTTTTCTCTTACTGCTCATTCTTGGCTTTTCTATGACGCAGTATATGATATCTTTTAATGAATCATAATTAAGACACGTACTTAACGCATGTTCTTGTTCTTTGGCTGTAAGATCATTTATAAGACCATATTCAAACATCATCTTGGTTCTAGTAAGCCCAAAATAATCTAATGCACCTGACTGTATCAAAGCCTTGACCGCTGTTGAACTTAGCCTTGTCATAACTCTAAGTACTGTTTGATGCCAATTTAAGTCATTGAGATTAATATTATCTTCTTCTAGTATGGTTCTAAGTTTCTTGTACATAGAACCGCCAAAACCCTTTAGGTCTGTCAGTCCGAAATAAATTTTCTTATCATGTAGTACAAAATATTCATTCAGCACACGCAAATCAGGCAGATGTACTGTGATCTCCATTTCGCTGGCGTTTTGTACCAGTTGCTTGATCTCTACTTTGGGATCAATCTTGTCTTTAGCAAAACGTAAATATGAAGCAAAGAATACTCTTGGGAAGTGAGCCTTCGCGTATGCGGACAGATATGCGTTCATAGCATAGGACACAGCATGACTTTTATTAAAACTGTATCTCTGGCTTTTTTCAATCCATCCGAATATCTCTTCTGCCTGTTCTTTTGTGACTAATTTAAGTTTTGCAGAACCGGAGATGAACTTCTTTTTTAGTTTCGCCATTTCTTCTGGTTGCTTTTTACCAATGGCTTTTCTCAGGTTGTCTGCTTGTTGCAAGTCAAACCCTGCTACCTCTTTTGCAATTTGCATAGCTTGTTCTTGGTAAATCATTTCACCATATGTACTCTTTAGTGCATTTTCCAACATGGGATGATAATAGTCTACAGACTCTTGCCCGTTCTTTCTGTCGATATAATGATTAGTAACATTCTTGCCATCTCTGTATGCCTGTAGACATCCCGGTCGTAGAATACTAATTAATGCACTTAATTGTTCAATGTTTTCTGGTTTAAGTTTCTTAGCCACAGATTTTCCAAGCCTAGTCTCCAACTGAAAACATCCTTTAGTATTACCATCAGATATTAAATCCCAAGTCTTTTGGCAATTCAAATCCAATTCATGGTTTACAGGATCGAAATCAATAGAAGTCTTACCCTCACTCTCTGTAGCATGAAAACTACAACCACAACTAAATTTTAATACTGTCATGCAAAAGCGTCCTTAAATGTTATTTTTTGTGCCAAACTTCTATGCAGTCTCATAAATCTTGTAAGCACTGCTGCTGTGTCCTTAACGTCCTTAATTGCGTCATGAGCACCATCTTTACTAATACCCATATAATCTCTCAGGTTGTCTAGAGTATAACTTTTTAGTTCTGGGTTATGCTCAAACCAGTAAAAGACTAGATTAAGCATGTCCACCACATCTCTTGGATAAAAGACTTTGCTGTTTCCTTCTTTATTAGTATCTCCGAATTTCTGAGCGAGCCTATTAACGATGGGTAGATCAAATCTATAAATATTATAGCCTGCTGCTATCGGAGCAGTAAACATACTGTGCTTCTTGGCTTTCATATGGTATTTGTCCAGATAGTCTGTAAACATACGCCATGACTGTTCTTGGCTAGGATACTTTTGCCATTCAGCCTTGACCGCTTCCTTTGAGCAACCCTTAACCTTGGCATGAAAATCTAAGATGTCTGTCTTATATTCATACTCAGGGTCTTTTTCCATGCACTCTGGTTTAAAATTAGCATTAAACTCAGAGTTAGGTATAATTTCAAGACTGACAGGATCAACCATTACGGCAGCAATTTGTACTGGACTACATTTGCTTGGGTTTACCCCATCTGTCTCAAAATCAAACACACAAATCTTATTATAATTAATTCCCATATCAAATCCTATTCTATGTCCTGATCAAAATCTAAAGTAACTTACGAACTCTTTCTAGTGGCTTAATGCCAATCAATTTACCTTTACTGTCTTTGCAATTAGTAAAGCTACAACAGCTTTTACGAACTTCTTTAACTTTGGTCATTTTATTGTCTAATCCACGAACAAAATCACCTTCTGTTAGAAATACATCGCCTACACTTAGTTTGCGAAACTGGTGTTGCTCTGTTGCTGGTTTTTCATCTGACATCTTTATTCTCCTGTACTGTACTATATGTTATTATACCCGATAATGAATACACCGTCAAGCACCTTCTTTCATAAGATCGCTAATGCACATAATCTTATCTAGCATAGCAACCCCTAGAATATCTAGCTTGATCATTCCAAGACTTTCAAGGTCAGCCATTTCCATGCCAGCAATTACCTGTTTGTTTTTACTGTCATAGACCATCGGACAGATACCGGCAAGAGGCTCTGCACTGACTGCTATACCAGCAGCATGTTTTGACTGAACCGATTTGGTTCCTTCCAATCTCATAGCTTGTTCAAATCTTTTTGACAACGGACCTTCTAATTGACCCTTTTTACCTATATGACACCACTGTTTTAGTTTTTCAGGGTCGTTCTCTAGTGTCCATCTAATAATAGAAGACTCTCCTGTTGCCTCTTTCATTTCTTGTAATTCATCTGCCACTTTAGACTCTTCAGGAATATTTCTAGTGATATCATTCATTTCTTCAAATGTGATACCTCCAAACACCCTAAGTACATCTTTTAATGCCCCTCTACCCTTGATAGTACCAAACGTAATCATCTGTGACACCTTATCGTCTCCGTAAGTATCACGAATATACTGAATGACTTTTTCACGTTTGTCGATAGGTACGTCAACATCAATATCAGGCATAGAGGTATGTTCTGCTGTATTTCTACCAGCATTATAAAACCTATCAAAGATGAGACCGTACTTTATAGGGTCAATGGTTGTAATACCAATTAGGTAAGAAACCAAACACCCTGCTGCACTTCCTCGTCCCGGTCCCGGTAGCCATTTGTTTTCACGTACATGATTCACAATGTCCTGTACAATCAGAAAGTAACTAGATAGGTCTGCACCCTGCAAAACACTTAATTCATACTTGATTCTATCTACATATTTTCCATGATCTTCTTTAGGTATATTATTAGCTATCTTATCTCGCCATCCGTCCCTGCATAGTTGACGCAAATACTCTCCGTCATCTTTGGCTTCTGGACAGGGAAACGGAGGCAGATTTGGCTTACTTAATATGTCATACTCTTCACACATGTCAGAAACAACATTAGTGTTTGCTAGTTCTTCTTCTGTGTGCAGGGCATTCATTTCTTCTTGATCTAATATATGAAAATTATCAGATTTAAAAAAGGCATCCAAACCAATAGACTCGCCATTGGACATCTTCCTATTTACCTCTGAGAAGGTCGTTTTTAAATTATTGCACAAAAGCACCCTTTGATCAACTGCGTCTGTCTTACGGCAATAATGAGCGTCTGGAGTTGCTACAATCCTATTGCCTGTAATCTTTGCTAGTTCTCTGATACAGTCTGTGAGTTTGTCCTGTAGAGGAATATTCTCATGATCCATCAACTGTGCTTCTAAGAAGAAGTTTTCTTTACCAAACATATGGTTTAACTTACTGACTAGTCTAGTGCCGACATTTTTCCAATTCGGGTCTATGTCGTCTCCCTGCACTAAATACCTAGCCAGCGTTGATCCTAGATGACCACATATTCCTATAATATTACCATCAATAAAATTAGATAATGTATCTAGGTCTAATCTAGGCTTTCTGTAAAAATGCTCAGGAAGGTTTGCTTCTGATGTTAGTCTAATTAATTGTTTCCATCCTTTAAAATTTTTAGCCAGCAGGAGGAAGTGACTCAACTTTGCATTATCTTTGTCTTTGATTTTGCAGTCTTGTTCACAGACATAGATTTCTTGTCCAAGTATGGGTTTTATTCCTTGTTTTTTCATCTCTGAGTAAAACTTGATCGCACCGGCAATGTTACCGTGGTCTGTTAATGCACAGGATGTCGCACCAATTTCAATACATCTCTCTGCCATGTCTGCTGGTTTGCTCATACCGTCAAGTAGGCTATACATACTGTGGCAGTGAATCGGTTGGTAAGTTATCATAAGTTCTCCAAATTAGTATTCGTCTGAAAAGTTTCCATCAAGTTCTCCATCGCTCACAATATCCATTGCACCCAACATGCATATGGTATCCATGAATTCGTCATTGTTCTCGTCATCGTCGTTTTGTTGATCGTTTTGCTTCTTTGATTTCTCAGCAGGACTGAAAGCACAATATGCACAAAATAAAGCAAGCAAAATCCATAGTATCGATTCCATAATTTATTCTCCAAAAACAATTCAAAGTTCTCTTCTATTGTAACACATTCTGACTACTTGTCAAGTAGAACCCGGAGCACGATATTTAGCTACGTTGTATCCATCGACTTGATATACCTTTACAGCTTCTTTGATGCCGTGCATACGAGTATCATGCTTAACTTGCTCACACATCGTCATAACTTCTCCTACAGGAGTAACCTGATCTTCTCTGTATTCTACAAGAGGTTCGTGCTTGGTGCCAGCAAATGTCTTTTTACCGAAATCGCATAGTTTTGTACACTTCCATGTTTTCTTGAGAGGTGGACGCTTACAGTTTTTGATATCCTCGAAAGTTTTACGCAGCATCATCTCAACTTTAAATAAATCTCCTTTTTCAAAATTTATAGAAAATATGCCGCCGTCATTAATAAAATTAATCGTAACTATAATATGTTTTGCTTGAGGATACAAATGTTGAATAGCATAGTAATACAGCATTAGCTGTGGGTCTCTCTGTAACTTAGCTATGGTCTTCTCTTCACCTGTGGCCCAATCCAAACGCCTTCCTGTTTTATAGTCAGTAATCTCATATGTATCATCGTTAATTTTTGTGATCAAGTCGATTGTACCTTTAATCGCCAACTGTCCTTTGACATGGTTGCCTTCTGCGTCAGTAAAGTCATACCAAGCCCAAGGCTTATCAATAGTAATATCAAACCGTTGTTCAGGCTGGATGATATGCTGATTTCTGGGGTCTAACATACCATTGTTCTGCTCTAAACATTTTTGTATCCATTTTCTACAATCTCTGTAGTCTACGTCAGTCCATTTATGGTGTGTAAACGCACTGGTATAATAATCATAGACTTTTTGCGTTAAATCATCTATGCTATAATTATGTACATTGACATATCCTACAATATCATCCTCAAAGCTACCTTCTTTGTTTTGCAGTCCTAACTGTACGAAAGCAAGTATCTCCATCACCTTATGAACGATGGTTCCTTTGTCTGCTTTCTTATTAGAATCTCCATTGTGTCCTAATACATACTGGAAAAAGTATTGTTGATTACACATTTTCCATGTGCCTAGTGAACTACTTCTAATATATGCTATATCCATAAAATCTCCTATCGAGTTAAAACGCCACCATCCCTTGAAAGCATTAGTTTATCCCATGCAGACAAGGCATCAGGAGCCGTACTGGGCAGCACCTCAATGTTGTTATTAATAAAATGTGTTGATCCATCAACAAATACCACACCAACTCCACCGGGATGTAGACTTCTAGAAGTTGCTTCATTGTTAGTTAAATTAAAACAACTCATCCCTTGTGCGTTCATGTCGTAGCTTTGTTGTAAAAGGTTGCAGTTTATTACATTGTCTGCACCTGACGAGGTATTAGCATTTGGCCCAGCAGCATCTAGACTCACCCCATCATAAGTTAAGCCGCCATGACCCCATAACGCACTACTGCCAGCACCAGCCATAGCCCAGCAACCTCTAGAATCTCGTTCGTCGATACCTGCACGAATTTCTGCTAATAAACAAGTATTAGAAGTTCCATCAGTTATATGTCCGAACTGACTACTCGCTCCATACCCCATGACTCCTCTAAGCATAGGGTCGTTCCAGTTCTTGCCATTATTGCCCAGAGCATTAAATGGAGGATGTAAAGTCAAAGAGAACATACCTAGGCCTGCGTTAGCAGCATAGTTACCTCTAGCCCAGTTATCACCCCATTGTGCAGACCTAGAAGCAGAAGTGCCATTAAATGGCTTCCTATTATATGGGTCACTAGCACAAAGCATAACACTAAGTTCTGTAGAACGCAACGCCTCATTGCTTGGTGCTGATACAGTAAACCTAGAGTCGCTTTCGTCGTGTAGAGACTTTACTGTGCTTTGCTCTACATAGTCTAGGATGTCAATTACCCAATTCTTTGTTCTGGTATATGAACCAATGCCATCTGGTGGCAAGTTAGGATCGTTTGATGAAATCTTATGACTAGCATACGGAAATCTACGATGTGCAGACTCGTAATTGTGACACGCTAGCCCTAACTGTTTCATATTGCTGGCACAAGACATACGTCTTGCAGCCTCTCTTGCGGATTGCACAGCAGGCAACAACAAGCCAACAAGCACACCGATGATGGCAATAACAACAAGTAGTTCGATTAAAGTAAATGCTTTCTTATTCATAGTAATTTCTCCAAAGTTAAAAAGTTGTCCAATTCATTCAAAGTCTCTTGTACCGTCTTATTAGTATTGTCAATAACTAAATCGAAGTTATCTATTGAAAAATAAGTGTGATCTAATGCAGTCTCACTGGCATGGTTACTATTATACACGTTCCGTTCCAGTTTGACAACCACCCCGCCAGCATTTTTTATACATTCTACTTCATTAGGGAAACGACAGTCTGCTACAAGTGCCAGAAAAGGTGAATCTTTTTCTATGCGACCTATAGTTGCTGCTGACCATACATCATTTTTAATAGTACGAAATATATCTGTTCCTACATACTGCATTACTTCTCTAGCAGTCATGTTTTTCCCATGTCTCTTACATTCTGTCAAAGTGTTCTTTGCAGCATCGTCGCCGTAACACTGGGTATATGTCAAACCTAAAACATCCATACATACAGTGCGTTTTAGTGGATCAGCAAAATTATATACTTTGCATACTTTATCTCCTGTACACTTAGACGCAAGGTGTTCTGCACAAGTTGTTTTACCAGACTGTTTTCTGCCAGCAAATGCAATAATCTTAGTTTTCATATAACGTCCTTTATATACTGTTTGATTTCCTTGTCAATTTCTTCACTAGTCATTTCACCAATGTCACCCTTAGATATTTCTGGTATAAATACCCTGTAAGTGTTTTGGCATTTGTTCTTAATCTCTTGTGCCGCCTGCTTACCAGCCTCATCATTATCGGTCAATACTATTATAGCCATTGCTCCCGAAGAGTCCAGTAATATTTTCTGTCTATCGCTCAGATTACAGCCAAATATAGCTACACTATTATGTATGCCATTCTCTTCTAGTCTCCATACATTGCCGGGACTCTCTACGATAATAGCTACATGAGACTGCTCTATATGCTCTTTGGCAAAACCTTTCCAATAGTTGTACAAATTATTCTGACTTTTAAAATCTGCACTATGTTTCCATTTAGAGTAGGCCCATCTATATTCTGAATCAGGACAATCTTGGTTGGGGTCATGGTAAGCACCACATTTAGGACAAGCCTCAAATATGCTGCGACCAGTACAGCCTACCATATTATCATATTCTAGATTGTATATGGGTGCTACTACACGATTATTCATAGGCTTGCCTTTAGAGGCACACAAACCAACGTCATACCTGTCCAATACTTCCTGTGAATATCCTCTATTTATAAAGTATTCAGCAGGATAAATTAGTGAACTTCTAACTTGTTTTCTGGTAATCTTAGAGGCTTGAACTTTGTCTTCTTCCCTTATATGATTAATTGCATTGGTAAAGTTAGACTTATTGCGATTGACCTTTGTGATCTTAATATCTTTCATGTCTTTGTTGACAAACTTTTCTAAGAAAGTTACTGCTTCTTTAAAGGTTGCCATCTTATCGCCTTGCTTATACCACTTATATTTTCTGTGTGATATAATACCTCTTACGAAACCTATTAGTGAACCCCTAAAGCACTTTTGACAACCATGAGTCCTACACTTCCAGTTACCCTTATAATTATCGTAGGCATCATCACCCACATGATAAATGTTCAGTGCGGAGTCATTGTCTCCACCGTGTATGGGACAAGGCATACTATACATCTTGCCTTTATCTTTATATTCAAGATCAAAGTAGTCAAACAATGCTTCTATGTCATCACACGCCATATCGCATAGTATTTTTAACTTTTTCTGATCACTCGAATGGGATTTGTTCGCTGTCTTCATTATTTTCCTCTACCAAAAAGCCATCTGATTCTTGTCCACGATTATTCATTACTTCTAATTTAGTTTTACCTTCGGTAATCTTTGCACACCAACCTTTCATGTTGCAGTTGATGTAGTCGTTATCGTCTAGTCCTCCACCATGACGACTAATAAGAGGAACTAGCTTACGGTTGCCGTTGTCTGCACCATCTTCAGCAATCTCTTCAGACGACTTGCGTTTAAAGATACTGAAATTGCTACAGAGCCATACGATTCTATCTGAGCCGCTAGCCGTATCTGTGCTCTCTTTTGTTATACCGTCACGGTTTAGCTGAATAAATGCCATGATAGGTATTTTATATTTTGTTGCGAAGTTATGTAGTTGTGTCATCATAAATCCCAACAGTTGATACTCTTTCATATCCGCACTCATGCCTTGCGTATCCATCAATTTTAGGTAGTCATAGAAGATAACACAGTCTTTTGCTGTGCCGTCATCATTTAGTCCTACTTCTTTTACGATCCATCTACGCACAATAGACATTTGATCTTCAAAACTTTTACCAGCAATAGACTTATGATAATACGGTGTCTTTTTAAGTTTAGCCATTGCTTCTATTATTTTTGTTTTGTTTGCGGGTGTGCCAGCAAACCTTCCGGTTTCTATATCATTTATCTCAACCTCTGTCATCATAGCCAGAACACGATTGATATGGTCTTCTTTAGTCATTTCAGTATCCATATTTAATACTGGGATACCGAGTTCACTAGCTATATAAAAGCCCATATTGTCTGATAATAAAGTCTTACCAGTTTTTGGTCTAGCAGCAATCACGTTGACTGTGGACTTTCTTAGTCCCCCACCTATAGCCTGATCGTATGCAGGGAAGCCAGTAGAAATACCTACTTGGTCAACTTTATTTTCTACAAGGTCTTTGACATACGCATCTATATCGCTTCCGATAGTTTCTGGTTTACCATCAGAATCATTCAACACGTTCGTAAAATCAAAAACAGCATCTTCAGCTACAGCCAGAATAGAACCAATGCTCTCTGTGCCAGTGACATCCAACAGTTTGTCTCCAGCCCCTTCTAATTGTTTCTTTAGTAGTCTAGCTATTTCTAGTTTGCGAATTTTTGCTGCAAACTTTCTGACGTTATCCAGATTCACGGGGAAATCTATTACGGCTTTGAGATGCTGAACCTCATCCTTTTTCTGAATAACTGCACCAAGAGTTAACTCTTCAGCAGCAGAAAAGATAGATGCCACATCAATAGATGTTTGTACCTCTTCTTTATCAAAAATAGTCTTCAGGCATTTAAACAGTATCACATTACTGTCTACAGTAAACGTAGATTCGGTTACAATGTCTGCTATATCTAACCAGCCGTCATGACCATACTTGCACAATCCTGCAAGCACTGCTCGTTCTGCTGATGTGTCGCTTAATACTAACATTAACCACTACCCTTTGAGCATGAGTTGCATTTATATCTAGCTTCGCCCTCATATAACAGACTAGCACTGACTTCCTCTGATTTGCCGCATATACGACAAGTTGCTTTTACCATAGATACACTACGATTTCTAGGAACAGGAGGATACTGTGATAGCTTTTTCTGCAATTCTGTATCCTGCTTGTGCAGTTTATTTTCCATCATTTCATCAAACTTATTATAGTGCTTGCCAGTTCTATACGAAGGTCCAGCATCCTTAATAGGAGTATTGGGATTGATCAGTGGGGAGACATCTGTTTTGACTGCCACTGCTTCTTCTTTGTCTTCTGGAAGCATGGCTTTTAACATGCCAATCATTTGCTTGATCTGTGCTGGACTTAATTCTTCAGCCATTTTTCACCATGCCCTTTGCTCTTTGAATGTTAATTAAAATATCCGATAGGTTTTTCAATGAACTAGACAAGTAAGTTAGTCTGTCTAGTCTCTGCGTTGCATACTTCTTTATCATGTTTAATTTGAATGCTTTCTCATTGTGTTTAATTGCTTGGTATGATTTTTCAAGATATCCGTATCCTTTGTAGCTGTTGATTTCATCAGCAATTACAATCTTGATTTCATCGTCAGCCCAATTAATTCTTGCCTGCTCACGGTTTATAGTTCGCTGTAGATGGAAACCAAATTGTCCAAGTCTAAAAGCGATCTCTGCACAGTGAGTTATATCCATCTTTTCTAACACATCTCTCGTCATTGTCAAGTACTCATTTAATTCTTTTTCTGGTAGGCTATCGCCTTTATATGATGGCATACCTAGACCATGTTCATATTCGTCTAGTACTGTATCCCAATATTCTATTTGTTCTTTAGCAGTTTTCATCCTAATATCCTTTTACGCCATTGTTCTAAGTCTTCGCTGTATGGTAACTCAATATATTCTATTCCGTTTAATTCGCACCATTCTATTTTTTCTCTGTCTCGTTTCTTATGTTGTGCAAAATTCATTGGTGTTTGATGGAAGTGAGGTATAAACTTATAGTGTTGTTCGCCATGAACCTCAATACACTTGCTATTAAGAGGTAGGAAAAAATCTAGATATACTCTCTGACCTTTCTTAATCGGTATTGTAATCTCTTCACATATTTGTAAAGTAGGAAAACATTCTTTAATTAAATCTCTCGCTGCTGTATGATATTTTGACTTACCTGCCCTAGTTGCTCTAGAAAGACCTTGTGCGATGTTCAATTTTATTTGGTTGCCATCTAGATCGTATACAGTTTTACTCATCTACTTCCAATCCTAGCATTGCCTTTAATTCTTTGTCTAATTGTTTGGCATGGTCAGGGTTTTCTAATAGATACAGCCGTACCTTCTCAGCACCTTGAAATTTAGGCTTGTCTTTAATAGACTCAAGCGTGTACCATGCACCACCTTTTTTAATAACACCCAAGTCGCTGCATAATTCGACCAACTCAGACATCTTATCAATTCCTTGTCCATATCTTATAAAACTGATACTCTTTACTCCCGGTGGTCCAAGAGCAGAGGTGATCGTCTTCCAAGTGACTTTCTGGCCGACTTGTGGCCCTGTTGCAGGAATGTGCCATGCTTCTACTTTTTCAGCCCATAGCTTCACATCTGTCTGATATGCTACAGCTTGTCCTGATTTTTCTTTGAACTCTTTTCCATAGCCGGTAGGATTACCCATAAGATGAGTAATACCAATAACAATATTCTTATTGACAGGAATAACATTGGCTACCTTTCTACAAAATTTAGCAAGCAATTTAGCACCGTCAGCCCTTTGCATTTTATTCATCTCAGAAGTTATCTCTGCTTCTGTACAAAGTGCTGAATAAGAATCAATAATTAAAATAGAACCGGGAATCTCATTGATGATACGTTCTGCAATAGCAAGATATTCTTCACCATGTAGAATCTTACCTTGTTGAGAGCCTACAATTTCAAACCTGTCTAAGTCTAGTCCTTCAATCCCTTTTAAATCCCGTTGCTTTAATCTACCTTCTATGTTTAGGTAATACGCCTGTCTTGGTTTCTTTAGGTCTCCCTGATATTCTGGTCTGAGTGCTGTGGAGCAAAAGTCTAGAGACGATGTAGTCTTGCCGCATTTAGGTTGTCCAGTGAAGATGATGAAACTACCTTCTGGTATTCCTCCTCCTAGACCCAAGTCTAAAGCTGGACTAACTGGTATAATAACTTGCTTTTGATCGACGACAGCATTTGCTGACACTACAATTTCATCACCAAATTGTTTTTTAATATCTTCCTTTAATGCCATTTAATCTAACTCCCTAAGTTTACTGATAATGTTGTCTTTAGTCTTATGTTTTGTATAAGTTGGTTTTTCTATTCTCTCTATGTCCTTACGCATCTGTGTGTTCTGTGCTGCAAGTTTAACTTCTTCCTCTTCTATTATAGCCTTGAGGTGTGGTGCTCGCAAGGAAAAAATTCTTAGACCGGCATTAGTATTTAACGCATTAATTATCGCCCTTGGAGAAAACTGCTTACATAACCTATTTGCAGTTGGTATCTGATTCCTGAAGTATTTATTCCACTTGTCACTGAGCCAGAAACGATGGTGTAAATCTTGCTTTTCTTTTTTGGCTTTGCGTTCGCATATCATCTCTGTGATAAACTGAGCCGGTGTTATCTCTTTATTTTGAAAATATTTAGATGGGTATTTCATTATGCTTCGTTCGATTTCTTTTTTTCCAATTCTTTTTCTATATTAACATACGAAGCATCAAGAGATTTGTCAAGTGTTTCTATGAAATCTTTTGACAGATTTACTGGGTCTATTCCGGGCTTGACTACTACATGATAATCTACACTATTAATTTGCTGTATATTTGTTAACTCTGTACACTCATCATTCATGTGGTGTAACTCTGACTTGACATTAATAAAAAGATGTGTAATGCCTTCAGTAACAAATTCAGGATGAGCATCCCCATAATAGTATCCTGCTTCATCTATAGGGTTCTCACTTTGGTTTGTTCGACCGCTTGCTGCCGCTTCCATTTTTTTCTTTAGCCTATGATACTCTTCAATTTCTTCTGGGCTAATAAGTTCTAAAAAACTCTTAACTTCTTCGTCTATCTTTATTTCTTCTTCGTTCTTCATTTCTGTTCTCCAATACTGCTAATATAAATGCTAGAACAACTCCTGCTGTTGCTAGCCAGACAAAAAATCTAATTAAAAATTCTATCGCCGGTACGCCACCCATCATTCTGGCCTAAAAATAAAGCCGGAAGTATCTCTACTCTCTCCGGTTTCTTTAGCCTTTTTGACGGCTTCATCTGCCTGCATAGACGCTGCTTCTGTCATTACAGAAACATTGCTCTTGCCACTTGCAGTATCATGACTCATCAAATCTCTAACACCTGTTACGGGAGCCTGCTTTGTTTTTACAGCAGATTCTTTTTGTGCTGGTTGAGGATGATGCTTTTTGACTACACCTCTAACTTGTGCAGGAGTAAGGCCTAGTTCTTCAGAAACCTGCGAAGTAGTTTTCCCTTCACTGATCAAGTGCAAAACAGCATACGTTTGTGTCTGTGTAATCTTTGCCATTATTCTATCTCTCTTTCTGCGTTAAGTAAAAATGCTTTGTTCCTAGTCTTTAAAAAATCAATATACATTGTGAAGGCTTTAAGATTTACTTCCCTGAATCTGTCATTAGAACGGCACACCCGATCCAAAAAGTCCTCGTCTTCTTTCATTCCATAGATACTTAGAGCATCAAATAGCTTTCCTGTCTGTGCAGTTTTAACCAAATATTTGTTGCTACCGTCTTTCCTGATCATTGTTTTAGCATACACCCTATTGTCGTCCGACTCTCTACGTGGATAGTCGTCCTGATCATTAAAGTCCTGATGACCTGCCATCGTATAAAAAGCCACACCCTTTTCAGTGTTTTCTTTTCTGATAGTTTTCTGTTCTTTGTATACGCTTTTTGGGTTAAATATTGACATATGTTCTCCTAGTCTTTAGTCCATTTAGTTTTAGTTTTGGGTCTTTCTATCCTGCTCATGCCTGCTGGCAACTGTTCATCTAGTACTTTCCTAGCGTCTTCTTTTTGTTTCTGGTCATAATGCTTGGCTTCAATGGATTGCTTTTTGTCTTCGCTAAACCTTCTGCCATTACGCTCTGCTAGATGACCTAATGTAATTTCACTGTCTCCCTTTATTACACTGACTAAAGGCAGATCGTCTTCATATGAACGACACACATGCTTTTTCTTTTTACATTTAGGACAATCTGGTTGACTATCATATTCTGAGATTGATACAGTCAACTCAAAGTAAATGTTGCAATTTTTGTCTTCGCAGCAATATGTATATGTTGGCATCCTATAAGTAACCTTTGAGATAATTGTTCCATTGACTTGGTATCCTATCCTTTATTATATGCAGTTCATGGGTGATTGGCAAGTACCTATTTGATTTTTTTGGACGAACTGGCTTTTTACGCAGTTTTAAGTCTGTTTGATTTAACATTTTATTAGATTTTCTGCGATTGCATTTTATGCAGCAGGTTACGATATTTTCCCAAACAGTAGGAGAACTTGATTCTTCCCATTTGGACTTAGGAATAACATGGTCGTAAGTTAATTGATTTACACTTGGTAAGGCCCCACAGTATTGACAGCTATAATCATCTCTAATAAATATATTTTTTCTAGAAAAAACAACATGGTGAGTATTATATATATTAAAATACTTAGCTGTTTTAATAACAGAAGGGACTTGAACAGTGTTCTTGGTGCCTTGTATAAAATCATCAGTATAATATTCTATAATTTCAATAGAAGGCTTTTCATGCATAGAATACTGATATTCCCAAACGATGGCTTTTCTCCAACTGATAATGCCAATCGGAGAAAAGTCAGCATTTAATATTAAGCACTTTTTATGATCTTCTATTGTTTTCATGATTAGATAGCCTATCTACAATATCAGCGATAATTGGATTTCTAACTATATCTATGTCTTCTAGTCTTTGACATCCTACGCCATAAACATCTTCTAGTATATCAGACAGTGCATAAAAACCACCTTGTTGCTGCCTCATAAGATCAGACTGCTCTACGTCTCCCGTTAAGATCATTTTGCTATCCATGCCAATTCTAGTCAACAGCATTTTAAGTTGGTCGTAGGATGCATTCTGGCACTCGTCAGCTATGATAAAAGCATTGTGGAAGCTACGACCCCTCATTAAAGCTAGAGGTACAACTTCAAGTTTTTTCTTGGCTTTTAGCATACCTATATGAGTAGGCATTAAAAAGTGACTTAGTTCATCAAACAAGGGAAGTAGATAGGGGTGCAGCTTCTCTTCTGCTGTTCCCGGTAAGAAGCCTAGTTTTTCTCCAGCTTCTACTACTGGTCTAGTAATAACTATTCTTTCAACTTTCATATCTAATAGATATTCTAAGGCCATTCCTACTGCAATATGAGTCTTACCAGTACCTGCTGCACCTTGGCAAAAAGTAATAGTATTCTCAGCTACAGAACGAATATAATCTTTCTGATTAATTGTTTTAGGTTTTAACCTGTTTTTAAATCCAACAATAATCTCTTCAGGCTTTTCAAGCCTGTTAGTACCAGTGTTCTTTTTTTTCTTTCGCAAAATAATACCTCTCGGTAAAGGGTTAGAGTTTAAATTAGACAAGCACCTCCTGCACAACTAATTTCCTCTATTCCTGTCGTATTATCCTCTGTTTCTAAGAGTTGTGTATAATCAACTTTAATAAAACTGTCGTAAAGGTCTTTATACCTTTTCCAGTTATATACGTCTTTCATACAGTATGTTAGACGTTTTTCATCGCCGTCAAAATAGCTGGCGGCAAATCTATGCATCTTTACAGCAAAAAGTTTTTTATCATCAGGGTCACTATCAGCTTCTTGCTTCAAAGTAATATAGTCACATGCGGCCCATAAATTTAAATCAAAAGCATTCAGGCCTAATTCGATTAAACCAGAACACCATAAGGCAGCATCGCCATATTCTTTCACAATCTCTCTAGGAGTATAGACTGTAGTAAATGGTGCTTGAGGATAATCCTTGTCACCACTCTGAGGAATCAAACTAATTCCAGCAAAGAACTTTCTATTATTATATATATATTTAGTTACGGATTCCCATTCTTCGGGCTTTACAGTAACAGTGTTGCTGACGTTGTGACTAAGAAAGTCCTGTGTACATAACGATCTATTTTTACCAGATTGTACCCAGTTTCTTTGAGCGTCTTTTACAACACCCAGCATTTCTACAGCAGGTAACTGATTCTTTAGCTTAGAACCGTCAGGAACTTCTATAGGGAATTTTACAACCTCATCTGTATCATTAGCAGACCAAGAAGATTTTTCGCAGGCCTGTGGGTTATAACTCTTAAAGTGTTGAAAAGGGGCTTCCAGAATATTCGCTTGTACATGTCTAATGTATCTCTTAGCATGGTGAGGATGAATACCGGAACTTGTACCAAGCATAGAACTTGAGGTTCCTTCTGGTTTCAAGCAAGTTACTCTAGCTGCCTGATTAATATTAATTATTTTAGCAATCTCTTTGTTTGTATCAACAGCAATCTTAGCACCTTTTTTGAGTACTTTCTCTGTCAATACTAAATCATGTTTTTCCATTATTCCTGTTAAAGAGACACCTAGCAATGCTTCTCTTTCAAAGATAGCATTGGTGACATCACCTAGATATTCTAGGTTTGTAAAGCCTGCTTGCAGAGTTCCAATAATAGCAGCAGCCCGACATCTTTCGTAAAAGTCTTCTTCGTCTACTACAGAAGAGCAATTAATCGTAGAAAGATTACAACCTTGCCAACCAGACTTACCTGTTTTCTCATCTACAGGCCACATGCCTACTTCTACGCATGGGTTAAATGTCATCTCTGTGGAGTCGCTCCAGATAAATCCGGGTTCACCGAACTCTTTGACTGAATCCATCAGATTCTTAAATTGTTCGTATGTAGTCTCGTCTTTCAGAAGTAGAGCGGAGTTGTTACTTCTGGCTCGCTGTGGATTATCTATGTACCAGTTGCCCGTTTTGGCTTTAGCCATTTCTTCATCATCTGCACTAAATAGTGCTAAGGACGCACTTCTGCGAACACCACCAGATAGTACAGCATCGCTTGAGTGCATAATAATATCATAAGCATCAATCGGTCTGAGTTTTTTGGTCTTATTTTCAACGCATTTCTCCAACAGCTCTCTAATTTTTTCTAAGCCATTTTGTAGAGGCTCGAAACCGGGAGCCTTACCTACGCCGGAAGAAAGCACAGCACCTTTCTCACGAATGTTACTGTAATCAAAGACAATGTACTGATCCTTATATTCTTTAAATTTTTCATCTGTAGGCTTAGTAAAGTACGAACTAAGCAACACGCCTAAAGCATCAGACCAGCCTTCGATACTATCTTCTATTTTATACTTTACACCTTTTCGCTTATCTTTTTTAGTTTGTATCAATGAAGGAAGTTTAGCTACGTGATGCTTTTGGACACTAAAGCCCGTTCCGCTACCGCATAATAACAGCCAGAAACATTCTTGAAAGAATCTTGGACGATCACAATAAGAACTGGTACAGTTATAGATTTTGGCATGTCGTTTTAATATAGGGTCTCCACCGAACTGCAATGCTCTTTGACTGCCTAGCACTTTCTTTTTATGCATCATACTATAAGCCCAGTTGATTTGATCTGCTAGGCTTTCTATGCTTCCATATTGAGTATGCATCATTCCTTGTACACGCTCTACTGCTTCTTTCCAAGTCTCTCTTCTGTTTTCTGATTCTACCCAACGTGCGTACTTGCTAACAAAAGTATAGTTCTGTAATTCATTTAACGCCGACATTGCATCTCCTGATCAAAATGAAAGTATAATAAATTATTTGTTTGTCCTTGTGATATCACTTATATACACCGCTTTAACCAAGATATATCTGCTTCTTTATATAAAATTTTCATTCCAGAATTTTTTATAAAAAAATCAAAACGATTTTTGGCTTCTTCGTCAAATAAATGTGTACCATGATTTTTTGCCATAACTACGGTTTCTACGCCTTCTTGCCAAAGGGCCATAATACAGTCGTTACAACATTGTCCGGTCACATAAGCAATTCCTTTATCTGGTCTAATTACACAGTTTGAGAGTGCATTTCTTTCAGCATGAATCATCCACGGATACTTCTCAGGACGAGTAGTAGGCAGAGATGAGTCATCCATTCCTCTAGGGAATCCATTGTATCCTACTCCTATAATTCTATGATCAGCATCTGTAATGACACAACCGTGTTGAGTTTCAGTATCGTGACTCCGTTGAGCCACAACCTGTGCTATTCCTAAAAAATAATCATCCCACTCTGGTCGCATCTTTATTTTACCTATTTTGAAAAGAGTTAGTACCTACCTATTATAGTTAAAATCGTTATGAAGTCAAGAAGGATTATAATTTTTTGAGTAGTCTCCAACAACAAAATCCATATAGTGATAGTAATATATAATGTCTTGCTGTCTCTGAGTTAACGCTATAGATTTTTTAATTAGGCTTTTATTAGTATGCGGAAAGTTGTTAAGTATATCAAACCTTTCTGGACCATCACCGTGATATATGTCTTCATTGTTTAAAAATTCTTCAATGATATTTTCACATTTTATTAGATGTGTATATTGCGGATATACTATGCTGACAGGCATTTGTACTGCTTGCTTAGAGTGTAACATTAACCACTCATCAAATGATATGGCATCATTTTCCATTTGTATATGCCACTTCCATTGACTAATAACTCTATCATATGGGTTTCTAATCGGTAAATATCTTTTCCAGCCTTCTTGCATAACTAGTTCAGGAACCGTGGCTGAATGCGGATTTGTCCATAGTGTAGGCTCCCAGCTATAGTGTGGATTGCTACCCAGAAACCTAGTATAGCAATTCCATTGATTAAAGAAGTCTATTATACTACTAGAATAATTTTTAAAAGGCGTATAAATACAAAATCTCTTCTTACGGTTTACTATCATAAATCACCTATCTGTGGTTCGCTGAAGTTACTTATTATATAGTTTTGATTCTTATTAGTTTTATTAAATTCATTATCCAGTTCTAGGCCAGTAAATTTCTGTACAATAGTTTTTTCATTAAGTTTATGGTCTTTAATTAAAATTACATTTTCTAGTTCTTCTATTGGATGTTCGTATCTAATATTGCCTTCTAATAATATTATCTTGTGATTCATTAATAAAGATTCTAATACTACTACAGGACAAGGGTCACGGTTACTAGTTAACATAAAATAGTCTAATTTTTCTAGTTGTCTATACGGGTTTTCTGTTACAGGCAGGCAGGAAAGATTTGCTTCATTATGCGGAAATTCTCCTCCTATCCAAATGAAATCATATTCGGGATTATTCTTTGCTAGTAAAGCAAATAATCTGGGATTTTTGCGACTACATACAGTACCGCACATTCCTATTTTAATACGTTTGTTTTTTCTTGTTCTTTTTTTAGTTTTTAAAATTTTAGCTTGACGAGTAGGATGTATAAATTCTGGAACCAGTTTACATTTTTCTTTAATCTCTGGTGGTAAATTAAAGTTTTGCATTATTTTATCTGCTACAAAATACGTAGATTTAAACTGTGATATCAGTGTTATAATTTCTTTTCTGTTTGAGCCAAAACATCTGTATAGATCATTATAGGTCTCATGGAGATGTAATATTGTACGACTTAGATATTTTTCAAAAACTTTATAGTCTTTAGTTATCCTAGTCATAGAGTTTGAGTAAATCAATCTGGGTTCATTAGCATCTAATATGTCTTTAAGTATATTGGTATTGCCAAAGTAGTATAGCTTTTGTATAGATTTGTGTAATTTGAAACAGTTTGAGGGGAAAATATCTAACCATACAACTTTCTCTCCTTTATCAACAAGCCAATTAGCTAAATCTTGTAAGTAAAAAGGAGCACCTGTTCTGCTAGTATGGTGATTCACTAGAACAATAGCATCATCGTCAAAAAATATTTCTTGCTCTATTAAAAACTTATTTAGTTCTTGATAAGACATGCCTATATCCCATAATCTACCTTCTCCATAACCATGCTGCATGAAGTGGGAACTAGGACATTTTAGCCTCTTTATCTCCGGGTTAATAAATAAATATATATCAGAATCGAAACTACTAGGTAATTCAAGAAGTGTCTTGTGATACAGATTTTTAGTAGACCTGTTTTCTTTTTGTCCCGACATTAAATAGTGCAGATATAAATCAAATTTATTAAACAGTAGGTTCTCTTGCAGGTCTGGGTTTACGTCTAAATACTCTATATGATTAAAGTCCGGCTCCAGTGTCCTCACAGATTTATAGAGGATGGACTGCTCGTCGATACATTTTTTGAAATGTTTTCGCATGATTTTTTATCTCTTTGTGATATAACGCTAGGCGTTGCCACAGGCCAAATAATATTAAATGCAGGGTCACACCAGCAATGCCCCATATCGTGCTTAGGTTCGTATACAGAATCTTGTTGATGGTAAAGTTTACAACTTTCCTGTACAAAAAACCCATGACCACAATTTGGAGGAATGTAAATACTGTTTAATTTTTCAGAATCAATAGTGGTTCCAAAATATTGATTGTATGTTTCACTCTCTGGTCTTAAGTCTACACATACAATATACACCTTACCGGCAAGACAACTAATTAATTTTCCATAAGGAGTCTGGTGTATTCCAGAAATTGTACCGACTGTAGCTTCTTCATAATTTGTTTGAAATGCAACAAATTGAGGTAGAGCACAACGCTTGTACATTTCTGCAAACACTCCAAGGTGTCTCTGCTTTATCTCTGGATACATTACTACGCAGCCTAAAATAAAAGTGTCTCTAATCTCAATCATTTTAATTTTTCCAGTAAGAATAAATATTTTTATCTATTTCATAAAAAGGCCAAATGAACCTTTCACGTTTAGGTTGCTTTTTAGCCCAATCCCACATATCAACTAGACCTTCTTTTAGATCGGTCTTGTGTTCAAAATCTAATAAGTCTATAGATTTTTGGTAAGTAGCGAAAGCATGTTTTACTTCGTGTCTACTCTCTAAATGTTTTTTAGAACCATCTCCTATGATATTTAACAAAGTGTCACAGGCGAAATTTATAGAAAATTCTTTCATTCCTCCTAGATTAATAATTTGCTTAGATGCTCTGGAGTCAACCGCTGATTTAAATAGTGGTTCTACGCTGTCATTAATATGGCTGAATGCTCTTGTCTGATGACCATCTCCAAATATAGTCATAGGTTCATTGTTTAATGCCTGATACATCCATATTCCTAATACGTTTCTGTATTTATCCCAAATGTTCTGTTTGCGACCATAAACATTATGGGGTCTAATAACACACCAATCTAAACCGTGTTGCTCTCCTGCTATGCGTATATCGCACTCAGCAGCATATTTAGCGACTCCATATGGATCAATAGGCATAGGCTGCATATCTTCATCGAATGGTGCTTCTAAGTTACCATATGTAGCCATAGTAGAAGTAAATACAAGTCTCTCTACTCCATTCATGATACAGCAGTTGACCACATTTGCGGTTGCCTTGAGATTATTTTCATAATTAAAACATCTAATAAAAGGACTCAATCCTTCCGCTGCATAAGCGGCTAGATGAAATACATAATCCGGTTTAATTCTAGCAAAATAGTTCTTAAAGTCAGAGTGGTTGCAACTAATTTTATTATGGTTTACGCGAGGGTCTATATTGTTTTCATATCCTCCACTCATATCATCAGCACCATAGACTATCCAATCTGTACTATCTAATATATAGTCTGCTAAGTTAGAGCCTAGAAGTCCAGCATTACCAGTTATTAAGCATTTTGTCATTGTTGCCTCTATATCATTTTAGAATTATTTATTGGGTTGTGCTTCGGTTGATTTTGCCATTTAGTAGCAAAAAACTTTTTACATTCTGCCTCTATCGACTGCTCTTTAACTTTAGCTTCTGTACTCTTTCTGCTTACTGAAACGAAATGATAAAAGGCACATTCATAAGTTCTTAGCATTTTCCATCCGTTGAGTTCACACTTTAAGAAAAAATCCCAATCAGTGTATGAACCTGTTAAGGTAGGATATTCTATATCAAAACCTCCACAAGACATATAATTCAACCTACTCATATATATGGGATAGGTAGAGCCTGTGTCTTCAATCAGGTCTTTCCTTTGGGACTTTTCAAACTTCCAAAAACCTTCTAGGTCAAATTTTGCTGGGTCTTTACCACAGTCCTTAATAATAAACTGACTAAACATACTGTTGTAAGGTTCAATCTGGTTAGGTGCTATGACTGAATTTGTGACATCTAGCTTTCCCAAAATAGTGTCCCATTCCTTGGGGAAAACATTGTCATCATTTGTAATAAGCACACGCTTATTTTTAGCTAAAGACACTCCAAGGTTTTGTGCTCTGGTCATTCCAACATTGTTAGGTAGGACGACAGGGTGTATTTGGCTGTAGTATTTACTGAGAACATCTGTATTGACCTCAAGGGTTCCATCAACAACAACTAATATCTCGTTGAGTTTTTCCTGTCCTTCAATAACAGACCGTAAACATAAGTCTAATGCTTGAGGAGTCTTAAATGTTGGTATAATTACACTAATCATATTGTCTGTAGTATTCTCCTGTGTCAATAGTTTTCTTAGAGACACTAAACTTCATTGACATACTGTCTGTGAAAGGTACGCAAAAAACAGATTCATTTTTAGTGTACCAGCCATATTCGCATTCTGTAGGCTCCCCTATTATAAATACAGGCTTAGAGTCTACCACTATTGCACCCAGATATAAAGGCCTAACACAAACCTGTACAAAGTTGTCAAATAGTTCTATAAAATCTTCTGTGTCTGCCCAGTTGTTCAGAGATTCCTCCGACTTATATTCTGAGGATTCTTTACAAAAGGGGAACATATGTATTATGTAGCGTAACTTATCCATTATCTTTTAATGCTTTCATATAATTCGTTTTGTTGGCGTTGCTTATTAATCTCTTTACTATGTATTAATGCACATTGTGGATTTTGCGGAAACCCTCCCATTTCTTTGTATCCTACAATTTGTTCGTGGACGTTACCTTCCCATCTAATGTTGCCGTTATTTTTAAATATTCTTGGCTGATAGTCAGGCCAGTTAATCCATCCGTTTTCATTGATGTTCCAGCTATATTTCTTAACGTCTTCTTCTGTGTGGCCTTCTACTGTATTGATACGAGGAACATATAACATGTCAACTTCTTCTGTTAGTTGACTTTTCCATATTTCGATTGTTTCCACAGAAGCGTATTCGTCTGCATCGAAATTTATAATCCAATCTTTATTAGCTAATCCATTGGTAAAATTTTTCATTTCAGCAAACCTTTTATCAAAATGATACCTCATGTATGTATCTGCTACTTGCTGTGAGTATTGACGGATATCTACATCTAAGTTTGTCTGTTTTTCTTTTTCTTCTCTAAAAGTATGCACGATAATTATTTCATCATTATGTGACCTAACCTGTTTGAGAAGTGGAAGGAGAGTCTTTAGTTCTTTTAACTCGTTATAAACTGTTACAGTGTACGATATGCTCATTGATTCCTCTTATGGTTTACGGTAGCTAATCTTGGGTCTGGCGTTAAAGCCCCTGACTTTTTAGCCCCTTTAATTGAGATGCCACTTTCCTGCTGCTCCCAGATAAGACCAGAACTTTTTTTAATAATTCTAGGCTGATTATCAGGCCAGTTGATCCACCCCTTTTCATTAAGTCTTAATCCGTATCGTTCTTCTTTTTCTTTTTGACTAATTGTATCATCAATATTTACTCTGGGAGTCCAAAATATATCGTATTCGGGCTCATTCTTGATTACATTGTTCCATAGGGCAAGTGTCTGTGCAGTTAAAAATTCATTGGCATCTAACAAGAAAACATAATCTTTAGTAGCTAAGTCACAAACATAGTTTTTTAAGTGAGTTATATCATTTTTATTTTTATAGTTACAATATGTGTCAAAATTATCCATCAGATATTCTTTGATCTCTACATGGACAGAATCATTCATTTCGTGGTCTTCACGGTAAAGATGCACAGCTATAGTCTCATCTTGAACCTTTTTGCAGACTTCTAAAGTATAGTGAAGTCTTTTGACATCATTCAACTCATCTTGTACAACTACAGTATATGATATGGACATTGGCTTATTTCCTTGATAGTAGATATACTTATAATAGGCTTATTCTGCTGTTTGTCAAGTATTTTAAGGCTCAGGAAAAGGTGGTAAATCAGGGCTATAATAACCTGAAATTACAGACCCCGGGTTGCCTTCACCGGGAAGTTCACCGTACCATTCATCTACCTCTATAATACAGTCAGTGACAACGATAGTATCATAAGCATATACCTTGTTGATTTTACCGTTTGCTCTTAGAAATGTCCCATCAGCTTTTTCATACAGTGTTCCTATTCGGAAAGCATCCTGATCTCTGATATCACAGTTGCCGATAAAGGTGCCAAAATTTACCGTATTATTACTGAAAAGTTCACACTTACCACGAAAAGTTCCTATGTTAATACTGGAGAATATAGTATATAATGTGTTATCTAAATATAAATGTAAAGAATCAGCCTTAATATTGGAGTAACTAGCGGTAACAATGCCTCCCACAATAAGATCATTATTAGCGTTTTCTACATTTAAAGTTGAGCTCACTAAGTTACATCCATTATAAATCAGGCCTCCTAGGCCTCCTACAGTAATTGTACTGTCGTGACATTCTATGTTTTGACAAATAAGTTCACCACAAGACAATGCTGATATTTCGTTCATAACGAT